TCTCTAATATGTGCATTTGCTCTGCTTCTTGTGTGGTGATTGGATAATCATTAATCTCTAAAATTTTTTGTTCAATTAATTTTATTACTTCTTTCATTTACTTCCCCCATTAATATTTTCTAATTCGTTTTCTTTTGCTTGCCTTCTCATTGCATCACAAACTTCCCTATCAACTAAATCATTTATTCTGCTTACATCTTCTACATAAGTATCAAAATAACGATCAATTAATTGTGCAATTTGATCTACACATTCATTAAATCTATAATTATATCCACCATTTTGTGGAACATTAAAACTGATTTCTTCTGTTATGTAATTCATGTCGATACTATAACTCTTTTTTACTCCATGTGTCAACAACTAAATTCATTTGCTCTGATAAAGTTGCGTCTTCACTAATTGGCTTGAGATGAACGCTAATCTTATCTTCGTAATCAGTATCATCAGTTGGTAAAAAGTGAAGCGTTGACATTTCTCCATCGAGAATAGCTTGAATGTCGCTTGGGGTCAAGCCTATTTCTACATTATATTCTTTGGCAGTATTCATTTAAATAAATTCCTTCGTTAATTAATTCGTCAGCAGTAAACTCTCTCGGCTCTTCCCACTCCTCGTCTTGCAACCAATAAGTTCCTGTGAAACAATCGTATTCTAGTTTATTAATATTATCTTCTATGTAATGATTCATGCTCGTACCTTATATTGTTTTTATTATTGTGTCAAGAATTATTTTCGTATTGATCAATTAAATCTTCTAAATCCCATTCACTATATTCTTTAATTAATTTTTTAAAATCTCCATCTACATAAGTTGCTCCACCTGTGCCATCATTGCATATTTCCACATCTTTAATATTGGTTTTGCATTGATAACCAATTCCTTTATTTGTTTCAAAATATCTAACACTTGTTACTTTCATAATTCTAATTCCTTTGTGATTGTTATATCTAATACTTCCCAATTCATTTGAGTATCGACATTAAAACCTAGATCAATTAGCTTGTCAACAATAGAATGTCTATAATTCCAAATATCCCTGTCCCAATTATAATGATCACAAGTAGAGAGAGTATTTGAGCCATGTTTATTTACCATCTCAACTTGTTTAGAAATAACTTTATTTAATTTTTCTTTAAGTTCTTTCATCTTATATATTCCCTTTCTTGTAAGTATTCTTTAAAATTAATTTTAAACTCTGCTAACCAATTAGGACAATCCTCTGCAATCTCTGCTACTATTTGCCAAGGATCACCTAAATAATTATCAATGTCAACATCATAATAGAATTTAATTTGTTCTACTAATGACATATCTTTTATATATTGTTCGTATGTTGGTAATTCCATGATTACATTGTCGTAATATTCGCACTCATCTTCATTTGCGCCATCGTATATTGGTTGTTTCATTGTAGTCTGCCCCCTGCATCTAATACATTGCGAAGACAACTTGATTGCCCTGCTCTTGCAGTAACTTTCTTGGCATGAGCAAACGCACTAGGATCACTAAAGGTTTGCATAACCATAGTTGACTTATCAAGATAGACATTAAGACCCTTCTTGGGAATGGAATTTGCTATCTTTTCAGCGTTAGCGATTGATTGGTTAATACTATCTAAGAATGCTTCTGTCGTATTCATGGTTTGTACATTAGATTAGTTTTGATTGTGTGTCAATCTTTTTTTTAGATTTTTTTTGTTTAGACTTTTGCTTTATTAAAACTTGGATACCTATACGACCAACAAGACTTTTTTCAACTGCATATAAAATTTCATTCAATAACTTATCTCTGTTCTCCTCTAAAGTAAAATCATAAAGAAAATCTGTTTGATAATTATCTAAAACTTTTTTTATTTTGTGTTTAAGATCGTACATTATTTGTCCCTTAATTTTTCTTTCATAATTTAAATATTTGCATGGAGAGTATCCATGACTAACTCCGATATAGCAGTAATCGAATTACTTTCTAGTCTTTTTTAGTTGATCAAGCAGGGAGTGTTCTTTTGGAGAGAACGAAAAGAGGTGAACCCACATTTAATATTTTATATTTACTCCACCCTTAACATAATTTGGCTCTTTCTTTATCCATTCGGGTAGTTTTAATCTTTTAACTTTAGCATACTCTCTTAAAAAGAATTGGAAAGCGATTTCATCATCATGTATTTGAGCCTTGCGTATCTCTTCTAAATACATTTTTTCTTCCATTTTATATGCTTCATCTAAAGACAATATATAATCTATTTCGTTTTGCATCTCTACTGAACGAGAAACTTTAGTGTCTTTAGGTTGAAGATTAGAAGAATGATTACATCCTGCAAAAAGTAAGATTGTTAAAGTTAAATATTTCATCAGTACCAACAACTATAAAATACCCTATAACCTTTGTCAAGCATTTTATGTGCTTCTGCAACAAAATTTAAATCTTGTTCTTTATAATAGTATTCGTTATCGGGATATGGTTTATCATCTTCATCGTTCCAAAAATATGAATCACTACCCCAAAAGAATCCATTTGATTCGGGTAAATTAAAATTCACAATATCATCTTGCAGATCATAAAGGTCTGCTCTAGTTAATTGTAACTCAACAGAGTTAAAGTCACCACTAAAGTCATTTTCGTCTTCAGATGGTTTCCAATTTGGTCTGCCCTTGTTTTCCCAAAGGTTTTCCATCCAACCTTGCAAGCGATTGTGCTTGCGCCAATCACAAATTGAAACATCATCGTCACTATTTCTCTTGCGAGGTGGACGAGCATAAGCGTACATATCTAATCCCATAATATTTTCTCCTTATTTATTTTCGTATTTAATTTTAAAACCAAGATCAGTTAAACATAAAAGATCAACCCTGTCAAGACTTTTTCTGCGAGTTAATAAATTAAGATTTTCAGCATGATCTGATACAACTACCCATAGAGTACCCATTGCACCCCTTGCTTTTTTTTCTTTGACTACGATTTCTTTGTTCATGATAAAACACTAAACTAAAAATCAAATCATGTCAACACTATTCTTTAAAAAGTTTTTGTTTAATGAACTCTAAAAAGAATAAATTTTTTTGTTGGGTTTTATCTTCTTGACAAGCAATAGCTTGATCCTCAATAAGTGTATCTAATTTTTTCTCTAACAATTTGACTGCGTCCATGAACCCTGCGTCATAATCATCCATTACCATCCTATCAATCATCTTTTATATTTGTTGGATTTAATTGTCTATTTACATTATGTTGCATACGAAGCATAATGCCATCTACATATCCAAGATTATTAAAATCTGCTTGTTCAATATTTGCCCCATTTTCAAGATCGTCAAGTATATTCTCGCAAGCGCTAATAATATCATATAAGTGATATTCTTCTTTACTTATGTCTTCTCTATTTGGTTCTTGTTTCATTATTTATTAATTGAATTAAAATTTCTTGATTATTAAATATATTCTTTGCCAATGAATTTATTTGATCGTCACTTAAAACTGCATTATCATCACCAACAGGGTCATCTATTTCATAAAGAAAATTTTGTATTTCTGTTATTGTCATGCTACCAATAAATCTTCTTCTACCAACTCACCATTATTTGCAGGAATGACAACATCAACAAGAAAATCTCTGATCATTTCTGTTATTTGAACTAATTCGTGGAATTCATCAAAATCCATAGCATGAGCATCACCTTGTCCACCATAAGACATACGATAACCTTCACGCAATGGCGCAGTTTTACCTGTGCTTTTTCTGACCCAATTTCCTGTTTGAGGGCATTTAACATACTCCCAAGGTTGATGAAAAGAGTTGAGGTAAACTAAAACATCAAGATGACCTTTTTTATTTCCGACACTATCTTGTCGGTCTGTCCAATCAATAAAGTCGATATTAGCAGATGGAAAATCTGTTTTCACATCTTTTAATTGAACCATAATTCCTTTGTAGTTTTCTTTGGTATAATAGGTATATGGTTGTCCACCAAATTGATTTGTTTGAGTTGCCTTGCAACCTGTTTTCTCACACATTTTTTGGTCACGATTAGATTTGCTTGTCCATGATAAAATGTGTTCAGAGGGCAAAACTTTTTTTACCAAAGCATTGCTTTTAAAGATAACATTTTCGGGTGACCATGTGTTCCAACGGACATTTGTATTTGTGAAGTCATTCATTTTTATTCCTTGTGTTTATGATTAATGGTTATACTTTATTAAACTTCTTCAGTCATGTCAACAGAAAAATTGGCAAAGTGATGACCATGCTCATCGTAAAAGGCTTGAAGAAGTTCAACTGCCTCTAACACCTTGTCTCCTTCTGAAGAGGATTCTCCAAGCGCAGATGTTTCTGCTTCGTTTAAAACTAATTGTATTGCTTTTTCTAAAATCATAATATTAATCTTTTTCAGTCGTTGCGACTACTAGGAGTTTGACATCTTCACCTTCCCCTGTCAATCCAAAATGCTTTACCACTTCGCTAAAGATAGACCCATCTTCGGGAGCGATACTGATCCACCCACAATTCTGCTCTTTACCATCAACTTTATTTGTGATGACATCCCAATTATATTCTAATAATCTAGCTTTTTGATATTTTGTTAATTTCATAATCGTACAATAAATAATTATTTAATCTTTGTCAACCCCAAAAGTTAAATTCCATTCATCTTTTATTTCGATAGCAGGAATTTCATTTAGTCCTTGAACACCATCAAGTAGCATTTCAATTATTTCACTAACACCCATATTCATGGCTTCTCTCTCTGCTAGATCATAACGCATATCATCAATAGATGGTTGTTCTTCTCTTTGTTGTTCTTTTGTCGTTCTCATTTTTCGTCCTCTAGTTTTTGATAAAGTTCATCAATTTTACTCTCAAGTTGGCGAATGTATTTAAGGTCATGTGGTCTTCTTATTTCCACATACTCTAATTCTATCTCCAAATCTTTAATATTTTTTTGTAAATCAATTTGTGTTTCTTGCATTTCTTGTTGTTGTTTATATAGTTTAAAAGTTTTTTGATTCATTTTATTGTAAATCGTGCAAATGGTCAGTCCAATTCACTTCATTAGCTTTTATTTTCCATGCAATTTCTCCATTTGTAGGATCAGCATATTCGATACTAAAATCGGAGTCAAGTAAAATTTCATCATTATCCATTTCTCTAACAATTAATTCTGCTTCCTCTCGATCTTCTGCCTCGACATAAAAGCAATTAATTATTTTAACTCCAACACAATATTCTCTTTTTTTATTTTTCATTTTTTTTGTTTGTAATAATTTTGATCTAATAAGTCATCTAGTAAATGTACAATACCCCAACCTAATTCTCTGTCTAGTAGAACAGGATCATCTTCTCGCTCTTGTGGAGGTTTGAAATCATGCCACAAAATGGATAACAGGTGATCTCTTTGTTTTTCTAATAATGTGTAGTCGATGTTCATCTTATTTGTTGTTCCATTTCCAATATTTGATCTTTGGTAAGTTCGCCTTTAACTTTACTACCCCATTCAAGTGGAGCGTTATCATTTAAATCACAAGCAATTTCTATGTTGGTAATATTATGCCATGCTTGATCGGCATAAACACTTCCATCCTCATTGCGACTTGGTTTTTCAAAAATTTTGTTACAATGATCTTTGATGTGACCAACAACAATTTCAGTATCAGCTTCAATACAAGACAATCGATGTCTAAGCTCAAGATTCTCTTTCATTAATCTTTCGACATTTTGCTTGTTAATCTCGCTCTCAACTTCTGTCAAATAAGAATAGCTTGATTGTTTTTTTCTTTCAGCTAAACTCATGTTTACAGATTCTTCGTAAGTTGGGTAATCATCTCCTATTATTTCTTTCATGCCTATACCTTATATAATATATTTGTTGTTGTCAAGTGTTTATTTTTCGGGTGGAAATCTACCATAGTTTCCCATGCCATCGTAATCCATGAAGTCAGCATTAACCTCACTCATTATTTTGTCCATTTGCTTTTTGCATGAACGAGCGTTTTTTCTGCGATAAAACCAATTAATAATTGTGCGAATTATTTTCATTTTAATTGATCTCCATGCTCATTTATTTCGCCCCGAATGAAAGCGCCAAAATCTTCATCATTTAAATGGGATGTATCTGCGCCAACTGACCCAAACCTTAAATTCATATTTAAGGCTTCTGATCTTTTGTTAAGTAAAATATTTAATTCATCATTCAAGTCAAATAACTTTTCTGCGATTTTTTTTGCGGGTAGATATTCATAAATTTGCCCTATGTTAGTATTAAGAGAACTCTCGACATCGTGTAATTCTCGCAGTTGTATGATTTCTGTATTTCTGTTCATATCTCTACTTTATAAGTCTCTGTTTAGTTTGTCAAGCTCAATATTATCACCAAGAGGATCGCAAGAAACAATACTTGCGCCTTCTTTCCATGCCGTGCTAATCATATAATCTTCATCTAATTGAGCGAAAGCTATATTTTGCGCATCTTCGGATGAATCTGCTACTACCTCAAAAGTACGATATGTCGTACTACTCATTTCTACTTCGTATATTTTTTTCATAATTATTCCTCATATATGTAAATTGGAGTATATTCACCAACATAAGCTCCATCAATATTAAAATGAAAAAATTCTCTTGCTTCTTCTTCTGTCATACCATCTCTCTCCATGAGAGTTTCAATGATCTTATTATAAGAATAAGTAACTCGACCTTTTGTATCAACTCCAAGAATAGATTCATCGAATCCATCCGCAAACAATGCTTCGGGATTAAATTCCGAACACATTTCTTTCATTAATCTAATACCATCTAAATGGTATAACCTCATCTCTTCTAATTTATCATCCATCATAATACTTTCCTCTGTTATTGCCCGAAGGTTTTGCAAACCTTCTAGCATTGGTAAACCTTTAGAATTTAAACATATCATTCCCTAAACATAACAAGATCGGGGGTTTTGTCAAGAATAATTTTTCAACATCCACTTTACTTGATCTTTTAAATCATAAATAAATCTTTCTTGATTATCTTGATGAGTCCAAAATGCTAACTGCTTTGTCAAGATGCCTAGTCTATCTCTAATAATTTCTTTCTCTTCTAGGGAAAAAGATTCATTTCCTAAAACATCTTCTAATAAAACTTTATTTGCTTTAATCAAGTTTTGAATTTGACCATTAGTCATGGCATCCACCTCCACAACATTTATCTGATCCGCTCATAACTGAAAATTCCACAATTTCTTGCATATATTTTTGCAGTTCGGGTTCTAGCTTATTTGCGATCATTTCTCTTGCGCTTTCAGATTGTAGATTAATTTGACAAGCGCCTGTATTACCGCAAGCAACTTCACTTAAAACTTTTAATATTATCTCTTTCATAATGGTTTTTCGTTTTTATATTTGTCTAAATTTTCAAGTCTATCATTTGCATCAGCAAGTAAAGATAGTGCCTCTTCCGCATTTTTGTAGAAATCTTCGGTGGAATGATCTCCAATACCTACCGCATGATCGCTTAAAAGATCAAGTGTGAGTTTAGCTTTAGCTACATCCGCTTCAGCGGAACTTTTTAACATATTATATAGATTATTATTCATTACCTGTGATTATATACCATAATTGAAATAAGATCAAGAGAAAAAATACCCCAATCGCCCCTAATAAAACTTTTGTTGCTTCAATTCTATCTTTCATTTATTTTTTTTCTGCACTCCCAATTTGATTTTGCCATTTCTCTTTGTCTTCTGAGTTCATTGCCTTGTTTCTGTAGAATAGCGATAGCTTTGTCTTCGTTCATGTCAGCATAAAGAACTTTTTGAACACAAACTTGCACTTCTCTTGCGGTAACTCGATAGGGAAAACTCCTATAAAGAAACTTATAAAACTTGCCACTTATTTTGCCGTGCTTTAATTTTTTATACAAGAATCTTCTGTAATTGCAGTTTTTAGTATTATGTATGGGTTTCACAATTTTATATATCTTTTATTTTCGCCATTTAATGTCAACATCTTATTTAAATCATATGCTTCGCTTTCTGTCAAGATAATTTTTTCTTTGGTTGGAACTTTTTCGTGACCATGTGGACGATTCCAATCAACAATCATGTATTCTTGTTTTTGTTCTGTTGAGTCTTTTTTACCCCAAAATCCGCACACACAAGGATCATTGCTACTTTTATTTGCTCCTTCTTTGTAGCCCTTGTCGTATGCTTCAGTTTTAGCTTTAATTAAAAGTTTATCAAACTCTTTTGCAAGATGTTCTTGAGAGTCATCCCAACCTTTGGCATATCCTCTTTGGTAAAAAATATTGCCTGTTATTTCTTCATTCATTACTTTGATCTAACCTCGCTCTAATCGCATCTTCGCAGAGTTGATTAAATGTAATTCCCGATTCATGTGCAAACTTCATATATTTGAGCAATTCTTCGTCATCAAACTCAAGCTCAACACTTTCATATTTTACTTTTCGTATTAAAACTGCACCATTTCTGTCTTCAAACTTTAAATCATCACCTTCTTTCCACCCTAATCTTTCAAGAGCATCATCGGGTATGCGGAAAAATAATTCACCTTCAGCGGTTTCTTGTAATTCTATCTCGTATTCTCTCATTTTCTATTATTATTCCATAGGTTGTTAATTGATATACATAGTAACACAACACCTACTGCTATTGCAAGTAAAAAATCCATTATTTTTTCATTGCAGAAACGATTGCCTTAACACCCGATTCATTCCTAGTATGCAATTGTTCGCCATTCACAAAGGTAATTTTCCACCAATGCTCTCGTTTTACATGATCATGTCTTTCTTTAACATAAACAACATTTTTGGGATTAATAAAATATCGTTCGTTATTTGCGTCTTCTATTTGAATCATAATTATTTTTTAGTTATATACATATCAGAATGAAATGGCTTATATTGCTTATAGTAATCTTGTGCATCTTCTTCTGAATCTGTAACATAAAGTGGTTCTTGTGGTTGATGCTCTAAATAAATTTCATAAGTCATTTTATTTGAACAAGAAAAAAATAAAATTAATAACGCTAAAAGAAAAAGCGCCAATAACACTTTGTCAATTATTTTATCCATATTATCAAAATTTTTCATAAATTAAAAAACATAATCTTCATCATCTTCATTTTGTTTGAATAAACTATTTTGCCATTCCTGCACTTCTTCTTTTGTGTGACCTTGCAAGTTGTCGTTTCTTTCTTGTTCGGTAAACCATGTGCATTCTGTATTAAAAGCATCGTCTACATTACAAGGGTGAAATCCCGCGCACACAAGCAAACCTTTAAACATTTCTACTGCCTCATCGATGCTTGTGCAGTCGAAACCGAGTTCATCTTCAACGCTAAATACTTTATTATTTGTTGTAATTGATATTTTCATAATTAGTTCCAATCAAAGTCTATATTATAACCTACTGCCCTGCGCTTGTCAATATTTTTCGATGGACAAGTTACTTCTATGCAAATATCCCTGCCCCAAGAATCATCTCTTAGGATTGGCGCGCCTTCTTGATCCATCTCTTCTACCCAATCAATATTTAAATCATCAGATGGAAAAAGATCATCTTCTGACATATCATCTAACCACATAATTGGTGCAGACAAATCGTCTCCAACTAGGTCTTGTCTGATCGTTAGCCAACTATCTACTTTGTTCATATTTCATTAATCCTTTTATTTGATCTATTGTTGATTTCCAATAAATAGTTTTCATGTCATCAGTTTGACCATATTGTTCTGCTTGAATCATTTTCATACCATAATCATGCCATACCTTGCATATCTTGTCAATGTTTTTATCATCGGGTTTTACATTATAATGATTCCAACATCTTTCTCCATCAGCAGTTTCTGTCTCTATCCATTCAGCAGGAAAACCTTCAGAGAAATACATTAAGTAATTATCCTTAGCAAACTTAAAAGCAAGAGATACAAAACTATCTTCTCTTTCATGTGACTCATAAAGATCGGCATCTTCATACCAAGACTCGCAAACACTAATCTCAAATTGAAAAGTATCTTTGATTGCAACATATTCTTGCTCCCATTTTTGGCGATTATCGTCACCATGCTCTAGTATGTCAACGCTATGATTTTTACCATACCATTTCATATGTCTAGTGACAGGACTCGCATAGATAATCTTTTGAAACTCTTCAAGGAGTTCTTGATTAGACTTTGCAGTCATTTGCGTTCTTCTAAAACTTACTGATAAACCTTCTCCGCTCATAAAACTATTCAATAGTATAAATGATTAATTGTCAAGCATTATTTTATCTAAAGGTTTGCTACCTTTTGGTGGAGATTCTACCCTAAAAACTCGCTTAGGCAAATTTCCATGTTGATCCAAGACAGGTTTTACCATAATTGCTTGCCCTTGTTTATTTGTAAAACAATCATGTTGTAGCACTCTTACATGACCAATTCTTCCATTTTTTAATTCTATTTTATTTTTCGATGATCTATTTTTATGTTGCTCACGCAATTCACGCAAAAGAGGCAAGCAACAAACTCGAAACGATTGAGTATTTGGCTTTAAATAATCTTTGGAAATTTTTGAGCGAATTTTCTTTTTGTCCTTATTATTCAATTTGGTAGGCTTGAGATACGGAACGCTCGTAAAAGCTAATATTCTAAAACAAGTTTCAACAATGCCAAGCGCGTTTTGCCAAGGCATAATAGTAATATAATCATCATGGTTTAAATCTGCATATTTGTTATAAGCATCAGAAAGAGTGCCGTAAGCAGGTAAAAAACCTCTTGAAACTTTGCCGTCTTTAAATATAGAATATAGAAAAAAGTCAGAACATTCTTTTTGCATTTCTTGTCGAGCGACTTGCATATCAATATGGAAATCGGGAGTAAAATGAAAAGTATCAATGAAATTAAAAACCTCTGCACGATTGAGCCTTTGAATCATAGCGGATTTACATTCCCCTTGTTCAAAGTCAAAATAAATTGAATTAGTCATCATAAACGAATCCTTCAAAGTATAATCCTGCACCTCAATAGACTCAAGAGCTTCAAAAATGCTAGGGCGAATTGAATATACAGCTCCATGTTGATCGTGAAACCATTTTGAAATAGTGTCCATTCCCGAAGCATAACATTCCTGCCTATCATGCTCTGATAGATTTGAAGTTAAATCGGTTGCATTTAACGGAATTGTTCGTTTGCCGAAAACCTTAACCTCATTGCCATCGAGCATAGTATCAACTACATTCGTTTTGATGTTAGAGAAGTTAGGTATAATGTTGTTCAGTAATTCTTCAGATATATCCATAATCTATACATTAGCAAATACTATAACAGCAGTCAAGAAAAAAATAACCAAAAGCTCAATGACAAGATAATCATTATAAGTAAAAAAGCCAACCAATCGTTCACTCGCCCAAGACCAAATTTGTTTCATGTTTTTTATTGTTTACAAAATGAAGGTAATCGACATAACGCATATTCAGCGCTTTTGCCTGTGCTTTTAAATCAGGATTATCATAGTCATCCATTGGCAAAGGGCAATTGTGGGGATCAAGCATAGGATAGTTATGTAATGTCTGCAAGGGTTTTTCACTCGCACAACCCGCTAAAAATAAAATGCAAATTAATTTAATCTTCATATACAATTTCCCCATTTCCATCTTTATTATAATTAAATAAATATTGCGTTCTATCTGTATCTATTTGATGATAAAGATTATCTTTAGTTGGTGGATCAACTGCATAGCAAGCAATGTCCCATGACCATGTGCTAGGATCAGTATATTCATACTCTCCCGAACCATCTTGTTTTAATTCTCCAACATCATCACCACAATAAATATTATAATCTACAAAAGTTCCATCTTCTAATTCGTAACTATTCCAATAGTCAAAATTATCTCCATCAGTTTCGATTTCGGGATTAACTTCAACTTTTTTGATATGAGTTAATGCTAGATCAATTATTGCTAATGCAACTTCTTTGGGGGCTTGCCAAGGTTTTTCTAATTCAATCATTATTTTGCGTCTCCTTCTTTGTTAATTATTTTCATTGCCATTGTTCCATCATCATAGTCAGGTAAATTAATATTGTCAACACTTTTATTTGATATAATCTGTTGTTTGACTAAATTTTCAAATATGTTCCACATTTTTTGGTAGCGAGTTTCATGCATCTGTTTCATACCGATTAACATATTTAATAGTTGGTCTTCAGTATGCTTGATAGGGGAGTCTCCTATGGCATATATAATTGTTTCTATATCTTGACCTACTTGATCAAGGTCACTCATTGCATCTTCTAATTCAAATCTATTCATTGTATTTTATTTTTAAATATTGTCCAAATCTTTTTCGGGGCTTCTATAAAATATTTATAAAGAGCAGGACACAACCAACCATCCATGCCAAGTTGCGAGCAATGATACCAATTTCCACCCCCTTCTGCTCGTAACCAATCGAGGGTCATATGAGCATCGGGCAAAAAAGAGGATGAAAATTGGACACAAAAACCATTTTTATCTAAACCTTGCATATCAACAATATTAGAAAGCATACCATCAATACCTGCAACAAAAGGTTCTCGATGTAAGTTTTTCTCTTCATCATCAAAAACCCAAGTGCCTTTATGTAAATATGGATAAATTACCATTACGCTATTATTATTCATGATATTTAACTATATAACATTTGATTTGAGAGTCAAGAAAAATATCATTAATCATTGCAAAAATTATTCCCCAACTTCCACCTGCAAGACCACAAGAGATACCCCAAGGTAGCCCTAGTATTGGTGGAGGGCTAGGATTATATTCATGTTTGGTTACATTTATTTCAAAAAGTTCTTCTTCAACCTTTTTTAATGCTCGCCAAAATTTTTCGTAATCAACTTGCCTCTCTCCTGTCCCTATGGTTGCTTGAGTGTACATATTGTATATATATTTGCCGTCACCGACTTCAGCTTTTGAAAAAGTGCCAAGAGGGTGCTTAAATTGACCATTGTGGTCATACTCATCACTAATATAATCTATATCGGCTTGATAGGCTTGAGGGTAACGATCTTTTATTTGCTTTGCAATGCCCCCGCCCATAATCATGCGACAATTACATGAGTGAGCGATGACATTAATGTCTTTTGGGAAGTTTAGCAAGTTTCCATTTATGATTTTTACCATACCAATATACTAATGTAGCAACAATTAAATGTCAAGCCTTAAAGGAATAATTGGTTTTCCATTTTCATCTTTATCTAGCACTCTCACTATCTTTGCTTTATTTGGGTCGGCAACAAAAATATGTGGGTGATTTTCTTCATCTAAGATTCTTCTTAAATTATTTGGATTTATTTCAACACATTCCAATAAATCTTTACCATTATGTTTATGTAAGTCATAAGATTTTGGATATAACCCTTCTTCTTGATTTAAATAACAAATAATTCTTCCGTATTTAATTCTAGCTTTACCTTTGTAAGAAATATAACCGCCAATGTCGAAAGATTGTTTTTCGAATAATTTATGGCGCGGAACATAATATTTGACATTATCTCTTTTGATTCTAAATGTTTTATGTTGACCAAAAAGGTTTTCTAATGGCAAAAGACTTTTGGGGTGGACTAAAATACATTCAAGTGTGGGGTTTTTTTTACTATCTTCAAGAATAGTTATTATTTGACCAACCCGCCTTTTTATCTTTAAAGCTTTTTCTTTAATGTGATCGCCAACTTCTAATTTATTTAAATTCTTTTTCATGCCATTTGTTCTTGTAAAAGTTTAATCGCTTTGTCTTTTTGTTTTACTTCGCATTCCCATTTGGCTTGCTTATTTGGTTCAATAGCAATAATTGGTGGAACATGACCTAGAGCAAAATAATCTGCATGAGCGCGAGGTTTTTCGGGAGTACCTTCTGACCAATGAAAGACAGGTGCAATAAAATTGCCTTCATCAAGATGTAATTTCTCTGTTTGTTTCACCCATGTATATGCACATCGTTCGGCATTAAATGTAATACTTGGATTACCTTCTGATGGATTGCAAAAATCATGTAAGTTGTCGTAGCAAACAGGAATCATCGCACCGAATGTTTGAAACAAATAGTCGCTAAATTTAATGCAGTTGTCTACATTAAAGAAACCTTTATCTTCGTTCTCAATAGTCAGTCGATTGTAAACACCTTTATCGCACATAGAGAGATTGCGAAAAAATCTAGTAGCAACAATTTCCAATGTTTCATCTTCTTTTGGTGAATAATTAATGTGAATATTCATTGGCGCAGTATGATCTTGAGGCAAGCCAATCATATCAAGAACGCTTGCTTGAAAGTTAAGTTCATTGATTGTTCGGTCAACTTTTGCTCTATCGGGAGATGCAAGAACATTGAATTGATCGGGATGAGAGCCTATTGAGATATTAAACTTTTCAGCAATTAGTCCGACAAGTTTGAGTTCCTGTTTGATTCTAGCTTTGTGTGGCAAAGCTTCAAGAGAAATCTCCAAAGTTTGATCGGTAAGGAGAGGAAAAAGAGCAGAACTAAGACGATAATGCCTAATATTTGAGGCATGACAATGATTGACAATATATTGAGTAACAATAACATTGTGCAAAATTCTTTCAGATAATTGATTAACGGCTTCATCTCTACCTTCTAGGTTACACAAATCATTAAAACGCTTGCGAGTCATTGTGCGAAAAGAGTATTTTTTCTTGTCTTTATCTTTGAGTTGTTCGCTGATACAGGTAAGCCCTAATGTTTGTGTCATACCTAAACCTTATACCAAGAAACGATGTTTGTCAAGACTTTTTGTGTATATATTAGCATGGAGGTAAAAGAGATTATAATGATGGGGATTGGAGCAATGGTTTCAGTCATAGCGTTTTATTTAAAAAGAGAAAGTTTAAAAATTGAGAAACTTTCTAATAAAATGAGGGAAATTGAAATAAATCTAGCTAAAAATTGCGCAAGAGATACAGAAAGATGGGTTCAGACTAAAAAACTCTTGGAAGATAGGCGAGAAGACACAATTAAAATATACGAAAAATTAAACAAATGAGTTCAATAATGGAATTATGGGACATTTTTTTATGGTTGTCTATTATGTCTGCAATTGCAGTAATATTTTTTCCGCATAAAAATAATTAGTCTGCGACTTGTTCCCATCTATTATCGTAATTAAGTCTAAATTTACCTTGATAACCTTCATTTCCTCCTATCTTCTCATGCGGAGCAAACAAAGTCAAGTAAAATTTGCCATTTTGTTTTTTATATAGATGATATTCTTTACCTATGACAGGCTTGAACCGCATTTCAGCGTTAAAAACAATCTCATTCCACTTAAAATCTTCCGCCAACTCCTCGAACTCTTTTTTTAGTTTATTGAAACGCTCTTCGTAGTGTTTGTTAGCAGTATGTACTGCGCCAACTTTCCATCCACCAAGACTATGATCAGGGCGAATAACAGGAGCGCCTATATTACTTGCATAAGGTAATGAATGAGGATTTGGGGCGACATTGTCAGGCAAATCTTTTTCATCAGTCATAATACACCTTTTCGAATTTTTCATCCCCAAGATATTTTACCGCAAACAAGAAATTTTTAGAAGTTTTCTTTTCTTGAGGCGAAAACAAACTTAAATATTTCAAGAAACCAAAAGAAGGCTCTTCTCTTTGATAAATGAAATAAACTTTACCAATTGCAAGCCTACCCATTGTTTGAACATCGTCTAATTTTAATTCTTTACTCATTACATTAAAATACTCCATTCTTCAGATTTGTCAAGCCAATCTTTGTATTTTTCATCTCCACCTCTAGCAGACCAATCAGAATCAATGGTTAATTTTGAAGATATTCCACCTCTTGGATTAAAAACCATAACCAATCGCAACCTATCGGGTTCATAAACTTCTATCAAATGACCATAAAAAATATTAATTAATCTTTCATAAGATACAACAATATCACGCAAATGAAAGACAAATTGCTTGAGGCTTTTTAGTTCTATGATTTTTTCTTTTGGATAAAAACTAATATAAGCATTTGCAAAATCGGGCTGTTCTTTGACTCCAAGAAAAGTAAATTCGGGAATCTTAACTTTTATTTCATAAGCTTCACCGCTAGGATTAGGTAGAGATTTTAATATTTGTTTATTGATTTGATCGTATTTTTTCATTGCCTATTTTTAACTATATTATTATAATAATCTTTATCCCAAAAACTATAATAGTTTGTTTTATGTAATCGTTTGGAATACTTGTTTAGTTCACTTAATCCTTGTATTAATAATATAGCGTATTCTTTGTTGTTTGTTTTTATATTGTTTATTTTATTGATTTGATTGGGATGATCCCATATTAACCATAAATCTTTATCTTTTGCATATTTTTCATGAGTAGAACAAAAAGATTCAAGCCATTCTACATCGTATTGATCTTTGTCTCCATAAATTAAATATAACATCGGATGCTCTTCATTGTCCATGCATTTCATGGCATCAGCCCAAAAGTCTTGCGATTGTTTTATTTCAACTTTATCCAAAAAACTTTTAGCAAACGGGCAAATTGCATGACCTCCAAGCTCTTTTCTTTTTAAAGAAATATAATCAATATAATCTTCAATCATTTAAAAAATTTTTTATCATCATGTTCTTTGCACTTATCTAATTGATTTAAAGATTTTAATTGAGAATCTCTTTCGCATAAAAATTTATAACGCTCAATATTATCAGACCATTCTTCTCCTGTCCAAAATTCAAAACCCGCATAATCCGCTTTATAGATACATGATTTTTCATAACCAAATCCAAGATACATATAATCTTTATCATGCTCCATGCAATAATCAATCTCTGCAAGATTAGCGTATTTGCCAAGATACAATTTAGGACTCTCGTAATCCCATGCGAATTGAGTAGAGAAAACACTATTTGATCCAACATCTCTCATGAATGTAAAAGCAATAGGTTTGTTGTTTTGATAGTATAATAAAAAATATTTACGATGAGGCTCGGCAAAAATTAATGGCTCTAAATCCCATTTCTTAAAATTTCTGTATTCAAAATATTTATTAAATATATCGTTTAAAATGCTTAAATCAACTTCTTTAGCGTTTAAACATTTCGTTGTAATGTCTTTGCATTTTTTGCGCGCTTTTCTAGTGCTTCTAGTATCTTTAAATTTACGAAGATCAATTCTGGTTTGTCTAGCTTGATACCAATGAGACTTCAAAGTATTGCCAAGAGAATCTTGTTTAATTAAATAATCGTCAGGTAACCAACCTTTTTCAAGTGCTTGATTTTCTTCAACAAGAGGAACAACTGCCATGCAGTCAAAAAATAAATAATCATATTCAGTAATTGCACCTGCGTAATGCCTGAAGTAAATATCCATCTTATAAAAAAGAGCGGTCTAAAAATTTATACTTTAAATCAATAGGATCGAAATTGTTTAAGTCATCTAAAATAATATTAACATCAAAATCTTTACAACTATAAACATCTAATTGAACTAAATTTGGATCGGTTTTTTCCCAGGAATGTAAAGATATATGACTTGTCGTGATTAAGCAAAAAGCACTAATCCCTTCATTATTTAATTTATCACATCTAACTGCTCTAGGAGCATATAGAATTTCCATATCAATTTTACTAACGATTTCGCGAATCCAATTTGATGTGAATTCTGTTGAAATAAAAGGAGTTTTTTTAAAAGTTGCGTTTATTAAAAGATGTTTGTGTTTCACATAATATGTTACACTATTTTAATATGTCATGTTTAATTTCATTCAGCATATCTTGTACCCTCGCTTTTATAGTAACATCGTGCCGAGCTTTGTCTCCCCAAGGAGGACGACTATAAAGTTTATACAAAGCATCGTCTTTGTGGCGAGCAAAAAGATCATAGCCTTCAGCGTGGCGAAAAGAATCCAACATATTTCCTTCCTTGTCAAAAAATTTAGAGTACAAATCTCTAACTTGTTTTACGCTTTGAATGCTTGCTTTTTTAATAATCCAATTTAATAAATTTGTTCGACTGAATAATAAAAATCCATACTCTTGTTGAAAAGCGATGAGATCAGCTTTTCCTAAAAGCCAACCATTTTTACCTGTGTTCCCGATAAGCTCTAAATATGTAAAATCATATCGACCATCTTTCATTGCCTTGACATCGACAAGTGTATTTTTTCCTCTAGGAGAGATAACGCGCCTATCCCAATGCTCAAAAATATCTTGTCTTTTCGAGGCTTGATAAACGGAACATCCCTTTTTTTGACAAAGCTTCACAAACAAATCTTCCGCTTTATTTCCAATTCGTTCGGAGTATTCTTTTCTTTGTTGAATATTATTCATTTAGTTTTAAAAGGCTCAAGCCATCCTAATCCATTATGGATTTCAGCAGTATCTTTTGGATTATCTAAAGAAAGATTTAAATGCTTGGCTAAAGAATTGACTTGACTTTTATTTAAATTGATTTTCTCATTATTAACCCAAACTACATAAGATCCTGTTATATTAAACGGAAAAGGTACTGGATTAATTTGAACATTATATTGCGGTGGAGAAGTCGGAAGCAGAAAGTGATCGGGCAGATCGGGTAATGGTTTTGAGCGTTCTTTACTAGTATTACAACCAAACAAAAATAAAAAAGCTATCCACCACTTGTTTCTCATTCTAAAAACCTATTATATAAAACTTAATAAATAATGTCAAGTGTTTTATGTGTAATAATATACGCTATGTCGAATCCAAAATATAATAACACCCAACCTTTTGCTCAAGAAAGAAACAATAATGTAAACTTTAACTATGTTTGGGATCAGCCAACTTTAAATTGGATACCCGAACAGGCATCAAGTATTAGCGCTGAATATATTTTAGCCAACGCAAAATCTTTTATTAATAAATTTGGAAGCAACCCTGATGTCAATCAGTCAGTTTCAGTCACTTCTCCCGAAACAATTTGGGATGGATCAAGCGAATACTTATTCCCTCCCGATACATCAACTTCCATCCAAATGGTATCTAGCTCAAACAATGATTCTCAAGAAATTGTGATACAAGGTTTAGATGCCGACTTCAAGGAGCAATCATGGAGTGGAAATCTAAATGGAAACATTTTTGTTCAAGTTCCATCTCCATATAAATGGACAAGAATTTTTAGAGTTTATAATAACGGATCAACAGACTTAGAAGGCAATGTAGAAATTAGTCAAGCAGGAGTAACCTCTAATGTATACGCAAAAATATTGAACGGCAATAACCAAACTTTAATGTCAGTATACACAATACCTGCCGATTACACGGGCTATTTAACGAAATACCAAACAACTGCCCATAACTCACAAAGCTCTTCTGAGATAGGTTATACCATTTATATGAAGACACGAGAATTTGGAAAAGTATTTAGAGTCAAATCAATAACATCCGCAGGAACTTCGCATGAAGTCACTAAAAAATTTGATTTCCCAAATCTTTTGCCTCCAAAAACTGATATTATTTTTAATGCAGTTAGCGCAAATGGAAATAATGGTTCTGTTGATGTTGAATTTAATATCGCTTTACTTTAAAAAAGATTTAAGAGATTTGATTTGTTTCTCGACATCATCTATTTCTTGTTTAATCTGCTCTGTATAATCTTTTTCTTTATTAACTTGCTGAAGCAATCGAGTCGCTAGTTCATTTAATTCTTCCGCGCATTTCAGTAGAGTTTTGCTATATTGATTCATAGTGCTTTGCATAGTTCCAAACCTCTACCTGTTATCTTGCGTTTGCCATCAATTTCGACAAGACTTTTATTGATGAGGTAAAGTTCATGATCTCTTTGTAAAGCGGTTTTACTTAGCCCTAGCTTTGCCGATAAACCTGTGAGAGTTGCTGAACCGATGTCTTGCAATATCTGCAAAATTTGTTTTTCTGTATTAGTGATTCCATAAGGCAAGATACCAATGCTGTCGCATAATTCACGAAAATCTTCAAGATCAAAGTTGTTGCTTTCATTCGCTCCACAATACAAAGTAATCTCTTTCGCTCTCTTTACCGCACTGCGAGCATTACCTCTAATTGTAGAAGCAACTTCACGCAAGCAATCGTCTGTGAAATTCACTTCGGGAGCGCAAAGCTTTACAATCTGAGATAACTCTTCTTCATTGTACGCTTCAAAATCAACATTTGTAAGACGATCTTTTAATGGTGGAAAAATTTTATCAGTTTCAGTTGTCGCAAAGATAAATGTTTGTTGCTTAAAGTTAAATTCAAAAGTCATTTCATTCCATTCGAAAGTTTTACGGCTATTAGCTTCTGCATTAAAGATAGTTAAGAATGCCATAGTCAAATCTTTTGGAAGCGCATGACATTCATCAAAAAGAATAGTTACTTCGTTATCAGCAATGATAGGCAGAAAGATTTGTTCAAAAAACTGCTCATTATTCTTTATAGTAGAACAATTAAGCTCAAGAAAAGCTCTCTTGTCCCCATCTTGATTATAAAGATTTTTGGCGAACGCTTTTGCAAATTCTGTTTTGCCAAGACCCTTTGCCCCTGCCATCAGTAAGAATGGCGCTTGAGAGGTTTTATGAAAAGCATCAAGATAAAAAGAAAGTTTCTTCTTGACTGATTCTTGACCTACGAGATCGGGGAAGTATTTTTTTGAGTTATTCATAATTATAATTCTGTTAGTGTGTATTCGATTTTTTGTTCAACTTCATTACCATAAGGTTGTTTTGTAAAGTTGTCAACATTATTTTTAGTAACGCTACCTTCTTGATAGCAAGACTTGCATTGTGATCGTTTGCCAAACTGCCTACGCTTGTCATTATTAAAGGAATTCAAAGGTAAAAAATCATTACATTTACTGCATTTTTTCTTGCCTTCGATTGTGCCTCTAATAACTTCAAACCATTCAGCGCTAACAGAGACTAGCGCTTTCTTGCCAATGTAATCACCAAGCTCTTCGTAGGTAATTTGAGTGAATTGAGAATTATTATTGTTCATAATCATACGCTATCCAAAAAACAAACCCATGTCAACGCAAAAGTTCATTAAGCTCTTTCCTGTGAACTTTAAACTCTTCTATCATTGTTGCTGTGACATTCTTTAAATCAAAAAGATAACGAACATTCATCTCGCGCTCTTTAGGGATCAAGATGTCACTTTTATATATCTTAATAAGATCAGATATGGCATCAATTTGTTTTTTGTACATCAAAAGCAAATGATTAAAAGATTTGTTAATTTTTTTCTTAAAGAAAAGCTTTTTTGTTTTGCTTGGGTCAAGATTTGTAGAGAAAAGCTTATTTAGGCGACTAATTAATTCTTGATGATCTTGTTCCAAATCATATATCATTGAAGTATGGAAATCGTAAGTCTGCCAAGCTAATTCTAGCTCGTCCATATTACAAAAACTTATAAAGAATATTTAATTGATTGACGCCAATATATTTAGCAAAATAAGCGCAAAATTCGGCAACTCGTTGTGCAGACCATTTTTCTTCTTCTATAATGTGTCCAAGCTCGGCATATTCGCCATCGTTCCATAAATCAGTTAGTTTAATGTATTCAGTATTCATAATGTATTTTCTATATATTTGTTATTGTTAAAGATTGTAGTCTGGCATTATATTTTGAAAATGTCAATACTTTTTTTGTGTAATACTTCAATATGAGAGAAAGAATCATTAATTATTTAATCGTTAAGCACTTAGAAGATGAAGAATTTGATGCTCATCCTCACCAAAGAGTAAAAAGCGCTTATATATTGGCAAAAAAAGAATACGAAAAACTTTCGGAAGCAGACAAACAACAAATCATTAAATATTTAAATAATGAAAAATAAGTTAGAAACATTTAAGCAAAATGCGCCCGAAGTACCTACAAATACCTGTCCTTACATTGACTTTGTGCAAGAAATACTTAAAGAAATTGGGGACGAATCAGATTCAGTATTTATAGAAAAGAAGATCGAACTAGCCGATTCGATGCTTGAATACATAAGAGAAGCAAATGACGCGCTCCGAAAAGGATCAATCTATTGGTATCAGAAATGCAACGGATTAATTAGATAATTTATCGCGCCAAGCTAGAATTTTTTCACACAAGTCATATAACTCTTCAACCATTAAATCACTTTTTGCAAAATTAGCTTCTTTAATGCATATTTGTAAATTATTTAAATCATTTGTGCCTCCCCTAGATGAAGGAATAATATGATCTAGGTTGTATGTTTCAGGCTTATTTAAATCTATACTTTCACCAGTTAAATAACAAACAGGATTTTCACCAATTTTTTTAATAACATCCTTACAAGAATAATTTTTTGTTATGTTATTGACAATAGTACTCGTCTGATTCCCTGATATTTTAGATTTGCGCTTAAATGTTTTGACTTTATTAGAAATTTTTTGATAGCTAGAACGGGCGCATCTACATTTGAAATGCGAAATCTTCTTATTTAAAGGAGATTTCTTTTTTTGCGCTTCTTTAAGTCGTTTTTTTTCGTTCTTATTGCCGCAATGATATGAAATGAGTCCTTTTGAGCATCCTAATTCTTTAGCTATTTCTCGAAAACTTTTTTCTTCTGCTCTTAATCTAAGTATATCTTCTTTACGAGGTTTGTTATTTAAAGCTCTTCGTTTCATATTTTTCTTTATTGGCGCTCTTTCCTCTTTTTCCATGCTATTTTCATAGCTTCGCTCTGTTTTTTTCTATATTCGGGTGATTTGTGATTTTTTGAGTTTGTATTATTTTGCATGGATTTACTTAAATTTTCTTTCTTTTTTTCAATATCTCCTTGTTGCCAATGGCTTGCTTGACCTTTATTTGATTGACTAATATTTGATCGATGAGCTTTAGTTTTTGGTTTATTTTTGTTATTTAAGCCTCCTATTTTTGAGGTTTCTATAAATATTTGCTCTTTACCTATTTGCTTTCTTAATCCTTTATAAGCTAAGTAATCTTTGTGGTTGCCATGTTTTAAATAAAGTTTGGCGTGGGCTATAGCATGCTCTTTTATGGATAAAACAATAAGATTGGAGGGGTCATCCGAACCTCCCATATGCTTTGGTATAATATGGTGCTTATGCATAATTTATTATTTAATAAAATTAGAGCCTTACAAATCAACTACTCTATCGAAACTGAGCTAAGGTGGCAAAAATCATGAGTATTCTAGCTCTATTTCAGCTTTTAAATATTCCTCATTGACATTTTTGCGTATAAAGTCTTTCGCCCTAGAAATGGTTGATGTTACTGCTCCTTTTGAGCGATTTACTTTTTTAGATATATCATTAATGCTCAAATCTTCGTTGAATCTTAGTTCAGCAATAATCTTTAAGCTAGGTGAAAGTTTTTTTATTGATTTATTTATTGCTAAAAGTCTAATTTTTTGAAACTTATTTAATCTAGGGGTGAAACAAGGCTCTATTGCTTCATTGTTATCAAATGTTCCGAAAACAAGAGCAGACCTTTTAAGATCAGTAAAGTATTTTTTAATTTGAAAATGTAAAATGCGGAAAGCCCAACTATAAAAACTTTTAGACTCATCAAATTCAGATTGTTTTTCTGCTAGAATCCGAGTGACATCTTGCACTATGTCTTGAGCATCATGTTCATTGTAGATTCTTGATGAGCAAAAATACAATAAACTAGGACGCACTGAAGCAATTTTATCTTCAAATTTTTTACGAGAATTAATATATACTGAACTACGTAATTTCATCAATATTCAAATTTAAGCTATTATTTGAGTTTTTAGTGAGCATCATTTAATCCTATCTATAGATACATCTAAACTATTATTTTCATTTTTATTAATAATCAAGCTGATGATCTCGCTATCTTCTTTGTACATTTTTTGATAAATTAAATTTAATATTTCAGAAAGATTTACTGAGCTGTAAAAATCATCTTCCAATTTATTATCGTCATTAACACTCATCTCTTGAGCGTGATCTGTATTTGTCCCGCCAAGCATCATTTTTAACTTTTCGATTAAACGATCAACATCGTCATTATTTGGACTCCATCCGTGTCTAAATGCGATCATGGCAAGACAATTCTTTCGCTATCATGCTCCAACTCATAATTATCCCAATAGTCATGGCTGTATTTGCTATATATAATATCTTCAAATAAAATTAACCCATTATTTGATTCATATCCAATCGCATTTCCATCAGGGACTCTCCCACTATTATCTTTATATTCGAAGCATTCATCATAATCATGCTCAGAATAAACTATTTGGCTAGAATTAATTTTCATTTGAAGACTCAAGCATTTTTAGTAATTTATTGAATAAAGCATAAGTATCTTCATTCATATTTGAATCATTGTCATTAGCAAATTGCAATAAAGCCGCGTGATAACCATCTGCATAATTGTAGAGATTCTTGCCATAAAAAGAACTAATTAGCGCATGAGATTCGCCTTCTTGAAATCCTCTATTATAACCTAAGTCTTCTACTTGTTTAAGTTGGTTTTCTAGCTCATTTATTTGATCCGCCTGTATTCGATGCGATAGGTTATTTGTTCGATCCAATATTTTTAAATTTTCAATTTGATCCATTTTATTCAAACATAAAAATGAGATAAAAACTATTCCAGATAGCCAAAATAAACGTTCTTTATTATTCATGATGTGCAAAATTGTATTTATTATTTTAAGAAAAATCAAAAAGAAACCAAATCACTTTCATCTTCCCATTTTTGGGAATAAGGATTATATTTTTCAACTGATAATGTTTGCATAGTTAAATGATGTTTTTCTATCATTGCGTTATGGAAGGATAGAGCGTGTTCAGCATCTGTAGCGTTATAATAGTGATAATTATCTAGCTCGACATGACGCGCTTCAGCATTATATTTTATGCGATATTCAAATAGTCTTGGTTCATTCGCCTTCTTCATGATTCAATTTATGATATATATTCTTAAATAACACAAGCTTTATTTCTTTAGTGTTGAAGTGACCTTGTAGATAACTTTCTCGCTCTTCACTGCATGAAGACCTAAACTTAAGCGCATCCCTATGATTAGGGTTTTTCTCTAGCTCTAGATTGTTCTCGTCTTCATGGTCGAGATAATTGAATGCAGGAATATGCACCTCTACGCCAACGGCATCTCCAAAAGCAACCGCTTCATCTGTATCTTTATAAAAAAACTCCTCTTCGTGCGAAGCATAAACGACATTATCAGAAGAAATAATGTCTTGAGTAGTTTGACAAAAGGCATTTAAACCTCTTAATTCGTCACACCCTTCGGTAGCTTCTTTAAAGGCTGGTAAAATATTATTATCTGTTTTCATATGACTGCATAATATCACAGCCAAAATAAAAAGTCAAGGCTTATTTAATGTTTTTGAAGAAACAATAAAAAACGGGTTTAATAAATTTTCTTTGTTGTATTGTAAAGGCGCGCGATCTTCAGCCTTATAAATAATAGCACCGCTTTCTTCAGCAATAATATGTGGCGCACAAGTATCCCATTCCATGGTCGGGCCAAATCGTGGGTAAATATGAGCTTTGCCTTCTGCTACAAGACATAATTTCAATGAGCTTCCAATATTTAAAGTCTCAACTCTATAATCTTTTTCGAGATTTTTAATAAAATTTTCTGTCTCTGCATTTAAATGAGATTTACTCGCTACTACCTTAATTCGATTATCTTTTAAACTATACGAATATTTTGCATAAATTGGTTTGCCGTTCTTAAAAGCTCCTCGGTCTTGTATCGCATAGTATTGATCTTTTTTCTTAGGACAAGCCACATATCCGAATATGGGCTGTGAGCCTTTGCATAGAGCAATATTGATACAAAAGTCATCTCCACCCTTTACAAATTCTTTTGTGCCATCTATGGGGTCTATTAGCCAATAATACTCCCATGTAGATCTTTCTTTATATTCAATCTCCTTGTCTTCTTCTGAAATGATATTTGTAACTTCTGTATTCGCAAACAAAAATTCTCTAATTCGTTTGTTTGAATGAAGGTCAGCTTCTGTTAATGGACTTTTATCATCTTTTTCGAGAGTTTTAAACCCACGCTCTTGCATTTCACAAACTTCTTCGGAAAGTTCGGCGCCAAAACTTAGTAGTTTATCAATAAATTTTTTAGTTATTTGCACGATTTTTTTCTCTTTCTTTTAAATACTCTGGCCAAAAAAACCTCAATGATTCAATATCGTTATTTTGACGAGCAATTTTTAATTCTTGTTGATAAATTAATTCCCAATTTTTTTGCTTTTCAGGCATTAAACACCCTGTCATTGAAATGATAAACAGAAATAAGAATCCTCTCACATAAAAAGATTACACTTTATTTCTTAAATTTATTATCTATCCAAACTTTATAAGTATATAAACCCATTAAAATAATGGTAAAAGCGATGCCGTCTAGCCAGCTTAAATCCCAAAGTTCTTTTAGTCCGTCCATTTGTATTTTTCCCAAACACAAAAAGTATATAGTATAGCTAGTAATATTATTGTAGTCATTTTATTATGCTTTCTTTAATAATTTTATGTGCGACATCTTTGTCGTGCCAATCGAGTACCTTTACCCTGTCACCGCTCATAGATAAATCTTTGTAATGAGCAAAAAAGTTTTTGGATATCTCAAGAAAAGAGTCTTCGATGTCTTTTAATCCAAAGTATTTGCGAGTATAAAAATTAGGAACTGCAATAATTTTGTAATCTTTTGCTCCCTCGTCCTCCATATCAAGAACTCCTAAAACTTTAGCCTCTAAAACTGTGGCGCGCTTTATTGGTTCAGGACTGATAACCATAATATCTAAAGGGTCTCCATCATCACACAAAGTGTTTGGCACAAAACCATAACTTGCGGGATAAACCATAGCAGAATTGAGGCATCTATCATACATGAATACCCCCAAATCTCCATCGTATTCATATTTGTTTTTTGAGCCCTCTTCAATTTCAATAACTGCGTTAACGATTCGAGGGCTTTTTTCATGTATTGGTAGGTTATATAAATTCATTTAATGCCAGTCAGTTCTGAAGATGATCGGATTTTACTCCCTAAACCATCAACAACTTTCGTGCCATTTGCTTTGCATATTTTGAACTCAGGTATTTCTGAATTGCTACGATCACCACCATTAGCAAAAATATCAGGCTTAATTAAATTAAGCGTTTTACAAACAGTTTTATCATCATCAATCGACATAATTACTTCATTTACACCTTTAATTTGCGACACTATCTGAAGGCGATCATCTTCGCACATAAATGATTTTCCTTTTTTAAGCGCGGCCTGTTTATCGTTATTCACAATCACAACTAAATAACTGCCCAGTTCGCGCGCTAAGCGAATATATTCTAAGTGACCAATATGAATTGGATCAAAGTATCCACTTATAGCCACTTTTAAATTAGATTGATCTTTTGGCTGCTTAGATGTATCTACATCAAAATCCCATTGGGGCTTCCATAAATTCGTAGATTTATTTTTCATTATTTAAATAAATTGTATACAAAATGTGACCAAGTATTGACAGGTCGTCAAGCTCGATTGCTTTATAAATTTCCATATCTATAATATATTTATAATCTATCGAATCTAAAGTAAAAATTTCATCTTTTTCCTCATCAAATAAACAAACATCTATTTCATCGCTGATGTGCGTAACATATATCTTGTTGCTTTTGGGGTATGTTTTTTGAGTATTCCTTAAAACCATAAAAATAGCATGAAATTCGATATCAAGATCCATGACCGCTTCTTGAGAAATCTTTTGAGATTTTAAAAAACTTTTGTAAATAAAGTTGAATACAGATTTATAAGAATAATTTTGAAGTAAATCTCTTAATATCATATCGGACCTCTGTATATAGGATCTTGTTGTTTTTTAATATTTTGCGATTCAAAAAAAGAAATATATCTGATTTGATGATTAATCAACTCTTGTTGTTTTATGATAGCTTCATTTTGGATAACAATAGTTTCACGAGCATATGATAATTTTTTATGTTGATCGTAAGCTGTTAAAGCCAAGAGAGCCAAACCAATTAACATTACAACTTCAGCAAAAGAAAACTTCACATAAATATATACACAATTTATTTGTCACCTAAACAAATGATTAATAGATTGATAGCCTTTTTTAATCCTAATTAACGAATTGTCTTGATTTAAGCGAACTTTTATATGAGAATTGATCTTTTGCGCTACAGTTTTTAGAATAGATGAAACTGATTGTCTGGTTTCATTTATCATTAAAGCTGTTTCTCTTTGAGTTCGATCAGACATATAACATTTAAAAACCATCATTTCTTTTTCGGTTAAAAAATCGCTATATTCTGTAATCCATTTTAAAACTATCTCAGATTTATTAGGTCGATCTATCTCTTTTAGAAAACTCTCCTCTTTAGCGGAATTTATCAGCTTAAAACTTGATGCAGATTCAGCTTTATCAGATTCTGCAGGAGTCAAAAAGCTACAAGAAATAAAATCACTACGATAACGTTCTTCTTTTTTGGTAGCTCCTTTCATAGTCCAAAAAACAGCGTTCTTGGCACAAGCATATGCAAATTTAGCAAAACCTTGCTTAGTTAAGCAAGCGCGGTCATTATTTATGTACCTCGATTTATGCTTTGAAAGTCTCGCGTTTACCTCCGAAACAATCTCTTCCTCAGATAACGCATGAAAATTATTTCTATACTTTCGAACAATATATCTTAAATCTAGTTGAAAATCAGCAAGTAATTTATCATATTTGATTATGTCCCGTTCCGTAATTTTCATTTTTTAAATAAAACGCCAACTTCATTAGGGAAAGAGGCATTCCTGATATGAAACCAATCGTCAACTGATAGATTTTTATTATTTGAACGAAAATAATCATTTATCCTTGTGGCATCAACGCAAGAAACAATTGATCCTGGATTATCTTCATCAGTTTTCTTTTTTAAAATATTTAAGGCAAAAGCTTTTGACTTGCAGTAAATAATTGTTTTGAAATTCAATATCTCTCCGCTTGGCCTTGTTTCTTTGTATGAAACTTTCCAGTATTGAGCGTAATCATAGGCTTTAGGCTCTCTTTCTAATAATGGCATGATTAATACTATAGCATATAGCATATACTAAATCAAGACTAAAATTTATTTTTTCCATTTACAGTAACTAGGATTTTCGGCGCGTTTTCGGCGCATATATTCTCTTTTTTGTTCACGCCGCTTTTCTGCGTTTTCTTCGTCGTATTTTTTTTGAGCTTTTTGTTGAGCAGCTTTACCTTTATCTGAATTAGCGTATTTTTTTTGTCTACTCATGTATATAGTCCACTATAAGTCAAATTCTGTTTTTATTTTTTTTTCTTCTTCCAGTTTATGGAGTCATAATTATTTTTAAAATTTTTAGAATAATTACTGCGAGGGCTATCACCCTTCCCGTTACTTGAAGTTTTAATTTTACACGCGCCAGAATTACAAGATGTCTTCTTCATCATCATCTAAGTCGTCAATTTCACATTCAAAACTGCCTAAATTACTAAGCTCGATAATTTTCTCTTGCAGTCCACCCATAATTGTAAAAGCATTTATATCAAATTCAGATAAATACCTGTTGATTAAATTATCTAAATCAAATCTAAACGCATCAGTCTGCTCATCAAAATCAGATGGGCCAGAATTATTAAATTCATTTTCCATATACTATAATATAGTTTTATCTTAGTTTTTAAACAAAAAAGCCCCCATTTCTGGGGGCTTGATGTACGAGTAAAAAAATATTTTACTTCTTAGATTGACCGAGCAATCCAACTATCAGCAGCAAAGTAATGATACCTGCAAGACTTGCGCCTTTGCCTACGAAACCATTTACAATGTCCTGAAGATTACCAATTACATCAATAGATGTAGAAGGTCCAAAAACTACTTGAGAAATAACAAGCAATCCAATGATTGATAATAATACCCCAGTAATTCCTGCAGCATAGTCTTTTATAATATCTAATGTATTTTTCATAATATATATAGGTTAAATAAATTAATTAGAAGTTTGTGGATACAGAAAGGCCAAATACCCATTCTGAGTCAATAAGATCTGAGTCAACGCGATCTGCGGAAATAGCAACCGAAGCATTTTCAGCTAAATCACGAGAAACTTTAGAGCCAAAAGCGTAATAATCGCTGTCAGTAGCCTCAGTCAAATCAGTGTTTCCAGCGGAAGCATGAACACAAAGCTCTGCAACCTCAAAATCAAACTGATGATTGATTCCAGCTTCAAATGTATACAAATCGGCCTCGAAAGAACGATATACATTCACAGATGGAGAAAGCAAAGTCTCAAAACCAAGACCAACCTTAGCTTCAAATAAAGCTTCGCCAGCAACATCTTCGAAATGATTGAGTCCGCCATAGACAGACACTAAATCACCTAAAGACTTGCCTACGCAAAGATTCAATTGATACGAATCAGCGCCAGCGTCTACAGCTTGATTTGTGAATGCTCTTGCACCAACATCGAAACCTCCAATCTCTGTCTTTGCTCCGAAAGAGGCTTGAACAGCTTCTTCAGACTTTAAGGCTCCACGATAAAAATAATCCGAAGCGTATCCTAATTCAGCAGAGTAATTTTGGGCTGAGCCGACGTTAATAATAAACCCTAAAAGGGCTGTAACTAGTAGTTTTGCACTATTCATAATATGTGTACTGTTAATAAAAATTATTTGATTCTGATTTCTTTCCAGCTAACTAATTTAGCTTTGATTTGATCTCTAATATGTCTTTGTTTTGAATTTAATTGACTGTTGCCACTTTTAACTTCGATAAATGTAATTTCGTCATCTCCAAATGATATATAATCTATAGGTTTTCCTAAAAAAGTGCAGTTTTCTGGTTCGAATTCGAATTGATCTAAAAAAGGCGCTAAAGTTTCTGCGATATGACCTAACCTAACTTCGCTACTCTTCTTTTGAGAGACTACTTTTTTTCTGGCTTCAGTTTCTTCTTGTAATTTTGTCTGAGACTGTTCGAGTTGTTTTAGCAAATCTTTTTCGCGCGAATCTAGTTCTAATTTTCTTTGCGATAAAAATTGTTGTTCTTTTTCAAAAGTTGATCTTATACTATTTAATGTATCTTCTCTTGATTTAAACTCGTATTCTTTTTGTGTTAATTGATTCTTTAAATATTGATTTTCGTTATTTAATGAATCGGCGTTAGTTTGTTTTTGTTTAAGACTATAAATTATGTAACTTAGATATAGTATCCATCCCGATAGGAAAAATTCAAGTAAAAAATTCAAAATTATTCATGTAAGTTAATTCCATTGCTTTCGCAATAAGCTATAGAGTATCCTGACTTAAAGCTAAACCTATCAATATACATAATAAAAGGAATGATAAGATACACCAAAGGCTCAGAAAATCCTAAAACGATAAAGAGTACAGAAAAAATTGCAATATAGGGGCAAAATTTATTTAAACAAAAATTTATGTAATTAGTAGTCATGCTATTATAATCTTGTAATTGATACGATACGATCATGGCGGAAAGACCTCATCGACTTCCTTCCATAACAAAAAGCTCTAAAACCAACATTGTCTCGACATTCTTGTTTATTACCAAAAGAATTAAATAAGTCAGGCTTGTTTATTACATAGCTTTTGATCTTACTCTCCTCTGTCCTGTAAACAATCAAGTATTTAGGTGAAAATTTATTTAATAGCCAATGATATATTTTCATAATTAAATTCCTGTACTCCCAAAGCCGCCGTCTCCACGATCAGTTTCACTTAATTTTTCCGCCTCTTCAATATCTACCCAAGGTAATTTAATAATCATGAGCTGACCAATTTTTTCTCCAACTTTATACTGCTTCTCTCCTAAAGCTGGAAGACTCATCCTTAATTTAATCTCGCCACGATAACCAGAATCAATTACTCCAACAGAATTTCGCAAAAAATGATCTGTCTTTGATATACTTGAGCGAGGAAAAACTAGTCCTACATAACCATATGGTATCTCAACTGCCAAACCTGTTCCGTATTCGTAATACTGAATTGTTTTTGACAATGAAACCGCCGTTAAATCCATACCTGCATCGCCCTTTTTTGCGTAACTAGGTAATACAGAATTTTTGTTTAATTTTTTAACTTTTAGAATCATAATTTATGAGATAAATCATACCATGATCTATTTTAAAAGTCAAGACTTTTTAACACTTTATTTTAAAAACTACTCAGATTCTTGAGTATCAACTTTTTTCCAAACATGATGTCTGCATTTTTTGAGTGCATCAGAAATTCTTACATGAAAAATAGCTTCTCTTGTTTTATTCCTTCGGTATAATCTATTGTGCGCTGACCAACTATCTTTTACAAAAGGCAAGTCCCATCTAGCGATGTTATTTGCTTGTATCCAATTTCTGAAATCATCTTTTTGAATCAAAACAAAATCATTTTTACGTTCGTATACGATAAATGTGCATTTTTTATATAGCCATCCATCTTTACCATACTTATCTTTCGCTTCGACCCAACCATATACGTGTTTTCGTCTTTTACTTGTTTTGATAATAGTCTTTTTAATGGCAAGAGCAAAGGCATTCTTGGGATTGTCAGGCTTCCATATCACAAGATCAATATCTTCAGTTTTTTCTTTAGCGGTTGAACTACGATATTTAAATCCATTCTTTTCTAGACAATTAATAAAAAAAATGAAGGCGTTGTTATTTTCGCGCTGTGCCATAATTATATATGGTACACTAAATTATCTAATTTTGTTAGGTTTTTGAGTCTTCGTGACAGACACTCTTTTAACATCATTAGGATCGTACTCTTTTAATACTGATCGTAATTTTTCAGCTCGAATTTCTGCATCAGAAATACTTGTATAATTTGTATCTTCGATACGGCGTTTATTTCTAGTCACAACATAAAATGTTTGAGATTGCTTTGTGCTTGTCATGTCATATATTATATGGCGAGACCAAGCTTTCTTCTAGTAATTGTTCAGAAATACTTTTATATCCAACCCAAGGTTTTGCATTTGGTTGATTATTATATAAGTCACGAGCATAAATATATTTTATATCGCCTAGGATTCTGCCATATTTTCCTTTTCTATCAAGAAAAGTTTTAATTAAAAGACCTTCTGGTTGAGAACTTCCATGCTTAAGCAATTCAATCAATCGTTTTTTTGCAACCAACCCCTTTTGTTTTTCTTTTATTCTTTTTTGCTTGTCTTTGATTGAGCTTTGCAATCTAGTTTCTGGAGCATTTATGCCGTAAAGCCTAACACGCTCTTTTAGGGACACTCCAAAGCCGAGATCGATAATACCATCAACAGTATCTCCGTCAATCACTCTAGTAAAAGTAAAATGATATTGATGCATTAACGTTTATAAAGAGCGTTAAAAATTGACTCTGATTTTTTTCTTAGAGAATCTCTAGATTTTTGCTCGGCTTCTCGCAAAGCTTGCTCAGCCATTTCTTTTTCGGTTAATTGCTGTTGGGCATTATCTTTTTCACGCTTTAATTTTTCTAGCTCAAGAATTTTAGCTTGTTTCTTTTCGGCGTCTGCTTTTTCTTGTTCTGGAGTGCCTTTTGCGACAATTAAAAATAAGACTTTTTGTGTTGGATCTGAGTTGATAAGATCTTCAGAATACTCAATTAGATCAAGCCATTGTTGCTTATCAACCTCTACATAGTAATCGCTGCTTTTAATTTCATCGGGCAACGAGCTGCTAGTAATTAAAGCATAATCGAGACTCAATTCACTTCCTCCAATATAATCTGACTAGCCAATTTCCATCGGCCCCGCATGTAAGTTTTTTGTATACAGATGCGCCAATAGGCAGCTGACTTAAAGCTTCAGCATAAGCTGAAGCTTTAGTAACGCCAGAGCCTATAGCGGAGCCAAATATGTTAGCGCAAAGAGCTTGCCCTAAAAACAAAGATAGCACCAAGAGCAGTTTCATTATTGCAAACTTTCTGGCAAATCTTCGTCAACTACAGGAGCAGAAGATGCTACAGGATCGCCATCCAAGATTTCGTCTGACTGCTCTTCTTTTTTGCTTTCTTGATAAACAATAAAATCAGGAGCTTTTTCATTTTTCTGCTTACCCTTGTTGGTAAATACAACAACCCTGATTTCTTGCTCAGTCCCAAACTCACCAAACTTTAAGATGCCAGAAAGGTATTTTTGGCTTTTGCCATCTCGTCTCCAAAGAGCGCCGAGCTCGCGTTTCTTCCAATCGCTTTGTTGCGATGTAACAGTATCATTATTATCATTCATAATTGTTTATTAATCATTATTATACATATTTGACAATTTGTCAAGGAAAATTCTTCGCGCACCAGAACTCAAAGCTAAGTATTGCTTTTTAAGCTTTTTAAAAACGCGTCTTTGGGCAGGATCACCGCTTTCATAATTTATAATTCTTTTAATTTCTTTAGAGATTTTTTGATTCATAGTGTAAAAAATATAGTGAATGTAATAATAGAGGCTTATCTATCTGAACCTCCAAGCTCGATACATTGCTTTAGGGATGTTACATTATATGCAAATTGCATGATAAATAAAACTGTTTTAGTTGAATGTGAGAAATTTGAAAAAGACATGTATTACAAGTGGTTAAAATCTTTTGGCGCTTATGACTTTGTAGAAGATATAGTGTCTACCAACAGAGAGCAGGGATTTAAGATAGGATTAAATAAAGGAAATATTGCTGTAGACAGAATAAACGAAGTTAATTTAAACGAGATCATAACAAAATTAAAAATTTTAGATAGATAAGTGGGCGTCGATCATATCGTAAACATTATCATTATGTTCTCCAATAATTGGGTTACCATATCGATCTTTAATAACGTTATAAAAATGTTTTTCAACAATTACAATCTTAGCGGCTTTTGTGTAAATGTCTTCACCGAATTTATCGATAAAAGCGGATCGAAGGCCATTTAAAACTTCATTATGATCTTGATTAAATGCGAATTCAAAATCTAAATCGTCAGATGATATTAAAATTAGCATTTTTCTTTGTTTTCGGTTGATTTATGAATGCAATAAGCTATAAACATGCATAGCGTAACAAAATAAAGAGAGCTTTCGTACTGTGCTAGTGCGAGCATAAAAGAAAAAGACACGATAGGTAAAATCATAAACGAAGTATAGAATATTTATAATAATTTGTCAAGCATTATCTGTATTCTTTTCTCAAAAGCCTCCAACGATCCGAATCAATTGGCTTGTCTCCACTATCAATAGCATATAGCATTTGAATTACTTCTTCAAGACTATTATAAATAAATTTGTGAGGCAGCATTCCAAGCATCCATAAAGGAGTCTTAGCTTTTCCACCTTCCATGCTAATAAAAACAGGCTTTTTCATACGTACTGCAGTTACAATTTCTTCTGCGCTCCCCCAAGATGCAACATCTGGAACTAAATGAGCAATAATAAAATCACTACGATCAACTAAATTTAAGTCATATGAGCGCACTGTTTTCATTTTATCAGTTACTCGATCATACTGCTTGGTCTTCATCCAAGTTTCCATTTCTTGACGAGAGGCTTCATCCTCTTCCACGTCTTTTATGAATGGCTTTTCGTATGGATTAAAACAAGTAACCTCAAGCGGCGCAAGTTTTTCAGTCACTTCTTTCCTCCAATCTCTGCCACTAAGATATTGCATGTGGCCAACTAAATATGTTCGAGTTTTATATAATAAATTCATACTACTAACGTAGCATAAAGCCTATCAACTGTCAAGAAAATTTAAAAATTATTTCTGTTTTTGGCTTGAGGACTTTAATTGATTTAAAAGAATCTCTGCCAGCTTCTAAGATTTTTTCTGACAACGGGTTGGTAATTTTTTCCTCTATGACTCTAGGTATAGGTCTTGCCCCATCTTTAAGCGCCAAACATTCTTTTGATATTAAATCTTTGACAGGCTGACTAATAGATAAACGAATGCCTTGATCTTTAAGTCTAGATATTAATTCATGCAAATGTAGGTTAACAATCTTGCCGTAATTATCATCATCAAATGTTTTAAAAATTATGATTTCATCTAATCTATTAAGGAACTCTGGACTTAAAGCTTTCAACGCTTCTTTTTTAACTCGATCTTTAATTTCTTGTTCTTGATATTGTTGTGAAGCCGCCGCAAAACCAACTCCAACATTTCCCTGTGCTATTTTAGAGCCTATATTGCCAGTAATAAAAATTACGCAATTTTTAAAATCAATGTCTCTACCCATGTTATCTTGAATCTTGCCCTCGTCTAAAATTTGCAAAAGTGTTTGAGTAACATTTCCATGCGCTTTTTCTATCTCATCAAACAATATAACGCTATAAGGCTTTTTACGCACCTGCTCTGTTAGTTGGCCTGACTTTTCATAACCAACATAACCTGGAGCTGCGCCAATCAATTTTGAACCAGTAAAACTATCGCTGTATTCACTCATGTTAATGTTAATAAAATTTTCTTTGCTACCGAATAATTTTTCGGCAACTATTTTCGCTGTGTGAGTTTTCCCTACTCCAGACTGACCAAGCAATAAGAAACTACCAATTGGTTTATTTTCGTTTTTTAACCCAGCTTTATTTCTGATTAAGGCTTTGGCTATAGCTGAAATAGCTTCTTCTTGACCTATAACAATTTTATTAATCTCTGATTCAAGATTTAAGAATTGCTTTTCAGAAGTTTCGGAAATTTTATCAACTGGAACATTAAGTTTTTTTGATAATATAAAATATATATCTTCTTTTGTAACTGTAAAATTTTTCTTCTGATTACTATCGCTCCATCTTTTAAGTATTTTTTTATAATCTTTGAATAAAATATCTTGTCTTGTAGATAAATCAGCTTTCGCTGCTACAGAAACACATTGATCCTCTTCTTTCATTAAATGCTCAAGTTCTGCTTCTATCTCTAGCGCTTTTTTAGGCCTTTTAAAATTAGCGATCTTGACTTTTGAACCAGCTTGATCCATAATATCTATGGCTTTATCAGGCAAATGTCTATCGTGAATATACTTCATAGACAAACTAACACATAAATCCAAAGCATCATCGTCATATTTTACATTGTGAAACCCTTCGTAATTATCGACTATGCCCTTTAGAATTTTTTTACAATCTTTTGCGCTTGGCTCACTAACATTAACAGGTTGAAACCTTCTTGCTAAAGCTCCGTCTTTTTCGATATGCTGTTTGAATTCATTAAGAGTAGTAGCTCCGATGCATCTAATTTCACCTCTTGCAAGCATAGGTTTTAAAATATTAGCAGCGTCCATACTGCCTTCTGCCGCGCCTGCTCCAACTAAAGTATGAATTTCATCAATAAATAAAATAAGTTTAGGCAATTCCTTTAATTCATTAATTAAATTTTTTAATCTTTCTTCAAACTGACCACGATATTTTGTTCCAGCGATCATGGCCGCTAAATCAAGGCCGAAAATATTATGACCTAGCAAATATTCTGAGCATTCAGACTTTATAATGGATAAGGCAAGTCCTTCGACTAAAGCAGTTTTACCAATTCCAGGATCGCCTAAAATAATTGGATTGTTTTTAGTTTTACGACATAAAATTTCAGTTAACTGATCTAAACTTTCTTGGCGACATATGACTTTACTAAATTTACCTTGAGCTGCTAATTCATTATAGTTAATAGCATAGGATTCTAAAGCTGTTTTTTTTGATGGTTTAGTCGATATTTGAGGAGCGTCATTAACTTCGCGATCATTAGTAGATGTTTTTTCAGCTTCAAGAGAGGTAAAAATCTGACTAGACTCGAGCAAATAAGTTTTTATAGCTATAGACAAAGACTGTTTATTGATACCAGCATCTATAAAGAAATTTTTTGTTTTAGGCGAATTATATTGAATAATAGCAATCAGCAAGTGTTCTGTACCAACATAAGATTGCTGTAAAGAATCTGCTGATTTATAAGCAATCCCTAAAATAGCTTTAAAGTCTTTGGTGAAAGGGATATTTTGTTTTTTTGATCTTCCAATTGGCATATTTTTCTCAATGTGCTCACGAAAAAAATCAATGTCATAACCGCTAAGATCAAATATTTCCCTTAGTAAACCACGGCTTTGAGAGACTAGCCCTAATAATAAATGCTCTACATCTACTTTAGAACACTTAAAGTCTATTGCAAGTGTGCGCGCTTTCTTGAGAGCGTCTTGAGCTCTTGGGGTGAAATTTGGAGTTGATTCCATCATATATTATTACACATTATTCAGATTTAATATCACTAAGCTTCATATAAATTTTTTCATCCATTATACTAAAGGAGTCAACGAATAAAATATCTTCCCCTTTGCTTCCGCGAAAAATTACAATACTATCTTTGGATAATCCTTTTGGATTTTTTTCATTAAATTTAGAAAGGACTTCTACGCGATGCCAATTGCCGTTTTCACCCCTTGTATTTCTATCCATCAGCATGATTGGGTATTCTCCTACCTCATCTTTAATCATTATTTTTAAATAATTATTACCATTTCTACTAGTACCTTTTATAAAATCAGATACCACCCCAATAAAACGGTTATAACTATCGCGCTCAAGATTTTTAAAATCAAATGAATCTCCAAACTTTTGATTATTTTCAGAGAAAACATCTTTTAATGCAATCGTGGGGCTATAGCCTAACAATTTAGTTTCAAAATACCAATTAGCAAATTTCTCATACTTTTTATTTTTATCATAGATCTGCTTATAGAGATCATATTTTTTACGAAAAGTAGCAAAACGACTTTCTTTCATTAAAGGTTTGCCATCATCAGCAATCAATTGATCTTGAACTACAGCCTGTATTGTATTAAGAACATCCCAATTGTATTTTGGGCCTAAAGCTTCAAAGTTTCTTTTTTCGCGATCAGTTAAAACGTTAAACGATTGAGCTTCAAGCACCAACCTTGACCGACTCTTTTTGTGGTCTGATAAGGCGCCAGCTTGTATTAATGCTGAAAGGATTCCTATATTTAGCCCAGCCTCTTTAGCAGAAAGAAAGATATCATACTTGTTTGGGTTTTCACTATTACGAAAATCTTTTAACGCTTGCAATGATTTTTCACTGACTCCTTTGATACTGTTTAAACCAAAACGAATATCATCACCTTCAATTTTAAAATCCATATCAGACTTTGCCAAATCAGGAGGCAATAATTCAATACCGAAGAATGACAACTCCTGACATACTTTACTAATTTCTTCATGAGGAGACGGTTCGTACTTCGCCATCTTTAATAAAGACATAAAAAATTGCTGAGGATATTTGAATTTAAGATAAGCAGTCCAAGCTGCAAGATTAGCATACGCAAGGCTGTGTGATTTATTAAATGAGTAATTTGCACTATCTTCAGCAACCCTCCATAAAATGTCACCAACTGAAGAATCTAATTTATTCTCCTCGATTTTGTTTTCGATTTTTTCTTTCCAAGCTGGCATTTGATCAATTTTTTTCTTACCGACAATTCGCCTTAACTGTTCAGCTTCATCAAGAGTAAATCCTATTTTTACAGCCATTTTCATCAACTGCTCTTGGTAAAGTGGTATCCCGCCCGTATAAGATAGTACTTCATCAAAAACTTGGTGCTGACTTTGGAATTCGCCTGTCTTTGAGTACGTTGAATATTGATCTAAAAATTCTAATGCACCTGGCCTTGCAATCGCAACAACAGCACTTAATTCCTCAAGATTCTTAGGTTTGATCTTTTTACAAACATTAAAGTTAGTATAAGCTTCGATTTGAAAAAGTCCTTGAGGCTGCTCTAAATTTTTAAACGCTTCATATATCTTAGGGTCATCTGGGTCAATCGATGCAATATCTAAATTTAGTTGCTTACATACATCATAAACCACGCTTAATGTTCGTAAACCAAGGATATCAAACTTTACCATCAGTTCTGCCACCCAATTCATGTCATAGCCACTTACCAGCGCACCTTCATTAGTAAGTTGCACAGGACATATATCTTCAAGTTTTTGAAAAGAAATAGCAATACCTGAAGGATGCACACCTGTATTTTTATTTAAACCTTCAAGCTTGCGAGCAATGTTAAACACTTCTTTATTGTCGTTAACCCAACGCTCAAAAACCTCGCTTTCTTGATAAGCCTCAATCAAGGGAGCTACTTTACCAAACCGTTTTGGAATAGTATCGCTGACTATATTAACTTCTTGTTCGGAATAATTCCCTGCGATCTTACCGCACTCCTTGATGCATAGTTTACCGCTAAGAGTATTTAAAGTTAAAATTTTTGCAGTCCTGCCAGGATATTTATTTTCGATATATTGAATGACTTCTTGTCTTCGCTCATAAGAAATATCATTATCAACATCAGCTAAAAGACTTCCATCTAAATATGTCACTCCATCTTTTTCTATTTTTCGAGCTCTACTTTTAGAAACAAACCTTTCGAAGAAAAGTTCATACTTAACAGGGTCAACTTTAGTGACGTTGATCAAATATAAAATTAAAGAGCCTGCCGCCGAACCTCTACCTGGCCCAGTAGGAATATCATTTTCATGACAAAAATTAAGGACGTCCCAATTCAAAAGAATGTAATCAACGAAACCAAGCTTATTTAGGATATCAAGCTCCATCCTAGCTCGTTCAAGATACTCATCTTTTTTAGGATCTTCATGAAGACCTTTCTCTTTCATGCCATTCCAGCATAATCTTTTAAGGAAATCAAAGTTAGAAATGTCAGATGAAATGTCTAATTCTTTGTAATACCTAGCTTCAATATCAATTTCTGGCAAACGAACTCCAGGCGGACAGACATCTTCGTACTTTATGCAATTATTTACAAAACTCATATTTCAATATTCCAAATCAATTTCTTAAATACTTCATAGTTTTTTTCGATATCATATAATGCATCATGAAGTTTTGCGGCATTAAATCGAATGTCATATTTTTTACACAAATCAATTAACTTATTTTTTCCTTTTGAACGCTTCAATGATAGTATTTTATATTGCCATTGTAATAAATTATCACTAGATTGTAAAGCAATATTTTCATTAATTGCACGAGATAAAGATAGAGTATCGATTAACTGACTTAAGTAACTGTAATCTGGTTTTTGATTAAGAAGTCGGCGGCAGATTCCATGCATGTAAACATCAAAGCCTAATATATTATGACCGACCTTTAGGTATTCTGGGTCATATAAATACTTTTCAAAATGTTGGATTGGCTGAAGAGGATCAACTGCTTTTTCATCATGTTTCTTTTGTGTCCAACCCGTGACTTTTGCAGCTCCTTCTGAAACTTTTAAGTCATCCCATTTTAGCCAATAATCTTTCTTCTCGATTATACGATCATCGTTGATCACAATGAAAGCTAACTGCCAAGGCTTGTTTCTTAGCGAGCCTAAATTAAGACCACAAGTCTCAAAATCAAAAAATACATACTTCTGTTGTTTGTTAAATCTTAATAAATTTTTTCTCATATTTGAAAATGTTTTACATTTTTGAGAGAAGAAAGGTCATTTCCTCCTGCATAACTAATCGCGCTTTGTAGATCTTGCTCTATTTCAATCAATTTTTTCTCGTATGTCATTCCATTATTTGCAATATGATTAAGCTTGCCTTCAATGTGTTTTCTATGACCTTTATTTTCATAACTAGCAGAGCCGAAATAAGCTTTATGAAAAGAACCATTGATATCAACGGGAAGCGCTGGACTATCCACACAAGACGCGAACAAGCCTCCTGCCATAACCATGTCTGCACCAGCTACTAAAGCCTTAGCGATATCACCATTACATGCTATTCCTCCATCTCCAATAATAGGTATTTTTTTACCCGCATCAAAATCATCACGCGAAGCATAGCAATCACCACAATTTTTAACACAAGTAAACATTGGAATCGTAAAACCTGTTTTGTCTTTTGTTGTGCAAGGAGAGCCTTGGCCTATTCCGACCTTAATAATATCAGCGCCCCAATTAAATAAATCAACAACAGCATCTGGGGTTGCAACATTACCAGCAATAATTATCGCATCAGGTAAATGTCGTTTGATCCAATTTATCATTATCTTCATTCTTAGGGAATGTCCATGGGCTATATCGATAGTAAGGTAATCAACTCGATGTTCACGCTTACGAATCTTCTGGATAGCCATTTTATCTTTAGTTTTAACACCAACACTAAATGAAATATTATTCCATTCTTGAGCGTCAGCGACATCCTCAGCTAAATCGCGGTCAAATCGATGCATGATATAAAAATAATTATTCTCACTCATCCATTTCGCAATATCAATATTAATAACTGACTTCATATTCGCAGGAATAATTGGGAGTTTGAATTTACAATTAGCTATTCCAATACTAGTATCTGCATCGGAACGGCTATGACACTCGCTATAACGAGGCACAAGACATACATCTGAATATTTATACGCTTTCATAATCTAAATAACTTTCAAAACAAAATTCGGGGCTAGCACAATGATCTAAATTTGGCATATCTAAGCTTCTCGCTTTGTTGGAAAAACTTCTGTTGCAAATGCATTTATAAGTTTGATACGCTTCAAAGTCTTCTCGCTTTTCGTAATAAATACTTTTTACTTTTTGCATTTCAAAATCATTAGCTTTGCAATAATTTTTAATTAAATCTTGCAATACAATGTCAAATGGCAATTGATTATCTTCTATGAGATAAACAGGTTCAAAAAATGAATCATCTAGCATGCATGGCTGTTTATAAGAAAATGAATTATGAAAAAGATAGGAATCATAAAAAGGTATAGCGATTTTTAAATCCTTATCATTATAAAATGTTTTTAATGTAGCAAAATCTATCTTTCCATTGCCTTCGGTAAAGGCTTTGCTGTAAATTTTATTCAATAATATGCAGCCGCTAGTATTATTTGCAAATATAACGACCTTATGAATACACATCGGATTTTTCTTGTCAGGAATGATCGACATATCATCACAGACACTCATCCGTAAACCAAATACCAACTGTAGCCCCAACGCATCGGATTGTTTTTTAGCTTCAAGAAATCCAATTAAAGAGTCTTCGACTAAAACGACTTTACTAAGCTTGTGCTTTTTGGCAATATCAAAGACGCTTACTGCGCCCCCATCATCTTCAGAGGGAGAGTTTAATGTTAAGATGCTCTTGCCTATACTATAGTGAGACTTAAATAATGGAAGCATACGAATATACTACCAAAAATGATTGCTAAAGTCAAGATTTAAATCAGAAATCTTGCCTTTGAAGAGGTATTAATCTTCTTTTTTCTTCTTGCTTGATTCTTGAGCTTTCTTAAGAGCTTTTGGATCAGGGTAATCTTTGTCGCCTGGTTTTGCTGGCTTGTAATCCTTGCCCATCCTTTTCTTTTTCTTACGAATGTTTTCCCAAAGACCAGGTTTAGAGGCGTCAGACTCTTCATGATCATCCTCACACATAGCTTCGCTATTTTCATCTTCTTGTTTTTCTGAACTTTTTTTGTCTGAATCTTTTTTATCGCCAGATTTCTTTTTCTTTTTCTTTTCTTCAATCTTTTTTTGCAAAGCAGGAGGTAATTTTTTTTGTTCTTTGCTTAGTTCAGCTTCTGATTCATCAAGCAATTCAATCAATTCATCATCCGATATTTCAGAGCCCTTAGTCACATTAGTCACGCTTTTTTTCGACCACATTTTGCAGGACCAATAGCGCGCTTTCCACTTTGGACCAGGATTTTCACAGTTGTGACGAGCTCTAAAACTTTTACGGCGAGCAGGATCATCACGTTTAATCTCCATGTTTGGATCTCCAAAGTTCACTTTGACCACATTACCTTTTTCGTTTTTGACATAAACAGAAAATTTCTTGGGCCCGCCCGATGTTCTAAAAGGCTTATTTAGTTTTTTACCTTTGGTTTTTTCAGCAGCCCAAGCTTCATTTGTTATAGTCTCTTCAAAACCTTCTGGTTTTTGTAAATTAATTTGTTTAGAAAAATCGAGTTCCATGTTTTTATTTACACTATATTTTTGTATTTTAGAATTAAATTCACAAGTTTTTCATCAATTTTATATGGAAAAGAATCTAATGTATTGAGATCAAACCATCCATACTCAGTATGTTCAAAATTTAGATCAGGATAAACAAGTTCATCAAAGCTAGTTCCGTAAAGAGTAAAGTCTTTTATTTGGCCAATTAGTTCTAACGGGCTTTCAATAGTTAATTTAGACTCTTCAAACAACTCTCTCTCTGCTGCATCTTGTGGAGTTTCGTTCTCTTCTATACTGCCTGCAAATACAGCCCAATAGCCTGGCAAGGAACATAACTCTCCTTTGTAAAATTCAATTCTCTTGGCTAACAGTATATTGTTGCCGTGAAATACCGCTACTCCTGCTGACTTGCTCATAATGTGAATTCGTCTTCTATTTCTTCATCGTTTGAATATTGATTGTGCCTTGGGCATCCATTATACTTCATCTTCTCTATTGTATATCCCTCTTGCAATTTTTCAATTAAAGAATCTTTATCATCTAAATATGCACTACCTTTTGGATTACCATCTTCGTCTTTAAGTAACCAGTACTCAAAACTAAACTTAAAAGCGCAATGCCATTTTGGGTTGCCATCTTTTTTAAGCTCTCCTGGATATGTAGCGAAACCACATTGCAACCTATCACAAAAACCAGAGCCAGAAGGGGGAAAACCTCTATCGTAAGCATAATTCTCTTTAGCATTATCCTCATCAAAGTTATCTATGTAATTTTGCCACTCAGTTAATTCATACTCAAAACCTTCAAGCTCTTCATTTGATAAAGGACGCATTTCAAGAACGCCCTCTCCTGATTCACCTAAGAGGTCATTCCCTAAATCAAACTTTAAAAATATAAACTCACATTGGCGCTGATTGTATTCTGGAAACATTGTTTTTGTAGCAAGAGAATAAAATAAATCCTGCAAATTATTATCCACTTCGCTTCCTTTAAAAACTTCTTTACTTGTTTTAAAATCTCGAATTAATGCAACGCCTTGTTTTTTATAAAGAAATAACTTATCAATAAATCCATTAATGTGATAGCGCTTCTCTCCTTCATCAACGATGATATCAAATTTTTTCTCTGAATATTCTTTAGAAACCTTCCCTATTTTATCGCCAAAATAATCATACTCTAATCCATTTAGGGTCATGCTTTTTATCAAATCCATGTTTTCTGGATCATCAACGTTCAATTTATTGGCCCAAATCTCAACTAATTTTTTAACAGAAGGCACGGCAAAAATATCTTGAGACTTAATCACTTTATTGTAATATTTTTTTCGCTTGGGAATGCATAAAAGCTCAAGAACCAAATGACATATTGTTCCTCGAGAAGCGCCGTCGTTAGATAAATCTGGAAGCTTGAGTTTGTATTTGCACCAATATTTCCACGAGCATTCTTTCGCGGTTTTGATTCTACTGGCGGAAAGCCTTGTCATTTCAGGGTCAGACATTTTCTTCAATTATTTTAATGTTATTGGCAAGTTCTTTTGAAAGTAAACCCTGTTCTTTCATCTTATTGGCAAAAGATAGAATTTGTGACGCTCGATTTTTAAGCTCGCAATTGCATTTATTATTCCATTCGGTAAAATCTTTAGCCTTCATTTCTCCAAAATCAGTTTTAGTAGGTAGGCATATAAAGAGTTTATCGAAGTCAAAATGATTTAGTAACTTTAAGTAATTTTTAATTGCTCCTCTTGCGCCTCGATTTTCTTTTTTATCGTAGTCGTTATTGAACGATATTATTATACGGTCTACATCTAAAGAAATCAAGTGGCATAACAATTTAGATGATATACTTAAACCAAAAGACACTAATGCATTATGAAAATTATGCTGATGCAAACTTAATAAATCACCAATACTTTCGGCAATAATAACCGATTTAGAATCTTCAATGGCTTGAGGGACATTTAAAGTATCAGTAATAGGAACATAGTAAGGATAAATCCAATTAGTTTTTCTACCAATGTGCTTCCATTTAGGAACATTTTCTCTTTGAGCCATGTCTCTACCTGAAAAACCATGTATTCTGCCATCTAAGTTATAAATGGGGAAAACAAATCTTTGATACATCTGACCCTGAGTGGCAAGGCCTCCGCGTAAAGAAGCAAGCGTTTCAGTCTTGATACCTTTTTGATTATAAAATTCATAATGAGGAAATAAATCTTCCAGCATTGATTCTTCATATACTTTTTCCATATCGAGTCTATCTTCCTGAGTAAAGGTTTTGGGTTGAGGATTATGATAGTCAATTGAAATATACTTATCAATAATTGACTTGTCGTTTGAACCAAAGTGAACTTCAAGCAACTTGACAAAAGGTAACGCAGTAGTGCCTTCAACAAAATCGCGCCAAACCCCACTATTTTTCCAGATTTGAAGAGCAGTTTGATTATCTCCATTTCTATACGCAGCATTAGCATGCCAGTATTTACCCCTGTCAGTTAAATTATAACCGAGCTCCTGTAAAATTTCCTGAATCCTATCAGGAGATAAATTATAAGTCGAAATCGCCATCTTGATCAGGGGTTAAACCATTCACTCTCATTTGTTCAGCCATGTCACGTAGATCTCCAATTTCTTCTACTCCAAAGTTATCCATTCTTAAAAAAATACAGTTCTGCTCTGGCCTATCATTGCCAACAGCCTGACCATCGTCACCAATCGCAGGTATAAGTACTGGCTCTGAAGCTCGCAGCCTATCCTCTCCAAGATGCCGATTTTTGATACATTTTAAGCGATGAGTTGCGCGAGCATAGGCGTCAGGTTCAATCTGTAATTCCCGTGGAAGTCGCGGTCTTAAAATAAACAAATGAGATGCAAATTGAGTAATCTGATCAGATAAAGACACAATACTTTCATCATCGACAATTGCATCTGGATGACGATTTGCAGTGATACCCGAACGATTACTTTGAACGCTCGTAATCATGCTTATTACTGGTCTACCATTATGGGTAATTTCTTTATGAATCATATTCTTGCATTTGTCAACAAAATCAGCTACAAATTGCCATGAAGCTTTGTTTTGATCATTTTGATTGGTGGCTTTAATGTAGTCATAACTAAACAACATATTATTACCTCGGCCAATTTGAGAATAGTAATATCTTTTTGCTATCTGCAGCATCTCATCACAACTCAAGCCTCCAACATTGTAATAATCAAAGCGCATACCTTTAGCGTACTCAAAAGCTTTATAAACTTTTTCACGAGTCTGCTCTTCAGAAACCTCTTGTCTAGTAATTGGATCAATGTAACTAGAACTCCTCCATTTTCCACTCTCAATCAAATACATTGGCACTCCAGAAATTGCGGAACATTGGCGCATTTGAAGTTCAAGCTTACTCATTTCTCCATTATCAAAATGCAAAACAGGCAAGCCATGCTCTTTAGACATTTTAGTTACAAAGTCTATACAAAATGTTGTTTTACCAACACCTGTCCTTGCGCAAATAACAGTTATATTTCCTGGTCTTGCTAAAGATCCATACATACTGTTTGTACGAGGCATATGAGGAGCAAGAAAGCCTGGGTCTCTTGGGTTATCAGCTAAATCTTCAATGACATCTGATAGATCATCGTAAATATTCTCAGGCTTGACATCTTCTTTACACAGCAGATTAATTTTATCGTTATACAACTTATCATACTTTCGAACAACTTCTGTTAAGTTAGGATTTCCATCATTTTTAATCTCAGAAGATATCTCTTCGCAGATTTCCCTAATACCCCTCTTTGCGGAAAGGTTTTTTAATTCTTTGGATATTTCAACAACAGCTTTAGCGGAAACCTTCTTTAACAAAAGAGAGCGAACATAATCTCCCACATCAATATTATCGACGAATGATATGTTTGCGGCTTTTAGCCGTTCAATAATAACAACATCATCTAAAGCTTCTGCTTTTCCATTAGACAGTATATTTTTAATGACTCTGAATATAGTTCTATGCACAAAACTACCATTCTGAACAAAAAAATCATTCTCATCAATTAACCCCGCAATATCACCATATGAATTTGGATACTGCATTAAACACGATAATAGCTGTTTTTCCAGCTCTTTTGAATTTAACATACCGAATGTTAACAAATTAAACTGTAAAAGTCAAGAAAATACTACAAAGATTCGTCGCCTCTATTATATAACTCTGATTCTTCTATCTGAATGATATATTTTTCGAGAGCTTTTCTGAGTCCCATATCTATGATTTCATTATCAGTTTTTGTATAGACCATAGGAGAGCCATCTTGATTAACGAAAGCTAAAATGAAACCCCGATTGCCATCAGTAGATCCAGAAAAATCAAACAATTGTTTCAAGAAGGATTCTGGCAAAACAAAATTAGGTAGATCATCATGATTAAAATCATTTTCGTCCATATCAATATATTACACGCAATTATAGGTAAACACCTAAATTAGCAAATGTCTTTTTATTTAGTTCATGTTTAATAGACCCAGTTTTATTCGCATATATCTCAACCAAAATTATATCATTTAGTTCACAAAAGTCCCTTTTTTGTTGGTCCCTTCTGATATGACTTATGAATCCTGCTCTTCGTTTATGAAAGAAAGGAGTGTATTGATCATGCTGTTTGCCATGAATTTCGACAGCGACTTTTTTATTCGCGTTATAAAAATCAAAATTTAAGCGAGAACCAGCAACAGGAAACTCTTCAAATACAATGTGATTAGACCAATACTTTTGCAAGAATTGCTTGGCTTCAAATTGAATATTACTTTTGCTTTTTGCCGCCCAATCAATAAGATATTTTTTCGCACGAGTCACTCTTTTTTCAGAACCCGTTAAAGTTTTAAAAATCATCGATTATTGACAAACAACATTTTTAAAATAAGCCCCCAAAAACTTACTTAACTTTTCATTCTCTTCAAGTAAGGCGCTTAGTTTAGCTTCTCCTTGTATTTTCTCTGGAAACTCCAGTTCATTTTCTTTAAGCAGCTCAATAAAAGATTCGTCAGCCGTGATCCAAGCACCTCGTTTATGGATGTATTCCCAGCCATATAGCATATCAATAATCTCTTTCTCAATCCATATAGAATTTCCTTCATTTCTACCGTACCGAATAGGATACTGAAGCATATAATTAGTTTTTTCATTGGGAGATTTTTTGACTGTAATTTTGGCATGATGTCCCAAAATCTTATTTTTATCTTTGTCAACAGGTTGAGTAGGATTCTCAAGAATCAGGTCTTTTTTATGGCGCGCTTCAAACTCAAGAATATAATTTGCAAAATGCAGAAGTGCATTGCCTCCTGTTGCGCTTGTTTGACGAATCGGAGCTTTTGTATAAGGATCTAATTTAATATCCGCTCTTACTTGAGATATAAAAATTGCCATGTGACCACGTTTGGCTAATGCGATACTCATCTTTTGCATAAATTTTGCTCCAAGCAATGCGCCTCCCGCTACTTTATGAGCGTCTTGAAAATCTTTTTTGAGATCTTCCTTCATGATTAATCCATCAAGAGAGTCAAGGATAAAGCAATATTTTGTTTTATTTTCATTGTCCCCTACAAGAGCGCGCATTAGATCAAGAACTGTTTCATAGATATTACTTTCAAAAACAAAGCAATTTCCATCATTCCATTTTTCTTCTTCAGTCGTAAAAGAAACGCCGCTTCTTTCTCTCATTTCTTTGGATAATCTGCCTTCGGCTTTAATATAAAGACCTCTAGAATTTTTCATTGAAAGAAAGTTCTTCATAACCTCTAAAGCTTCTGAAGTTTTACCTCCTTCATTCATGCCGACAAAGCGGTGGAGGCCTGGGCCAAACCCACCTCCTAATTCAAAATCAACATTCAAGCTTCCACTGGAAACTTTATAGTCAATTTCTTCTTCGTAATTATAATGATGATCCTTATTCTCTTTAAGGAACGACTTTAACATATCATTTGCTGTACTCATAATCAATAAAAGTCCCAGATATTCTTTTTCTTTTTGTCTCTGGGTTGTTTGTTTTCGGGTTTATAACTATATTCGAACTTAGTATACTCATCTTCTCTGGTAAAGTCAAGGTATTTTTGATCAATATACTTTTCATTCTTACCTATATAAAAAAGAATATCATCTTTCGGCTCTCCAAAATCAACAGTTAGCCAGAAATCTAAATTGGGGTATTTTGTAAAAATATTTTTCAGAACTTTCATTTGTTTTGAATAGCAATGCTTATCCTTTAGACACTTTGCGCTAACTAATCTTTTTAAAATTTTTCTTGAATTATCTGTAAATACAAAAGCATTAATAAAGTTATCTATCACTTCTTGAGATAAAGGCTGTTGATCTTCTGTTTTGCTATAGCCTGATTGCCAAGTGCTTTTTTTTAATTTCGTATACCAATTATACACTGTACTTTGTGAATAGCCAAGCTTTAAGCAGCAATCTTTTAATGAAAAAGAGGGGTTTTGTTTCGCAAGATCAGCAATTTCATTTAATAAATTGTTAGAAATTTTCGGCATTGTTTTAATTTTAACATTTATAATGAAAAAAGTCAAGCATTTTGTGTATTATAATAGACATGAATAAACGAAAAATTCTTATAATGGGACTTCCAGGCTCTGGCAAAACAACTCTTGCAGAAATCTTGGTTCGTAAATTAAACGCTGCATGGTTTAACGCAGACGCTGTTAGGCAAGATATTTATTCTGAATTAGGATTTTCTCCTCAAGATAGATTAGAGCATGCAAAACGTATGGGCAAGCTTTGCGACTGGGCAAAACTTGGTGGAGGATATGCAATTGCAGATTTCGTATGCCCAACTCAAGAGACGCGCCAAGCATTTGATGCAGATTTTGTCATTTGGGTTGATAGAATTTTAGAAGGTAGATATGAAGATACTAATAAAATGTTTGAAAAACCATTAAACTATGATGTTAGACTAATCGAAGGAACTGCTGATGAATGGGCAGATAAAGTGTTAGAAAAACTTAATGAAAGTGAAGCATGGGATAATCAAGCACCAACCGCATTGCTTATCGGAAGATATCAGCCTTTTCATATTGGTCATAAAACATTAGTTGCTGAAGCAGTTAAAAGAACTGGACAATGTTGCATTGCTCTAAGGGACGTTGGCGGCATTGACGAGAAAAATCCATATGACTTTGATAAAGTGAAAGCAGAGATTCATTCTGCATGCATTGAATTTGGTAATAAAATTAAAGTTGTCGAACTCCCAAATATCATGGATGTATTTTATGGTAGAGGTGTTGGGTACAATATTGAACAACTCGAGTTAAGCAAAGAATTACAAGAAGTTTCCGCAACCAAAATTAGAGCTGGCGAAATCGGCCAAGACGGAAAACCTTTAGGAAAAAGACCAGAATAATTGCCGTTAGCTTACGCTAACTCTCCAAAGGAAAAGCTCCCTAGCAATAGGGAGCTTATTTGTTTAACTCAAAATATCTAAAATTGGCTGACCTTTATGAGCGATTTGAAATGGCCTACCAGATGGAGAATAATGAACATCATTCAGTGACAAACCAAGAGCATATGCGATAGTAGCATTCAAATCTTCTGGCTTAACTGGATTATGCTCGACTTCCATACCCTTATCATCGCTTTGGCCGTATATCGTACCGCCCTTAATAGCTCCACCCGCAAAGAAAGCTGAAAATGCTTTTGGCCAATGATCTCTACCATCTCTTGGGTTAATTTTTGGGGTACGGCCAAACTCAGAAGTAAGAACAACTAAGGTTTCATTAAGCAGACCACGAATTTCTAAATCAAAAAGTAATGCGCCTAATGCCTTATCAACATCTGCGCAATTAGCAGCGACACGATCAAAGTTATTGTCATGAGTGTCCCAGCCACCACGGGTGACTTCAACATAGCGTACTTTATTCTCAATTAGTCTTCTAGCAAGCAAACATCCTTGGCCAAAATTACTTTCACCGTATAATTCCGTCATCGCTTCTGGCTCATCTGAAATATCAAACGCTTTCAAGTCTTCGCTTTGCATTAATTTAACAGCATCTTTGTACAGATCAGTATATGCGCGAATTTGTTTTTGGTTATACTCTTCACTGAATACAGCATTAAGTTGTTCAGCAGTTTTTATTCGATTGTTAAACTGTGCGCTATCTAAATAGTCAGCCATTGAACTATTGGCTAATCCCGCTTTAGCATTTCTTAAAGGTAAAGCTCCGTACCGCGATTCTAAAAATCCTGCTCCTCCTCCGCCTCCACCAATTTTTACATTGGCAGGAATAGTTCTGTTAATTGAGCCAGAAAGCTTTGAAACCCAACTACCAAAAGTTGGATGCACAATTGTGCCGCGCTTCTGATAGCTAGTATGCATCAAATAACTAGCTTGTTCATGAGCGCCTTGATTGCTTGTTACCGAACGAACAATCGCTGCATTATGCATATGCTTTGCGACTGTAGGTAAATTCTCAGAAAGAAATATATCATCAGCACTTGTTTGAATAGCCTCCACTGGCCCTTGAACATCAGGGCTCTGCGGCTTTGGATCAAAAGTATCTAGGTGAGACATTGCCCCTGCCATATTCAAGTAAATAACATAACGAGCTCTTGCGGGGCGAGTGCCTGGCGTCAAAGCGTATGCATTATCATGAATATATGATCCAACTAATGGCATTAATCCTACCCCCAAATAAGATTTGGCGGCTCTAGCAATAAATTCTCTTCTGTTTAATTCGTTTGTTTTCATAATAAAGTGGTGGACGTGAGCGGAGTTGAACCGCTGTCTTTAAATCTTCAATAATACACGTCTACAAGTTTAGTTAATTTTTTTTATAGTTATGATATTAACATCCAACTACTTGTTTCATTTATTGACAGTTTGTGATACAAGTAAACCTTTATCTGTTTTGCAGATTGATGACCCCGTAATCTCTTTATCTGCGTCAAAAGTTACGAGGTAGCAGAAACTAAGCTGCTAAAGCAAGCGACTCGCTTTTTGGCGAGTAAGCTTTAATACGTGACTTGTTGCCATGTAAATTTTTGCATCTTTTTAAGGAGCCAGATGCACTCCTACTTGCAGTATACAAATTCAATTTAAATCGAATCCAGTACACGCCCATAAAATGTTAAAGAACTAATATACTTATACCAAGTATAGATTATATATTACACTATTTATCTTTTTTTGTCAAGCCCTTAATTTTATTATAAAAAATGGGTATATATTTTAATCCAAAACAAAAGAACAGTACTCCTAACATAAGCGCTGCAAAAACCACAAAGCTCGAGTCATCTGAAGCTAAGTAAACTATCTCTTTAGCTTGTAAAACTTCAATAGCTTCTTGATTATTTGGTTTTTTTTCAAGAATTTTTTTAGTGATGCACCCTGACAGGATTAAACAAAGTAGTATCGTTAATTTGTTCATTAGAAATTAAGTATTTTGCTGTTGTTAATATTTTCCACGGGCTTCTGTGTCGTAGTAGAAGTCGTAGTGGTAGGCTTCTGTGTCGTAGTAGAAGTCGTAGTGGTAGGCTTCTGTGTCGTAGTAGAAGTCGTAGTGGTAGGCTTCTGTGTCGTAGTAGAAGTCGTAGTGGTAGGCTTCTGTGTCGTAGTAGAAGTCGTAGTGGTAGGCTTCTGTGTCGTAGTAGAAGTCGTTATATCAATCGTTTTTTTTTAACCTGATCCGATATTAAATCATAAGAAGCTGCTCGTGATCTTTGAAAATTAAGATTTGCGGCCAATAACATAACAACAGCCAGAGGGTCAAATACAAACACTAATATAATAATAACAATTCTAACAGCCCCGCCTAAATCGATAGAGCCAAACCCAAAATCTTCTAACAGCTCGGCTATATATTTTACTGGCCCTACTTCAGCTTCTAACTCAAGCTGAGAATTTTTAAGACGAAAACTTTCTGATTCCATATCATCAATCCTAGCATAAGCCGCTTGAATGTTTGAGTTATACTCTTCTTTCTTGATGGCAACTTCTTCTGTATTGGATTGGTTATCTTGGCGCGAATCTATGCGTTCCCTAATTTTAGAAACTTGACCGTCAGTAGACTCACGAGCTTTACTGATGCGAGCTTCAGCGGCTAGAACTCTTTGTTGAATAGATTCCCTTTCGAGCTTTTGCTTGTCAGCTAATTCTGAAAGCTGTTTAGTTTTATTACTAAATAAACCGCCAGAGGTAGCCTGAATCGCGGCAACTTCTTCATCTAAAACTTTTATTCTATCATTTAATCTGGAGATTTCGGCGTTATCAATTGATATGCTTTTTTCTAATGAAGAATATAAATCGTCTATTTTCTTTTGCTCTAGTTCTATATTGTATACATCTTTATTGGAAGAGTCTTTAGCATCAGAAGATAAATCTTTTAAATATTCATTTTGTCTAGTGATATAAGATTTTTCTCGCTCCATTTTGTTTTCTAATTGAGATGCTAATATTGCAACTTCTTGGGCATCTTTTTGATGTTTAATGTGTGATTTACTTAAGAAACCAAATATACCCATGCTAGTTATAAAGATCAAAACAACAACCGCAGTTGTTAAATATATCTTTAAAGAACGAGGAGCTATTTTCCAATTGTGATGCAACCAACTTGCAGAAACAAGCTTGCCAACTTCTAAAACCCCACCCATGATAACAATAGCCCAAAACACAGCAGGAAACATTGTGGTAAGTCCTATGATACTAAAATACGCTGAGACAAGTGATATGCTCAGTGCCGATAATAAGATTGTATATTTCATTTTTTCCCCTTTTTGTCGTATTGACTATAACATACAGCCGCTCTTTGTTTAGCGTCTGGAAATTCCTTTCGCGCCACTGGATCGCTCATGCATCTCGTGATGAACTTTCCGCGCTTCTCATCTTTTTGCTTTTTTGGTAATGGCATATTTTGTAATACACTTATAATTTTTCAAGCTGAAGAAAAGTTGCGGACTTAGTTCCGTTTCCATATATATATCTATCCTCAGCGCCATCTAAATCAATACCAGTAAAAAATAAATCACCTGTTGCTTGAAAGATATGATTGAAGGTAGCTGTTTGATTATCGAGTGTTCCTCTGTTCGTTAAACTTCCAACTATATTATCAGTAGAATATGAATCTTGGTATGCTATCATACTAGTGCTTACATTATTCGCATCAAATCCATTTACCATAAGCACTTGGCCGCCGAGTCTATAATAAGCGCCATTTTCTAGCCCTGTAAAATGAAGGTCATTAAAATTTGTATCGTCATCTGCAGTTATGTCATTTTGTAATATATTTTCTTGATAACTTGAAGCAGAAAAAGTTGAAGAACTGCCTCCACTGTCACCGCTTCCGCCTCCACCAAAATATAATGCTCGGTCATTGGATATGTATTCTTGTATTGAATTGAATTCTTTTTTGACATGTTGATCTTCTGAATGTGAGTTGTAAGATCCATCTGTAGAATCAAATCTTATATACCACCTTTTGGTTGCAAAGTTATTTGTTTCATAAGCAAAATGTTGACTAGTAATATTTCCATTAGTATCGTGTACATTTGACCAGAGAGCAAAATCTAGCTGTATTAAATTGTCGTATCCGTTGGTAGTTGTAGCGTCTGTATCTTTTATTAAAATTGCATCTGGTATCTGTACTCCGCTACCAATAAGTGGTATGTTGTCAATGTTATCTTGAATTTGATTAACGACGCTGATAGAAGAACCATTACTTGAAGAAGAACCGCCGCCTCCGCCATTACTTGAGTCGCCTAGTTTTGCAACTTGAACATAACTTCCTGCCAGTATTTTACTATCTCCATCTAGCGAAGTCCCCAAAACAGTAATGTCTCCAGTTGCTGTAATAATTTTGCTTGCACAAGAAGTTTCTCGTATTTTTGAATCTTCATTCCAAACTCCAAGTTCAAACAATACATCATTGCCATGTTTTACTGTAGCTCCTACAAAATCATTAGCTGCGTTTTCAGTTTGACGATTAATACATGCATTAACAAGATAATCTTGACCATGTTCTAGGTTATTAAATGTAAGTTCAGTAATGTCAGCGGTGTGAGGAGATGAAGAATTTGAAACATCAGAGCTTAATGTTTTAGTTTCGTATGATAAGGATCCTCCTCCGCCGCCGCCGTTTGAAGAACCGCCTCCCAAATAAATTGCTTTATCTGTATCAATAAAATGTTGAATCGAAACTGATCCAGGTGAGTTGCTACCAAGATTCCAGGTTCCATTGTTAGTCATGTTTCCAGCAGTTGCCGAGTTATCAAACCGAAGTATACGATTAGTTCCTGCGGTATTGGCTCCATATTGTATTTTATTTGTCGCAGAATTTTGAATTTGTAAAATTAATGCAGCCTCTAGGTCACTTGAATCTTTTTGAAAAATTATATCTGGTAATTCACCTGTAAAATTTATTCCATCCATTTTAGAGGCAATCAATCCGTATGAACCACCGCCGCCTGCTGGCAAATCAACATACTCTATCGTTTGTCCGTCATCACTGACTTTCAAGTATTGGCCCGAGCCTTCGGTTAGAGTGCTTGGGGTGTCAGTTAAGTCTTCAAAAGTAGAGGATCCTCCTCCGCCGAGGTAAACTGCGCGACCAGAAGATATATAACCCGAAAGGCTTTGTCCTGCACCAAAAACGGAAGCATCGGTATTCCTGTACTCATCAAAGGTGGCGGACGCATTATTATCAAAAATAATATAGGGCTGGGTTCCAATGAAGGGGCTGTGGTAGAAAATTGAAGTCGAAGTGACATAATACAGACTGAAAGCAGCATTCACCGTACCCGCCACATTGGTTAAGACAATCTGGTCGGGCAAAGAGCTATAAAAATTACTTTGTCCAGTTATGTAAGGATTTATACCCAAACCGCCAGAACCCCCAGCTCCACCGCCTCCGCCGCCATTTTGATCTATATATTCCCGAACGGATTTACCCATTTCGTAAATTCCTGAAAGCATTGATTTAGTTGAGTCTGACATAATTATGTTTTACACTTGTTTAGCATGGGTTATCTAATAAAGCGGCTGCTGGGACGAAATTACTTGTGTATACTGCCTTTTTGCTGATGCGGAAGTCTTGCATATGTTTTAAATTATTTGTCCATCCACCAGAAGAACTCTTATTCCCAATTTCTAACTCATACGGAGATGCATATACCGATCCATTTATGGCAACATCAATTTCTCTCTGGCCATTTACATAGAGATAAATAGAATTACCACTTCTGACTGCCGCAATATGAGTCCAATTATTTAATACGCTTGCCATTCCTGTGTTAGTGCTCTCAAGGACTAAATTATTTAATAATCGTAATTTATCCTGATTAAGAGTAATTGACAATTCTATTGTTGATGTCGGGTCTCTACCTTTTGTTACGATGATATCTTTTGTTGATGTTGTGATAGGTGAATCATATTTTATCCAGAACTCAACTGTAAAATCATTTGATCCAAAATTAGCTGGATAAAAATGTAACAACCTACTAGTACTGAAAAATAAAGTACTTTCGCCGAACAAGGTTTCAGAATTATCAATAAATGATTGATTGCTTACATTGTTTGGATTAGTGATTGTTCTGTTATTATCGCTTTTATCTTCAACTGTTCCTCCAGAAGATGCTTGTAGATGAAAATCAACTTCGCTGCAAGTTGGTTGATCTCCTGGAAAACCACATGGGTTAGCTAGTAAATTTGCTGGCGGGGTGAAGTTGCCTGTATATACCGCTTTTTTGCTGATGCGAATATCTTGCATCTTACCGTCAAAGTGTGGAATTGTATTAGCAGGTGCCGAATGGGTCTGATGCCCAATTTTAAGCATATTGTTTGAATTCTCATTATTTACAGGCACAGCAGCAGGAGTTGAAGTGTCTTTTTGGCTACCATCAACATACAAGCACATTGTTTTTCCATCCCAAGTAGCCGCAAGATGTACCCACTTGTTTAGAATATCAGCATCATTTACTATATGCCCTACGCCAACGTTCTGGCCACTCCCGTTATATATTATAAAGATAAAACCTTGGGCATTTACTCCAAGTTTGAAACCGTGACTGCTTGAAGTGGCTGCGCTTGTTGAAAGGAGAGGTATAAACCTCCTACCTAACCAATCTGTAGTGATCGCATCAACAAAAACCCAGCATTCTATTGTAAAAGGTGATGAGTAATTATTTATCCATTTAAATGTAGTATTATCGCCGACGCTTAAAGCATCTCCGTTTCCATCGAAATTCATTGTGCCGCCGCCAAATAGCGTGGCAGTATTGTCTACAACTGTATCGCCAACAGTTGTTACTGCGTGTTGGTTGTCGCTCTTATCAGCGATAGTTTCTCCAGCAGCTGGTTGAAGATGTAAGGCTACTTGATTGCAGTTTGGTTGATCGGGAGCCAATGTACATTCAAAATACCCAGTAATAGAAGCGTCTCTGTCAATAAATACAGTTTCCTGAGCATTTGTTTTTGGGAAGTTCGGTAAATCAGACCTCCATTCTTTAAAAGTGCAAGATCCGATATTCGGACCGCTAAACGCTTGAGCTCTGATATTTATGTTTTGATCTCCAGCGAACATGCCCCATTTGAATGTGGTCTCATCTATTACGACAGTATTTCGCTCTTGATTTAAGTTTGAGTCGGCAAACAAACATACATCATGCACAAAATCGTGAATATTTGTTTGATTATTTAATCCAGCGCTAAATGAAGTACTGGCGTTGTCCGCTAAAAATTGATCTTTATATTCTGTGTATTGATTGTACTCCTCGAGATTTGAAACGCAAGCAGGCGCTTCTGAGGGCGGAGCAACCGTATCTGCTCCAACTTTAACCCATTCTCCGTTACAACCAATATATAAATCACACCCAACGGTAACCAATTGACCGTCAACGGGATTATCTGGCAAATCAGTTATATCGTCGACAGAGTCTGCTCCATCACTTGAAGAAGAACTGCCTCCATAATATATGGCGTCTCCGTTATCAATAATGTCTTGAAGTGAACTTGCTCCGTCAAAAAATTCCCAAGTAGAGTTGCCTGCAAGAAGAGTGTTAGAGTCTCGGTTATAAAAAGAGCCGTTAGTACCGCTAGCATCATTATTAAATCCAACCCGCCAGTTCAAAAAATCATAAAATATCTGATCAGTTGAGCTTGTTCCGTTAATGTAATAAAATCTACCAGCCAAAACCTGATCTAGTGTAGAAGCTGCACCTCTTATAATTATCGAGTCAGGTAATTCACCTGAAAAGTTACTAAAGTCCTTTATGTAATCATTGTTGTTTAATGATGAGCCAGTAGATGGAGAAGAACCATCTCCGCCACCCGCTGGCAAATCAACATACTCTATCGTTTGACCGTCATCACTAACTTTCAAGTATTGGCCCGAGCCTTCGGTTAAAGCGCTTGGGGTGTCAGTTAAACCTGCAAAGGTAGAGGATCCTCCGCCAGCCCCAAAGTATAGAGCTCGACCACTCGATATGTATTCTTGTATTGAATCGAATTCTTTTCTGACATGTTGATCTGCAGAAATGCTCAAGTGAGATCCATCGACTGAATCAAATCTTATATACCACCTTTTGCTTATTAAGTTATTTGTTTCATAACTAAACTGTTGACTAGTTACATCTCCGTTGGAATTGTAACTGGTTACCCACGCCGCAAAATCTAGCTGTATTAAATGGTCGTTTCCGTTGGTAGTTGTAGCATTTATGTCTTTTATTAAAATTGCATCAGGTATTTGCACTCCGCTACCAATAAGTGGTATATTATCGATGTTATCTTGGATTTGATTAACGGCGCTGATAGGAGAACTGCCACCTGAAGAAGAACCATCTCCGCCAAAATAAATTGCATGACCATTATCAATTACTTCTTGGAGTGAGGTCGCATTATTATAGTAAGAAGCATTCTCACTAGTGAATTGCCCATTAAATATTGCATTACTTCCCGTTGAATCATTTTTAAAATATGCCATACGAGAATGCCCATCATATTCATGAAACGTATACTTGATTAAATCAGTTGATTGGGGACCTGAAAATTCATAGAACCGCCCCACAACAGGTGAACCTAGGCCATTTTTTACAACAATCATATCTGGTAGCGTTCCTGCAAAATTAGACGTCTCTATAATTTGTAAGTTTTTACCTATACCGCCGCTTCCGCCACCTGCTGGCAAATCAACATACTCTATCGTTTGTCCGTCATCACTGACTTTCAAGTATTGGCCCGAACCTTCGGTTAAAGTGCTTGGGGTATCAGTTAAACCTGCAAAAGTCGAGGATCCTCCGCCGCCTGCAGAACCTCCGCCAAGATAAATTGCTCTGTTAGCATCTATAAATTCTTTTAATGTTGGCTTGTTGGTTATTGCAGATGGAATTTTAGAAAAGTCTATACTTGTACTTGAATTGTCAACCTCGACATATGAATCCCAGGTTCCATTGGCATTGTTTTCAAAATTAATGCTATATCTTTCTGATCCACCTATGTTCATTTCATATTGGATAAGTTCACTCGGTGTTGACCTTCCAAAAAAACCTTCAAAAGTAAAAAATCTTGTTTGGATTTTGGATAAATTAGTACCTCTTAATATTGGAACATTAATTTTGTCAGGAATAATTTCGGAAAAGTTACTTTTTGCGATTACGTCAGCATCAGATCCTATTCCACCGACGGATCCTCCTCCGCCTCCACCAGCAGACTTTGATACAGACAAAAAGCTAAAATTATCATCTATTGCCCATGATAGACTGGTATTGTTAGAGTATACTCTGCATCTCAAATAAAGAAAATCACCTTGATCCAAAGATAAATTATCAAGATATAAATGATTATTTAATGTTGTTCCATTGCCTGTATCTTTTGCTTCTCTAGTTTCTTGTATTAATACATTTGTACCATCGGCCTTAATGAGTTGCAGAACTGTATGAAGAAAGCTTACATTATCCCTCCAGAGATTATTGCCTGCTGTTACTGGACGTATATTAAATGATACATCATACAAACCATCCTCTGGCACTAATATTCCGACTGTGTTTTGAGTGGTATCTGTGTGTATCCAATTTTTAGAATCAGTTGCTAATTGGTTAATGTCTAAATCGACATCTGCTTCGGGATGCGCAATGCTTGAGCTTGATGAAACTTGAGCCCTACAAAATTCATAATTAGAAGAATCACCGCCGACTCCTCCTCCGACTGACCCTTCAGTAGTCACATAATAATCAAATTCTACTCCATTAAAATTCAGATGAGTATCATTAGCATTACTTCCATTTGCAACTTTAAATCCATTCTGAACTATGATTGAGGAGGTGTCAAATGTTCTAAAAGTGTCATGCGATCCATCAATAGCTCTCCATGAATAAAATGTATCAGGCTTATCTTTTAACATTATCGCATGAGCCTTGTGGTCGTTTCTTCCAAATATTTCCACGCGAACTGGAGTAAATCCAAGATCTATGGTTTGTTCCCCGTTATTGGCAACACTATTTCCTGTATATGTTCCTTTTTGAATTATGGCCTCTCCTCCGCCTCCTCCGCCACCATAATAAATCGCACGATTATTTTCAATAAACCATTTTAATGAATTTGTGGCGCTTGGTACATCTTGAAAGTTTGTATGGCTACTGTACAATTGTGAGTAATCACCATTTGAGTTGTTGTTGAATGCAAATCCTAAAAATACACCTCCTTGATTTATATCTCTACATTCATAAAATATATCATTGTCAACACCATTTGTTGAATGCGGTTCATGTACAAATTTTAAATGCAATATTGCTTCTGATCTGTCAGCTGCTTCTGTGCTTATTGGAGAATGAGGCCATACAATTGCATCAGGTAAATCCGTGTAAAAATTAGATTTATCTTGAATAACTCGCAAAGAACTTGCACTTCCACCACTTAAAGATCCGCCACTTAAAGATCCGCCTCCACCAAAATATAATGCTCGACCATTATTTATAATATCCTGCAGGTTACTGTCGTCTGGGTGCAATATATGATTTGTATTTGTAAGAGTATTCTGTAAACTTCCAGACACATCATCAATAAAGCTAAAAATTTTACTGGATCCATCTGAATTCTGCTGTCCATTATGATACTGGATTATGTGTGGGTCTTGGGTTGTAATAACAGCTTTTAAATCGTAAACTCTTGGATTATCGTTTTCAACAATAATGGCGTCAGGTACTTTTTCAGTAAAAGTCTCTATAAAGCTTTTGATGTATGAGTTATTTTCAGCAGCCCCGACATCACTACTTCCGCCGCCTCCTCCGCCTCCAGCAGGCATATCAACCCACTCTAATCCATCAGCAGTTGATTGTAAAATTTTACCATCATCGTAAACATTTGGAGTATCAGATAAGCCAGTAAAAGTTAAAGAGCTACCATTAACTGGATAAATCTTTTCCCAGTTTCCAGCATGCGCCATATAAGCAGCGCCCTCACTATGAACATGTGCAAACATGCCATGATGCTCGGAGGCAGAAGGAAGGTCGGAAATCGTTGAATAAGCAAGCCAATCTATTTCTTGAGAAGATATTTGCCCGCTTAAAGAACTATACTGAACTGCATCTTCACTATTATTAACTTGCAAAAATTTACCAGAACCGCCGACATAAGAAGTAGGTGTGTCAAATAAACCAGTGATTGATAATATGTCTCTGTCTCCACCTAAATCTAAAACAGTAACATCTGTTTGAGCGTATTCAAAAGTAGTAGCAGATTGTGATTCTCCAACATAACTTACAACTTTAAAAGTCATTTGGTTTTGACTTTGTACTGCAGTTTTAACAGAGCCTCTAGCTCCTCCCTGATCGTTTCCAACGATTGAACCAGCATAATTTGATCTAGACTCAAAGCGCTGTCCTACATAATCGCCAGCAGTAAACTCAATGCCAATTCTTGTTTGTTTTGATCTAAAAACACCGCCTTCTGCATTTATTAAATACTTTCCAGCTGGCAGCGTAATTTCATTGTTGCTCAAACTTAAATTTTTAATTCCTGAATGACCTTGCAATTGCGTAATTTGACGATCATTCCATCCTTGTTGTGGTTGAGCGGTTTCGAGACCAATCAAAACTGTTGCGCCGCCAAACCCAACGAAAGAACCTGTTCCAAAAAGAGGGTTTACAAATTCAAGGCTATTTTCGGCAGCATTTACTTGCAAATATTTTCCAGAATGACCAACAAAAGAAGATGGCGTATCAGTTAAACCAGTAAAATCAACAATTGGATCAGGCAAATTAGCGTATTCTATCCCGCTTTCATCGTCTGAGACTTTCATAAACTTACCAGAAGCACCTGCATAAGAAGTGGGAGTGTCAACTAACCCACTAAATGAAAAATTAGGCACAGTTGGAAAAATTTGCACCCAATCGTTTCCATGAGCTATATAAGCGGAACCAGAATTACCTCCTAGCTCGTCTATAGATACATAAGCAAACATTCCTGGATGATTGCTAGCATTAGGCAAATCGCCCCTTCTTAAATAACTATTCCAAGATATTTCTTGCGAAGAAATTTCTCCGCTAATATCAATAAATTCAACACCATCTTCAGTGTTATTAATTCTTAAATATTTACCAGAAGAATTAACATAACTTGTAGGGGTATCATTTAAGCCTGTAAAATCAACAGAAGGAGAAGGAATATCAACATACTCAACAGCATTCGCGGCATTATTAATTTTTAAAAATTTATCTGCAGCAAAAGAACTTGGAGTGTCGGAAAGACCAGTAAAAGAAACAAGTCCATTATTGATATCTGCATATTCAATTCCAACATGAGTAGAGCGCAAAAACTTGTTTGATTCATATCCGCTTGGGGTATCTTTTAATCCAGTAAAGTATTCTGAGCCAGTAAAATTATAAGTGACATCTCCACCTCCAGGAGCAACAGGATTCCAGGCCAAGGTATTTTGATCGGTGAGTTGTAAATAACCACTCGTAATCGGAGTACTGGGTCTGTCATCAACGTCTTCCAAAAACTTGACGCCTGTAAATTCTAGGCCATCTCCAGCTTGATTACCTCTGACAAATTTGACTGAAGTAATATTAGAAGGTGTGTCCGTCAAGCCAGTAAAATCAAAAACTGGATCGTCAATAGGGACAAATTCAAGCCCAGTTTCATTCGCTTGCAAGTATTGCCCAGAAACATAACCAGTTGGAAATCCTTGTATGCCAGTTAAATTAAGTCCAGTAATTAATTCATAGTTTCCAATGATTCCGCTCGTTAAATTATCATAAGAAGTGTTTGCTTGAAAAGAATTTAAAAGGCTGAGATCTCTTAAGGCCTTGTCTCCGATGACTAAATCAGCTTTAGATCTAATACTTTCTAATACATTATAGATAGCATCAAAACTAAAAAAACTTTTGTTATTATATAGGTCTTGGGCCGCTAAATAATTTTTAGCAACTAACTGATTTGAAAAATTATATAAATTATGTTCTCCATCAACAACTATTTCATTAAAAAATCGAGCATCATTAGATACAGCAATTGTTAAATAAGAAGTTGAATCTTTGATATTATTTAAGGCATTAAAAAGATCATCAGGAGTTTTTAAAATTGTTTGAAAATTATCGCTGGCAATATATAAGTCTTGGCGTACAGGAACAAAATAAACATCTTTAAAATAATAATCTATTCCACCAAAATTAACTATAAAATCATCCCAATGCGACAAAACTGCTGTAACATAATTAATTTCAGTATCACGATCATTTAATCCAATAGTCCATGTAACGTCTTTGGTAAAACCAAAAGATGAATATTGCTTGGTTTTTGTTGTATCGCTTGGATTAGCTGGATTTAAAAAATTAATCCAATCAGTATTTGGTGCTGTTTCTGGAGCTTTAAATTCATCTTTATTAAACTCTTGTAGTATAACACTTGATTGAAGAGTGCCAATATCACCACTGGAATAATACGGGACTGGATTACCTTCCGAATCTCGAGCGCCAATATTTTCCTGCCCCGTAACCTTTCCCAAATAAAATTTAGGAATATTAAGAGCAGAATCGGTATTATCGAATCCAGTTATTATAGACATTAGTTATGATATTGAACAGTGAAAGTTACTGATGTGCCTGCAAGCAATCCCTGACTCGGAGTTTCAAACGGACTCTGATAGTTAAGGACATGCTCTAAATTAACACTCGTTGATGAAGCTTTTTCTAAACGAGCTAAACCATCGCTGCTTGAAGCGGAATAAGAATCAGGATTAGGATATGTCGATGGATAGTTTACCCAAATATTTCCTTGAGGACTAGAGTTGCTGATAATTGTAAAATCAGTAAATCCAAAAGCAGATGGACGATAATCAGTTCCACCAATACTTGCCAAGGATTTTTCTAAAGTTGAAATTTCTCCACTAATCGTAATTTGTTGTGTCGTTGGAGCTGCAGTCGTAGTCGTACTTGTTGTAGTTGTTGGAAAAGCTGTTGTAGTACTCGTAGTTGTTGGAAAAGCTGTTGTAGTACTCGTAGTTGTTGGAAAAGCTGTTGTAGTACTCGTGGTTGTTGGAAAAGCTGTTGTAGTACTCGTAGTTGTTGGAAAAGCTGTTGTAGTACTCGTAGTTGTTGGAAAAGCTGTTGTAGTACTCGTGGTTGTTGGAAAAGCTGTTGTAGTACTCGTAGTTGTTGGAAAAGCTGTTGTAGTACTCGTAGTTGTTGGAAAAGCTGTTGTAGTACTCGTAGTTGTTGGAGCCGCTGTAGTAGTCGGTGCCTGTGTTGTAGGTGCCTGAGTAGTAGGTGCCTGAGTTGTAGGTGCCTGAGTCGTTGGAGTAGCTGTTGTAGTAGTCGTAGTTATCCCTGGAAAAGCTCCATCAATTATGTGTCCTTGATTATTAACCTGTACAGAAATCACTCCAGCATTACCAGATACGCTAGATATAGAATACCATAAATTATTACCGCTCCAAGTGTCAGTAAGTTGTGCGTCAACATACAAGCCAGTCAATGGGAAGTTATTGTTTTCTATTGCTCCTGAAACGTCAAAATATAATTGTGTATTGTTCATCTTTAAATTGTTTTATTCATTTGATTGGTAATAAATTTCTGTAGAAGTATTTGAAAAGTTTTCGGTAGCAGAACCCTGACCTTCTTGAGCATGAGTATAATAAGCACGGCTATAATATATTGAAAAATTAGTTGCATCAAAGTTTGGAACAGTATCTCCTTGGCCTGCTACAGCCTGAGTAAAATAACCCTGAATAGTAGGCGCCTGAGTCGTTGGTGCCTGTGTTGTAGGTGCCTGAGTCGTTGGAGCTGCTGTAGTAGGTGCCTGTGTTGTAGGTGCCTGAGTCGTTGGAGCTGCTGTAGTAGGTGCCTGTGTTGTAGGTGCCTGAGTCGTTGGTGCCTGAGTCGTTGGTGCCTGAGTCGTTGGTGCCTGAGTTGTAGGTGCCTGAGTCGTTGGTGCCTGTGTTGTAGGTGCCTGAGTCGTTGGTGCCTGTGTTGTAGGTGCCTGAGTCGTTGGAGCTGCTGTAGTAGGTGCCTGTGTTGTAGGTGCCTGAGTCGTTGGTGCCTGAGTTGTAGGTGCCTGAGTCGTTGGTGCCTGAGTCGTTGGTGCCTGTGTTGTAGGTGCCTGAGTCGTTGGTGCCTGAGTTGTAGGTGCCTGAGTTGTAGGCGCCTGAGTCGTTGGTGCCTGTGTTGTAGGTGCCTGTGTTGTAGGTGCCTGAGTCGTTGGTGCCTGTGTTGTAGGCGCCTGAGTCGTTGGAGCTGCTGTAGTAGGTGCCTGAGTTGTAGGCGCCTGAGTCGTTGGTGCCTGTGTTGTAGGTGCCTGTGTTGTAGGTGCCTGAGTCGTTGGAGCTGCTGTAGTAGGTGCCTGAGTTGTAGGCGCCTGAGTCGTTGGTGCCTGTGTTGTAGGTGCCTGTGTTGTAGGTGCCTGTGTTGTAGGTGCCTGAGTTGTAGGCGCCTGAGTCGTTGGTGCCTGTGTTGTAGGTGCCTGTGTTGTAGGTGCCTGAGTCGTTGGAGCTGCTGTAGTAGGTGCCTGAGTCGTTGGAGCTGCTGTAGTAGGTGCCTGTGTTGTAGGTGCCTGAGTCGTTGGTGCCTGAGTCGTTGGTGCCTGAGTCGTTGGTGCCTGTGTTGTAGGTGCTATCGTTGTGGTTGTCGTTGTAGTAGTGACAGGGATAATACCCTCTCTAATGTCTAAATTAACAGTAAAGCAACCTTTCAATAAAGTATATACAAGTGCGTCATCGTTTCTATGAACAACACTTATGCCATAAAAATAAGTTCCCTCTAATAAATCTTTAGTATCATTATGCAAAAGCACCACACGCGCCTTGCCTTCTGAAGAATTTAATAAAGTAATTCCTCCTGAAGTGCCTGTAGGAGGATGCTCACTATCTTTTAAAATAACAGCTTTAGAATCAGGATGAATATCCTTTTTCTTGATTGTAAAAAATACTAAATAGTTATCTAAATTAAGAGCTTGGCCATCTAAATCAAGATCTAAATCAAAAGAAACAGCATCACCACGATATATCGACAAGCAATCGTTTAAAGGCTTGACGCATGGTGTGGGGCATGAGTTTTTGATATCAGACATACCAAGACCTTAACGAAGGTGACTTTCGTTTATAATAAAATTGTAATCGCCGCCTTCTATTTTAGGCCTTGCGTATTTATAGTGCCAACTATTTGAATAGGTTATTTCAGATTCATCAACATTTGCGAAATTAGCACTAAATAATTCAGACCAATTATCTCCATCGTTAGAAACGTCTATCTTAAAATCTCCACTTGCTAAATTACCACCAACTGGCACAATTTGATAGCTATGCCAAGAAAAATCTCTTACTAAAACCGATTCTCCAGTTAAATTTGTGTTGCCGCTTGTCTGAACTGCGAAAGTTCCAGCAGGTATTTCATCTGCTTTACCTATATAACGAATATGTTTATTTTTCATCCTAATGATATATTATTCATTAGGAAATACACTTAATTTTAAAGTTTTGGAGCTTTAAATTTTAAAAATCGTCCTCTAGATTTCCAGATTGCTGATATTCTCTCACTCTTCTTTCAAAGAAGTTGCCCATTGCTTGAACGTCTACAACTTCACTTAACCAAGGAAATGGATTTTTATCACTAGGAAAGCGATAGTCTAAACCAATACCTTCTAATCTTCTATTACCAATATAATGCATATAATCAACAAACATTTCTGCATTTAAACCCAAAATTCCTGTTGGTAACACATCATGAGCGTATGCAATCTCAAGCTCAACAGCCTTTTTCATATGTTCAACGAACTCATTTTGTATTTCTTCAGTCCAGATTTCGGGGTTTTGTTCAATTAATGTATTAATTAAATATGTACCAAATGCAATGTGAGAACTTTCATCTCTTAATGTATATTTAATTTGATCTGACACGCCTTGGAGTTTATTTTGTCTACCAAGGGCAAGAAGCATAGCAAATCCACTGAAGAAAAATGTACCTTCGCATACAATCCAGTATGTTAAAAAGTTACGAAGGATTTCTTGTTTACCCTCTATGCTTTGCGGATCAAAATCCTGACGACTAATATCATCAGTGATGCTCATTAGAAAATCGTCTTTCGCTTTAATGCTAGGGATGGTTTCGTAAGCTTTGAATACTTCGTCTATCTCTAAGTCTAGACTATCGCATACATATACTACGGTAAGATTGTGAAGGCTTTCTTCAAACGCTTGACGCAAAATATACTGACGACACTCAGCATCCGTAACGTATCGAAAAGCAGAAAGAAGCAAGTTATTACCAACGAGAGACTCACTTCCCGCAAAAAAGCCAAGGCAACGTTTAACCAAGAGTTTTTCATCTTCTGTGATTTCATTGTTTTTCCATTGTTTGATATCTTCTTGCATGCCAATTTCTGTAGGCATCCAGTTGTTCGCACAACTTTTTAAAAATAAATCCCATGCGTATTTGTGTTTGTGGGGTAGTATTCTATTTACTCCTGCGATGTTATTACTTAGTAGTTCTCCTGTTTTATCACTCATAATATATGTATAACGATAATACCACGGAACTAGATCTGTGTCAACTAAATTTTATCGCCTTTTACTTGGTATAGCGTAAAAACCAACCACCATAAAGCATAAATCCATGAAAGATGATAACATTAAACCGCCTGTCATTTGAACCATCTCCCAATCTTTCGCGCCAAAAACAAAACTAAAAAATCCAAATCTTGCTCCATCTCCTTTAGGAACAATTATATCATAACTAATTGTTGGATTGTGTGCATAAAATATCATTAAATAACACATTGTGAATGTGATCGCCATGAATAAAACGCGGCGAGTAACTTTAACGAATGGGTCAGAAGCCGTTTCGTTTTGATTTTTGATTAGCGCTTCTAGCATCATATTATCTCTAGCCGCTAAAATCATTTGATCTTGACGTTTTTGCTCTAACCAAGCATTAATTAAATTACAGGCCAGCTTAATGCCAGCACCAATGATAGTGTTAATAATAGGACCCATAAATGGGTTTACACTTAATATCCTTCAGATTCGCTGCAATTTTGCATTTGATCATAGATCCAGGCATATGTTTTTTCAAGACCATCTTCTAATGTAATAGAAGGGGCCCAGCCTAAAACTTCTTTGATCATAGTGTTGTCGCTATTTCGACCACGAACACCTTGAGGCGCATCAAGATTATAATTTCTTTTTAGTTTAATGCCGCCGATTCCTTCAACAATATCAACAAGTTGATTGATGGATACCATGCGATCACTTCCAAGATTTAATGGGCGAGAATCACCTTTTTGCCACATCAATTCCATGCCAGTGATACAATCATCAATAAACATGAACGAACGAGTTTGCTCACCGTCCCCCCAGATTTCAATTTCATGCTTGCCGCTCATCTTGGCTTCAATAACCTTGCGACAAATTGCAGCAGGAGCTTTTTCACGACCACCACGCCATGTTCCAAATGGGCCATAGACATTGTGGTAACGACAAGTACGGGAATCGATATTAAAATCTTTTCCGTAATAATAAGTAATCAATTCACTAAATAATTTTTCCCAACCATATCCATCATCTGGATTTGCTGGAAATACGTCTGATTCTTTGAGCGCTTGAGATGATTCATCTTTAATCTCAGATTGAATTGCAGCTGGATAAACACAAGCAGTAGAGCTATAAAGAACTTCTTTAACGCCGTTATCTCTTGCGGCCATCATCATATGAGTCTGAATTAAAACATTTTCCATGCAGAGAGCTTGATTATTTTCGACAAAACCCATGCCGCCCATATTGCAAGCAAGATTATAAATACGATCAACACCAACACTTAAGTTATGGCAATGATCTTTTTCCTGTAGATTGCAATCTGCATGATTCTCAGCGCCATCAAATGTCTGATACCACATGTCTGAGGGTTTAATATCAGCGGCAACAACTTCATGCCCTTGCGCCAATAAATCTTTAACTAAATAACCAGCGATAAAACCGCCTGCTCCTCCAACTAATATTTTCATTAATTCTTGATTAATTCTTGACTAAAACAAATTGATCTTTGAAGAGATTGAATTTAGCAATATCAGCAGTATTGGATCTAAACTCGTCTACAGCTTTAACAACACCAAAATCTAGAGTTTCAATTTGATACTTACCTTCTTGATAATCATCACCACAAATTGCTCCACCAGTAGAAATTTTAGGCCACCACAAGTTTAAATCTTCTTTTACGAATTCATAACTATGATCGCCATCAATATAAACCCAGTCAATTGAACCATCTTCAAAAGAACTAGCAGCTTGAGCGGAAAAGTCTCTGATAATATTCACTCTTTCGTTTCCTGAAAATTTTGCAACAACGCTATCGTGTATAGCATCCATTTCATCTTGTGGCGCTGCATGCCAACGAGCAGGCACATTAGTGATGCTTTTCCATGGATCGATTAAATGTAACTTTTTAACTGACTTTTTTAAGATTTCAGATGAAAAATCACCTTTCCATACGCCTATTTCTGCGCAAACAGCATCGTTTTTTATAAAGTTAAGTGTTTGATTCATGTCATATAAATTATATTGGTAGCTCATTTTAAAAATTATAGTTATATTTTTCGATATCTTCTTGGTATATATTATACACAAGTTTTTTGGTTTCTTCTATGTATAATTGTTGATAATTTTGATTGTTTGTTGAGTTAGTTTTTGGCAAAGGTTTTGAATGCAATTTCAAACGAGATAAAATCGCAGCATAATCTTGTTGAATATTTTCAAAGCGACCAATAAGGTCAATCGACTGATCGATAAAATAACCAAACGGTTGAAAGTGGATACCAGATTCAAAAGACCCTTTTTCTCGTTTCATTAATTTCATAAAATCAGGTATATGATTGACAAATTCACCAAAACTCATTTGATTTGCAGCGTCCGATATAATACTGTTTCTTTTGTACCAGCGGTGGCCTTCCTTCAATTTACGAAAATATTTATAAGCCGAAACTATTCGATCATATGGATTACGAACAAAAGTAAATGAAAAATAATCAAGATATTCGGAATGATAAGACATCGGAGAATGCCCCGAAAACCCTACGGACTTTAATTCCAATTGCTGATTTATTGAACTGCCCGCGCATTTCGGGATATGCACAAAAATACATTGTCTATCGTGTGATATCATTAGTCGGCATACACCATAGTTTTATTACATTTTGGAAGGTCGGGGATATTGAAACCGTCTCGCTTCATGTGCTCTATTAAATTGTTAGTCATCTTTCCGCAATCTAAGCTTTCTGCTATATTAATATAATTTACGGGACTAGTATATAGATTTTTAATCGGCGCTTCTCTCATCAAGGGATATAATTTAGCTAATGGATAATGTTCTTCAAGGACGGGGTTTAAATATAAAGATTCGATAATTTCTTTTTTTATCCATTGTGGCTGGAATATCTGATGATGGTTTCTTTTTTGTATTAATTCATAGCCGCTGATATTTTGAGTGATGTTTGAGTACGCTGTTTCAGCATCAGAGTTTTTTGTGAACATAAACCCGCCGATCTCTGGAGTATTATGCTGATATAGATCTTGTATAATTTTTTTGTTTTAAAATCAAGAATATATTTATCATCTTGCGCCCACCATATAAATTCATTAGGCTGAGTTACAGAAAGCAGGGTTCGGATCGTAGGTTTTACGGCACTGTCAGTTTGTAATAGCTTGACTTTATCTGCACCGTATTGATCAACTAAATGATCAGGTTTAATATTATTCCATGGAACATAAAAAACAAAAGGATTATCGGGCCAGTGTTTAAAATACGTATATAAAACATATTCCATAACCGGCATATTGCGATCAAAGGTAAAACAAATAGCTTTCATTTATTAATATTGAATTTTAGCACAGGCTTATCTTTCCATGGATTGATTTGCGCTGGCAAGATGCCGCATTTTTCTAAATATTTAGCTATAGCAAGATCTTCGTATATATCATAGTTTCTAATTTCTGAAAGCTCATAAAAATGTTTGAATTTGTTCAATGATTTAGAACTAAGGAAATAAGTTGTACCTCCATCAATCCAATCTACATACTTGCCATTATATCTTTTATTGTACCAAGGAGAATCCTCTCTAACTCTTCCTATATGCCAGCCCCGCTTACCTTCTCCCCGCATTAACTTGAAGCCTGCATAATCAAGTCTACCTAATGAATCTATCAATGCTTGCTCGCGCACCTGATTCCAACGCATAAAATCAACATCATCATCTATCTTCCAAAAGTAATCATATTGATTTCCATAATTATTGGTAGCTAAATATTTATAAATGCCAAACATTTTCTCTGGCAAATCTTCATATAAATCACGAGATTTAATTTGAATAACATTTTTTTCTAGCTGTTTTTCTTCTTGGCCACCAACAAAGATTAAATAATCACCAAGGTTCCATTTAGCAACACGAACTTTTATATCTTCAATCCTGTGGATATATTTATGGCAGCACACAAAAACTTTAAATATTTTTCTATAAGAACTTTGCATGGTCAATTTTATAGTCGCATTCTAGAAGCCCAAAAAGGAAATTGAGGTCTAAAAGTTTTGCCATTTCCGTCAGCTTCGTTTTGTTTTAAGAGCTCTGCCCCGTATTTTTTGCATACAACGCTAAAAATAGATTGGTCATGGCGATTCTCTATAAAGCCTTCATGCTGAGAAAGGTTGCTATAGTGGTCAGTAAAAAGATTTCGATCAGATTTTAAAGCATTCAAGCAAGTCTGGTAAATCATATTAACATGTTTACAGTTTTTCATAAATGCTATCCCTGCAATGAGCTGAGGTGATAGAAAAATTTCTGACTCAATACTTACATTAAAAAAATCAAAAATTTGATTGGTTGTCCATGCGTACTCTGGGTATGCTGGTTGGGGATGAACTAATAATCCATAATCAGATTTATTTATTGTATCAATGTATTCAAAAAATCTTTTTTTCCCTTTTGGGTTTATTGTTGATCCAGAATCTAAATAAAGTAATAAATCATCTTTATCTATTTTGTCAAGTTTTTGTTTGATAATCTGAGGTTTCCATATCCAATAGCCGCCGCCTTTTTTAGTTGACAATATATTGGCGTATTCTTTTCGAAAATCTTCATATAGGTCTTCTGGTCCAAAAGCTTCTACACTGTCAAATTCTCTAAAATCAATTGCTTCTTGTTTAATTCTTTCTTTTGACTTTTTAAATCTGTCGTCGCCATAAGTTATAAAGTGTAATTTCATATTAGCCAATGATTAAATTGTTTCATCTTTTGTATTTTGCCTTCTATGGAATTTACACAATTATAATGAACAATAGATGGTTCTAGTTTTTTATTGTATTTATACCAACGATACCCATTAGGAAAAGAATCTTGATCAAGCTTATGAACTTTTACATGAGAGTATTTATCTGATTGTAATTTAGTGTGAATATAATTTTGATCACTTTGTTCGCCGTCTAAGACAAGCTTCTCACTCGTGTCAAAAAGATCTATTGTTAAAACAGAAGGCTTAACCATATAAAAGCCCGTGCAAAGCCTGCTAAAGTCATTCTGCCCAACAATATCAAAATCATCAAGCAGCCCATATATATATTCTACAGGATCTTTCAGGTAAAAAATATCTAAATCAGTGCAAAAAACGGTATAACCTTGTTTTAGTAATTGATGAGTATAGTCTAATTTTTTATATACAGTATCAAGAAACCTTGACTTTGCCAGTCTCCCGATTTTGTGTCAACATTTATAATTTCGACACTAGAAATAATTGAATCAAAGGACGATATATTGGAACAAAAATTGTCATGAATGGACTTATATTTATCATCGCCCGAACTAATCACTGAAATTAATTTTAAGTTGTTCATTAGCAAAAAGGATAAGGCTCATCGAAAGAAACATAATGATATCGCTTTTCATCCCAAACATAATGATCTACTAGTGTTGACGGACCGTAAGGATATCTCGGATAAAATAAAGGCGCATATATTTTAGTAGCATTAGATAAAAATGCCGCCCACCAAGAAAACGTAGAATTTGCAACACATATTTGATCAGAAGAAGATATAAAGCGAAATCATCCCAAGGAGACTCAGAAATAATTTCATGATTATATTTATTAAATTGAGTAAAGTAAGAATCTTTTGGAGAGTCTGTGACTAAATAGATCTTAGAAGGCTTGGCATGATCAATGCATTTTTTATAAAAAGAAAAAGGTAATAGCCAGCCATAATTTTTGAAGTCACCAATTCTGATGTGTATAACTAAATCGTTGTCTTCTGCTTGGGGTGAAGGTTTGCTGAAATTAAGCCACTGCTTGATATTTATTTTGTGAGGTTGATAATATTCATATCTTTGAAATTCTCCTTGAACAATCAACTTACAAGGATTATGGTCGACCCCATGAATCCTGTGAGATAATTCTTGCGGGCTATGAGCAACATTAAACTCGGGCTGTTTAATTATTTTTCCATTAACTTTTTGTTTTAAGTTTGGAAAATTATGAATATATTTTTCAATATCAGCGCCCTTAACTTCGGCATTTAGATGGTAGCCAAAACGTTCAGCCAAAATTCTGCCTATACAATAAGTAAATAAGTGGTTCCCAAACCTACTCCATTTAGTATATTTTACTTTGACCATTTTTTTATAATTAAGAAATTTTAAATCGTTTGAGTAAACACACTCTAATATATTAAGAGACTCTTTATTTAAAATTTGATTTTTATCCCTATTAACGCCTTGATTTTTATGAGGTATATCAGTGGTGACTCCAAATGTAGATAAAATTTTAGGTAGTTCGTCACTAATGTTTTCTAACCGAACCAAGTGATCCACAAGAAGAGTGTTTTCAAAATAAAAAGCGTTCCATTGAAGTTGGAAATGTAAATTTATTTTATTGGGGTTAGATTTTTTTGTTAAGTTTTTTTGTACAAAATCATTGATATCAGAGCATGGATCTATTCGATTTTTTTTAGAAAGATAAAAATAAGCCGAAATGAATTTATCTAAAGGATGTCTAGATATTCCAAATGTTGTTAAGCTGAGCCATTCTTTGGTATTTAAGTAAATATCGGCAAATTTCATCCATTCTTTTTTGTCGTCTTTTTTGACGACGGCTCTATCTTTAAGGATGTTTCTGGTGATGCTGGTTTGAGCCGCCTTGTTAATAGGAACATAGGCGAACTGACCAAGTCTATCAAAAATAACAGGATTGGGAAGCTTGAGGAGATATTCAAATTTATCCATTTGGGAAAACCTCTAAATGAGCTTTTGATTTTGCAGAATCTTCAGAAAGGCCTTGTGATATTAGATGCCACTTTTTATTGAAATATGCTTTTCCTAAATGACTTGTAAATTGTTTAGGATTTTTATCGTGATCTAGGTGAAAGCCAATTGTTTGAAGGCAAAATTTAATTGATTTACCTAGCCTTGATAATCTCCTAGCTATATCAAAGTCTTCTCCACCCCAACCTTTAAAATTTTCATCTAAACCCCCAACTTCATAGAAATCTTTTCTTCTGCAGGACCAATTTCCTCCGTGCATTCTTCTTGCAACAGTGTCTTTCCCGTCAAAAAGATAGGGTTTCTCTTTTTTTTCGATAAATCGAGATCTCCTGTCCTTATTAGATAGAGATCTGATGAATCCAAAATCGCTCTTGATTAAATCTTTAGTCACAAGGTGAACTTTATCCATTGGTATTGAGGGGTAGGAGCCTGCTACCACATTGTTTTCGAATTGTAAATGAGAATGGATGTGATCTGGAGACCATATAATATCTGAATTACCAAAAATTAATCTATCTCCAGTTGCTAGTTCGGCACCGCGATTCCAAATATATGCAAGCCTATAACCCTCATTTGGACGGCTGAAATATCGTATCCCTTCTTTCTCTAAATATTCTATTGTACCGTCCGTTGATCCATCATCTGCTATAATGATTTCAAAATCTTTTTCTGTTTGATAGCGCAAGCTTTCAATGCTTAGCTCTAATGAAGGTAAGTTATTGTAGGAGGAGAGGATTATCGAAGCTTTCATTACCCAAATTCATAACAGCTAATCATAGCTAATACTATCTCCTTTCTTGTTTTTATTCCATTTTTTGATATTATTTTTTTCGTTCCATTCTCTACCTATATGATTAAATACGCCGTTAAAATGCACTCGTTTGATGTTTTTAAAATGATCTTTTTGTTGTTTTCGCTTGTTGCAGTGGTAGTCGATTAGTAGTTGCTCAGGGTCTTGTTTGGTTGAATTAATCGAATAAGGGTAGTAAACTTGATCTATAAAGAACTGCTTACTCCACATAGAAGGGTGAAAAGAAAATTCAAACAAATGATTGGCGTGAAAACCAATATAATCATAATCACTATCTATCAATTCTTGAATGTTAAAACTGATGTCATGATTTTTATCATCTTCTAGCCAAAAAACATAACCTCTATCATTGAGATTGTTTATGTTATTGTAACATTGATTTGTGAGTGTGTTTGCGGCTGTAAAAAAACAGGACTTGGGGGGTTGACTAATAACACAATCAATATTATTAGTTATTGATTTAAAATTTTTGTAAGTTTCGGTCTGGTCGCCAAGCGCAGGGTCAATATTAATAAACCACTTAGCTTTAATGCCTTGAGAACGCAAATCTTCTGAGAAGCTTAAAAGACATTCGCTGTGCAGCGATGGCCTGCAGATTGCGGTAGTTAATATATAAAGATCGTAATTCATTTAGCCAGACCTCTCATGTGCAATATTTTGCAATTTTTAAATAAAGACCCGTTCGTTTTTAACTCACCATATCTAAGGTTGTAAATTTTTGAATCTAGCTCAAAAATAGAAACATTATCTACGCACTCTTTGAGGTTTTTGAATTTTGGTTTTGCTTTTTTATATTTGAACCGTAATAAATTATTAAATGCTCCTTGGTCGCAAATCTTCTCAATTCCTTTTTTTTTCATCTTTTTTACAGAATCAAACCAATGACTGATGAAGACGGAGGTGTCTTCTAGGTAAGTATTGAATCCAAAAACACCTGTATTGTAAGCTGTTGGATGAATGAATTCTCGGGCGCAAGCAAAATTATTGTAGTTTAAAAAATCGAATAACTCAGAAATGTCACCTTTAATTTCAGTATCAGTATCAATGAAGAAAGTTTTATCATAAGGAGATCGAGAAATGCACTCGACTTTTGGTAAAAGACCAACATCATTTTTCTGGTAAATAATGTTAGTTCCATCAAACTTTTTATCTAGCAATTCTTGGTAATCCCGTGAAAACGGTAATAGGCAGTGTTGGGTTATGCTTTTTTAAAGAACGAAAAGAATGCATGAGCTCTTTTAAAATCCTCTTTTTGTTTGGGTTAAATTTTTGTTTAGCTGGAGAAGAAAGGGGGTCAAAAGCTCCATAAATTATGCCACAGTCTTTCATTTTATGAATGCCCTATACACTTCTTTGATTTCTTCTTGTAAATATTTTTTATAGCCATTCCACCAGCTTATGTTTTTATGCCTTAGTTCCTCTAGCTGTTTTTGGTTTGACGTATAATACTTTATTAATTCATAAGCTTCATTACTGCATTCAGCTTTCGGCCACTCAAAGCCTATGTCTCCTACGGTCATTAAAGGGTGATCTTCTCCGTACCAAGACTTGTATAGATCGTAATCTTGCAAATGGCTAAATTTTTGAATGATCGGTATTGCTCCAGCCTCTAAAGCTTCGTATGTACGATAACATTCTAAATTAAAATTACCCCTAAAACTGGGAATAAAATGAGACTCAAGCATCAAGTCTCGATAATCTGCGACGTTTAAGCTTTCTGGAGCATCCCAAAAAGATATGTCATGAAGATGATACGGTGTTAGCTCTTCTAGTTTTGAGATCGTTTTTCGCCTACCTGATTTTTTTGCAGTTCCAGCAAAAGACCAATTATATTTTCTAAAATTATTTGATTGCGCCAAAGATTTAGATTCTTTATTAAAAACCATCCCAGAATCCAGCTTTGTAACCAAGCGGAAACGTAAATAAATTTTCTTGAGAGAAATCAGGGTTAAAATAGTTTCTAAAGATAAATTGGCAAGACTTTTCCATATAAACACTCAGGTCTTGTTTAGTAGGTAGATGTTCGTCTTTTAGGTTGATTAAAATAAAATCTATACCTTTGTTTAAATAAGGTCGAAACTTACATAACTGGGGATTATCTGTGACAATAATTGAATTTTCTCCGACAAAACCCCTCTCTCGATAAATGAACTCAAAGTCGGGCGAAGAGAAGAATATTTCTTTTAACCAATTAGACTCCCAGGTGGCATTAGTTTTGAGAATAACATTAATTTGTTTCATCACCAGTATTAAACTTAAGAGTGTTTAGTCTCCATAGGTTTCTAAAATGCAAGATCATGGTTTGAGATAAATCAAAGCCTGACCTCTTGTTGGTTAAATACTGTTTTTTTCCCTGCAATTATAAATGTTATTATCTATAACTGAATAATCAAGCCCATGAAGACTTTCTTGTATTTTTTTTAACTTTAGGATTGGGGTCTTTAATTTTTAACAACTTTAATAAATGATTGAGTTCCCCTTGGTCATCTGGTAATTTGTTTCCAAAAGTTTCACCTTTTTTATGGCGCTCAATAAGCAAGTCTTTTTTTGCAAGCATACGCTCTAGCCACGTAGATAAAAGCTTAAATCCGAAGCCTCTTGATCCATTAACCGCAAAAAAGCCTGTGTTCAAAATGTCAGGATTATGGAACTCTCTAGATATCAGGAAATCCTTAGAACTTAATTCTTTGAAAATTTCAGGAAAAGGATAATTAACTTGGGTGTCACAATCAAGGAATACAGTTTTGTCATGAGGAGAATTATTCAAAGCATGAACCTTAGGAATAAAGCCCCAATCATTTTTAATTTCAATAACTATATCAACATCTAAATAGTTTTCTAGCAAGTCTTCATAATCCGTAAATAATGTGACGGGTATTTCTGGGTGGTGCTTCTTAAAGCTCAAAAAGGAATGCATAAATTCAAGGTTAATCCTTTTATTGGAAGAGTTGAATTTAAATGGAGCGGGTGATTTTTCAGGATCAACCGCCACATAAACGACTCCCTTTTCTAAAAATAGACCGTCTTTATGCACTTTTGCTTTTGATTTGAGAATACTTATTTTCATAAAAATCACTAATGCTTTCATCTAAATCTGATGGTTTGGCTAATGGATTTTTAAACATTGAAATTTCTCTAATCAATAGTTCAGATATATGCAATGCCAAAAGAAATGGAGATTTTTCTTTATAAAAACTTTCGAATTTCGGGTTGCCGTTATTTATTAATATAGTGAAGTCTGATATGTCATCTACTTTCGACATGGACTTTTTTTGCTCTTCTCCGAAATCGATAATTCGATACCTTAGTCTTTTGGACTTCTTAAGTTTTTGATTTCTGTATTTATTCCAGAGTGGTGGTATATTATTTTCAGGCTCAGGCTCCTCTTCCTCTTCTTCCTCTGGCTCTGGCTCAAAAGTCCATTCTTTGTCGATTGTTAATTCTGCGAAGCGCTCTAATTGTTTACGTTCCTCCTCTTCTTCTGTCAGTCAAATCTTCATCATCGTCTTCTTCCTCTTCGTCTTCCTCTTCGTCTTCCCAGAGGTCCGAAAAATCTTCATCATCAAAGTATTCAGCAAGCATACTTGAAACCTCATTAGCGAGCGCATCAAGTATATTCATCTTTTCTTCTTGATTCAACTTGATATATTCAACAATCCATTCAATTATAACTTTATAAACTCGAGTATAAAAAGGTATCGTTACTGGGTGATCATTGCGCAAACCATGATGTGATAAATCTTTTGCAGGCATGCCAGTATTGTCCATAACTTCAGATAGTTCATCACAAGAAATAAATCCAATCAACTGATTAAACACATTATAAATTTTATCTCTGTTTTCAATCTCTTCATTATTTTTAATTTCCAACCAATCCAAAGTTGAATCAAGCATATCTTGATCTGACAGATGGAATGGACAAATCTTGACTTTTGAAATAATATCAATATTTTTAAGAGGATGGTTTTTGATAATGCCACGGTTATAAATTAGTGATAGTCTAAATTCAATATTTCCAGTTTTGGTTTCCCCGTAGTAATCATAATCAAATGTGCGACGGATAATTGGAATATTGGAACCAGGGAGTTTGTAGGAAAAATCTAAACTTTTGCCGTTTAAATAAATATTTAATTTTTTACCTTCTTTTTCTAGCTGCGGCAATAAAAACCCGAAAAATGTACAAAGCTCTCCTTTGATTGCGCCAGATGGCCAGCCATCTTTTTGAATGTTTTCTTTAAGTGTAACAATTGTTATTTTGGTACCTGATTCGGTTTCGATAGAACAATCTTCTGGGAGTATTTCTGTTAAAGAAGGGGAATATTCGTTTAAAAACTCGACCCCAGAAGGTTTATACTCAATTAAAAAACACTTGCCATGTACGTTTTTTGTTTCAATGGTCCAATGTATATTTGTTTCGTGCGAAAGTTTATCATTGGCTAATTTACCGCCAATTCCCATTTGACCGAGTTTTACGCCTGCACCCCCAGTCAAATCATAAGAATTACCGAAAACAAAATACTTTTCGAATCCACTCATACCATTCTCATCTTTTAAGTGATCAAATCCCTGCCCATCATCAATTATTATAGCGCTAGACTCATTAAAATCTATTTTGCAAAAAGTCGCAAAGTTTTGAATTGAATTTTTAACAAGCTCTGTAAAAGCTTGAGGTATATTAACAGTAGATTGCAAAAGTCTACTGAGATTTGCTCCTGTTTTAATTTGTATATTTTCCATAATAGCTATATTACACTATATAATCCCAGCTAAAAGAATTTAATACCTCCAAGTTTTCTTTTTGAGGGGCACCTTGATTTCTCGGTAAATCCACAAAGCCATCATAATCTATATCATGACTATATTTAAAATGTAAATCAAATTCCGATAGGTTATATTTTTTATTAGACCAATGCTCTATCGATTCTTTACATAAATCATTTAATTTAAAATGCAAAAAGCCTAAATCATTAAAGTCCATTTTAATAATTTTACATTTATTTTTTTTTAATGAATTTAGGGTGGTGCAAACTAATATTATTAATAAATTCATTGCAAGATGTCTTGTATATGTATTTATTTACAACATCAACCAAACCATCTAAACAATTTACTTTTTTAAGGTTTGGTGTCTTTGGGTTCAAAAAACAAGATTCCATAGCTTTCCATTTCATAATGCAAAAATCATAAGAACAAAAAACTTTAAGAACGTCTTTCAGTGATTTAAAATTTTTTGAATATAGATACTCGTCAAGATCTATGGTTGAGACCCAGTCAAAATCATGTGAAAAAACGTTTTTGAAGTTAAATAAAGCAGAGCCTTGGATCTCTAACCAAGGTTGCATTGGATCTTTTGGGGATTCTGTTTTATTTTCCAATCTTGAAAAGATAACTTTATCTTTGTATTTTGTTTTTAGCCTCAAATAAAAATCACAGATATCTTCTTCTTTTATATATTTTAACTCTGATATATTTATTCTCCTTTTGGTATCTTCATGTGGTTTTATAAGATTGTAATCGCTTGATTCATATAAAAATATTTTATCAACACCAAAGTTTAAATGATGCTGAATCCATTCTTCTATATGGTAAATGGATTTTCTAAAAAAAAATGTAGAAGCTATCGCGGTTTTCATTTTAAATACAAAAGTTCAGTTCTATTTTGTTTTACAAGTTTAGCCTTATCTTTCATGAATAATTCTATGTCTTTTTTATTTTGCTTGAAATCTTTCACCTTTACTGGATTGATGGCTATACAGAAATGTTTGATTGTATACTTGGAGAAATCGATAGACTCTAAAACTTCAAGAGCAATATCAGGGTCAAGTATGGATAAAAAATCGATAGATGTTGGAGAATCAAATAAAGATTTGTAAACTTTGTGCCCCAAATATTTTTTACCCACAAATACATTGGAGTCTTTTGTGTTTTTGAATGGGCTAATTTCTAAGCATATTAAATCTTTTGCGAAGTTTGTTTCGCGCAAAAACCAACGGTCACTTAACCATTTACTTGTTGAGTTGACGACTTCGTCGCTATCAAGCTTTATTAAATTAATGATATGCTTATTCGAACCCTCAAGATGTGATATTAAATTTTCCATTTTCGAGCTTTGATAAAAGAATCTTTTTTGTATTCCGCTTCTTTTTTTGTGTTTGGGTGCCAGACGTATGTTTCTTCTTCTATTGGGCCACGTTTAACCAGTGGCTTGCTTAAAGCTAATAACGAAAGCTCATTGTAATTATAGTCTTGATCGGCAGTATTATCTATAATTAATTCATCGCCAAGCTTATGGGGTTGAGGTGTCGGTTGATTATGTAGTAAAAATTGATTAAAGTTTTTCTGGTCAGAACCTTTAATTTCCCGTGTGTTTAAAAACCTATCAAGATAATTGATTGTTTTGTAATTGCTTCTGAAAAATACCCAGCCCATGCAACATGTAAAACCAAAAGCCTCACGAACTTCTGGTGGAAATGCCCCATTATGCCTTACGGTTGATACGATAATATCCTGGCCGTTAGCTTCAATCAAATCAGGTATAGGATTCTTTAGCCAAAGAGCATCCGTGTCAGAATGAATAATATCAAAACCATCCTCTAGATACTTTTTGAATATAAAAGTTCGACGCATTGTATGCTTGCATCCAGAAATCCAATCGTCGCTAAATTCATCAAGAACTCTTGAATGACATCCGTGAGATTTTAAATATTCGTCAGACTCAGGATCTAAACATAATACTTCATAATTGTCGATAGATAAAGCTTCTAGGTGCTTGACCCAATTAAGAGCTATCTCTCTGTAAGGATAATTGCAGAACGATATAATTTTAAGATTCATATTCAAATAAGTCAAAGTCGTTTTTATAGTAGTTATACACTTTATCTTTTAACTCATCTGTCCATGAAGAGTTTACTTTAAACGTTCTAGAATTATATGCGTGAGGCAGTTGATATTCAAACATGTTTAAGTCTTCACATGCTTTTTTAAAGTCTTGGTTTAAGCTTTCAAACCGACCTGTAAAATCACAAGTGAAATCGGAGCTGATTTTATCTGTAAAGTAATGGCCGCCATTTAATTGAGGAAAGAACTCGAATTGTGGCAATGTATGGTATTCATCATATTCACTCCATAAATTTTGATGGTCTTTGCGATAATCAAGATCAGTAGTTAATAGCACATATTCTTCGAACGATACCGCGCGTTCTTTATTGTAAAAAGACAGGTCACCTTCTTTTTCAAATTTAAGTTGCCCCCATTTCCAGGCAGAAACTAAACGATTATATGGATTGCGAACAAATGAAAATACATAATAATCAAGATGCTGATTTAAAAACCTAGAGAAACCACGTTTTCTTAATACTTTCTGGGGTATATCTGGGTCAATTTCTCGTAAAAACCTTTCTACAGATGTGCCTGCAGCTTTTGGAATATGAATGAATATACATTTATGCTTGTGACTAATCATTGCTAAACCTTTTTGTTTTGCGACCTCTCCAGTTTTTTCTACCCTCTCCCAGGTGAATCGCTTGAAAGCGTCTTGGAAAAACTTCTATTCCTGAATTTATGCGAGCGGTAATTTCGTCTGGATGCTTATCTTCTCTGCAAAATTGTTTTTTAAATTCTGTGTCTGGGTAGGCCGCAGTAATTGATCGTTTGAATAAGTATTTTGGATTATAAAGGTAACCTTGGAAATAACCGTCAAGCATATTGTTTCTATAGTATTTTTTCGCATTCTTGGAGTCAGTAAAATCGCCATACTTATCATAATCAATACGCCAACATCCGTATAAAGTATCATTTTTCAAAGTACAGTCATGAAGGTGTTGTTGAAAATCTTCTGGTATTAAAATATCACTATCAATAGAAATGACAAAGTCAGAGTTGGATAAATGATTTAATAATTTAGATTGAACAAATCTAATAGCACCACCTTTATCAAAGGTAACTTTCTTATATTTTGGCGGCAATAACCTTAAGTTTGGATTATCATTAGTCAAAAAAGCGTCATCTCCAATAAAAGGCATTTGCTGGTGTTCTGGTAGGCATAAACCTGGAACCAAGGGGTAAAATACTAATTCAATATTATCTAAATTAAAATTATTAATCAATGCAATTGTGTCTTCGTCATCTTCCTGAGTAACAATATACCATTTTCGAAATAGAGTATGGTTTTTCTTTATAGAGAAATACAGAAAATCGCTATAATTTTTAGAAACTGTTATGCCGTAAATATTGTTCATAAGCTATGATAAACCTCTGAGTGATAAAAATCATGTAAAAATTTATCGTAAGTAAATAGGTTTTTTGAATTTAATTGTTTTAAATATGAATTGGCTTCAATTAATTTATTGATAAATAAATCTTTACTTGAGAAAAAATAGTTTAATTCATCTGTGGATTTGTAAAATAATGGGTAAGACTCACCTAAGTACTCTTCTATTGGTTCTATTCGGTTTACAATAATAGGAGTTTCTGTTGTAATGCATTCAATAATCGTATTGCTGGCCGCACAGTCAAAATATTTTTGAAAAACAAAAGAAGATGTTAGCAATTTGTCATATTCTTTATCGTCAAATTCTCTTGAGCACGAATCAGGCCCAATCAAAATCTTATTTTTTATAAAATTTGCAAAAGAGTATTGATTAAAAAAATCAATATTCCTATAATTAGAGCCAATATGCAAAGCAGAATAGTTGAAATTATTAATATTCCATTTTATATTGTATTCTATCGGATGTAGTAAGTTTGAAATTGGCAGGCCTTTAAAGTCTGGCAAGCTTAAGTAATGTCTTTTTTGATAATTAGTTAGAGTGAAAATACCTTTAAGATTTTTAAGGCAAAGTTGTAGATCTGGATTATGAATATGATTTAATAGCGAAAAATTATATTCTGACCTCACCTGCTTTGGGGGCTCATGAATGAAGGCTACCCATGGGCATTTTTCATATATCTTCTTGCGATGAGAATCTTCTTTATACAAAAAAACTCTTTCAAAAAAAGGCTCTAAGAAAGCAGAGCCACTCAAATTTGGGCAATGATTATTTAGCTCCTGTATAACGCGACGCCAGCCAAACCTGTGATGTGGATACAAGTTTAATGTTTCTTGTGGGATTTGTATTTTTGAAAAAAACATTATCTTAAAAAGATATTCAAAAAACAATTATCCAAATAGGTTTGTTCTAAGTGGAGGGAATGCATTTGGTCATTGCGATGATTAAAGTCAAGCAAAGTTTGACTTGCCGCTTCAAATAGATTTTTGATATTTGATTTGCTTTTGATATTATCCCAGTCATCGATGAAGCCGTTATGTTTTAAAGAGGGGTTGATGGTAATTCTTGGTTTGTTGTATATTGAGGATAAAATTCTTACGTGAAGACTAGTGCTTATAGTAAGGGCGGATTCTGAGATTAAATTACAAATGTCCCAAACATTAAGGCTGTTAAAAAAATGTAACCTTTTAGGAAGTTTTCCTTTAAAGCACTTTATGTATTGAGCTCGAGAGTCGTGAAAAGGAGCAGATCCAGCCATAAAAAAAACCACATCTAAATTATATTCCTTCGAAATCAGTATGATTTGATCAAAAATGCATGAAGCATTAGAAGCTAAAACCGCCGAATTTATTTGCACCGCTAGATATTTAGAACCAAAACTTTGAGTGCGTTTCTTGGAAATAAGATTGTCAAAAAAATGTTTTGTTAAGACCGCGCAATCAGGAATATGTAAACCGTGATCAATTTTATTATTAATTAAAATATCGAGAGAGCTTTTATCTCGAAAGGATAAGAAATCAAAATCCATTAAATTGACTACAGAGTCTTCGGTAACTCCACCTATAGAATTCGCGACAAAAAGGCCTGGGTTCTTGAAGTCGCGCTTGCTTAAAAGATAAGGGAATTTTATGTTTTTACCATTAAGTTTTGATAACTCTAAATTATGCTTAGAGCTACTAGAGTTGGGATTAAAACATTTTAATGCGGATTCTTTTTTTACATGCCCTACTTGTCCTCCAACATGAATTAAGTGAACTGTTTCATCTGAGTCAAAAAAATCAGTTATCGAAAGAACCTTGTGGCCTTGGTATTGACGCATGTCTCGAGAAAAAATATCACAAACAAAAATTGGTATATTTACATCTTTCAGTAAATTACCGACAATATGCGGGAATAGCATATCGCCAAAATTATGTCTGCCAAAAGCGCCGTATAGTATAATTTTTTCGCTCACTAATCAAGTATTGTTTTAATACGATCTCTATTTTGAATAATGACAGAATCTTTAACGCTTAAGCTATTGGAGTTTTGAGATCCAAACATACCGCACCTGTCATTATAATAATAAGGTAATGTGAATATACTTACATCAGAACTTTCCCACGCAAGATGCCTAAATGAACCCTGGTCGTGCTCATGATCTACTAAATCGTTTTCGTATAAACGTTTCCATTCAGAAATAAAAGAATCTGTGGTTGTATTTTTTCGCCAATATATTACATCGCAATTCCACTCTCTAAAACAAGAGGGGGCATTTGTTTTCATCTCGTGTTGATAAGGAGCATGGACCATCGCGAAATCATATTTACTTAATAGACTAAAAGGTTCTAGAACTTTTTCGTTTAAAGCATATGTATCGCAACCAAGGTATAAATTATAATCATGATCTGTCTCCAGCATAGCCCGCATCTTGACAAGCATTTGACCTCTTTTATGAATACGATTTTTAAGTGTGTTTGGGACAATAAATTCAGTTGTATGAACTTTATCAAAGACTGAATCTATTTTTTGATTTGTATTTGTATAAAGTTCTACTGAAACATTTGGAATGTATTTTTTAAAGCTTTTTGCAGAAATAATTGATTCTTCAATATATTGACCGCCATCATGGTCTGAATTTACGTAAATTAATTTTACTTTATTCATTTATTATGAAATCCAATCATTTGCACATTATGTACTAAACCCCAATCTCCTAGTAATTCAATATCAAATCCTAATTGTTTAGCTAAATATTCATAAAATGAAATGTGTTGATGATACGGATCTTGAAGTAAATAAGTGTTTAGCTTAGTTTTTTTATCGTTAACATGACACAATGTATCCAAGGAAGGGCAGTCGAAGATTGTAAAATAAAATACCCCAGTTTTAGCCATGTGTTTTTTTGCTTTGATTAAGCATAATTGTATCAAATTCATCGGCAGGTGAGTGAATACAGAGTGCGCAAACATAAAATCAAATTCAACATTAAACTTCTCAAATTCAAAAAAATCACTAGAAATAAAAGTTGGATTTTTACTTATTAATGAGTCATCACTAATTTCATGTTTAATTCCTAGATTTATTAAGGATTGATTAATATCTATGCCAAAATACCTTTCCTTATCCAGGAAAGGTATAGCTTTAGAGCCTAACCTTAGGCATCCGCAACCAATGTCTAGTAATCTAGAAGAAGGAGTCATTCCTTGAGAGACTAAAAAATCAAACTGGAGTTTAGACATGCCGTCCCAATTTTTGCCTATGCCTTCTCGAGGTTTAGTATATTGTTGGTTTTTGTCGTATGGTAATTTTAATATTTTTTTATTCATGTGATTTATTCCCCAAATTTATATCCAAAATACTCGATGTCCTGTGCATATTTTTCCGCAACAATTTCTCTGCTTTCATCATCGTAGTATTCGGTGTAATGTTTGTGGTTTGATTTGTTTTTGTGTGGAAGTTGTTGGCGAGGAATGCCGATTTTGTCGCAAACGATATCGAAATCTTCTTGTAAGTTCTCAAATCTTCCAATAAAGTTTAAATCTAATACACCATCAATAAGAAAATAATCAACTTGTGGAATAAAATGAGATTTTTGAAAATGAGTATAATCAGAAAATGATTTATTTGAGATCAAACGAACAAATGTACTAAAATCTAAATCCTTGGGATGAACCATTCGATTTGGGTTAGGCTTCCACATAGCGGTGCCATGCTTCAAGAAAACAAACTCAGAAGCTATTTTTGACCAAGGGCTCCTTACAAAAGAAAATTTAAAAAAAGAATCATAACTCGAAACTGTTTCTTTATAATCGGAGGCTCGATAATGATCTATTTCCCTGTTTTTGTCATCTATGTATGGGGGGAGGACATTATAGTTTAAAGCTTTATGAATTGAATGCCCAGCAGTTCTTGGGACATGAATAAATATGAACTTATGATTATTGTCGATCATTTTTATTTATAATTAAGAATTGCATTTTCTAAAGCTTCTGTCACGGTTCTTATTTTTATGTATTTTTCAACTTTTGATGTATCAAGAACGCAGTTTGATCTTGGGGTAATAACATGTTCGCTGAAAGATTCTAGGCTATCAAAAAATTCAAAGTCTTTATTTGATAAATTATACTTCTTGATTAACTCAACAACATCTTTTGTCGTAACGCTCCCTTTGTTTGTAATATTATAAATTCCATGAGGAACTTTTTGTTCAAGCAAATCAATTGCGTATTTTGCAAAATCCCTTCTGTGGGATAAAGAATTTGCTACGTTTAATAATTTGTCGTAAGAAAGTAATTTTGTCAAATAATTTCTTGGTGATTTATGTTCGTCAAAAGGTATTCGCAACCTAAAAAGGTACGACCTTGGATTATGTTTAAGTATCATTTTTTCACATAAAGCTTTTGTTCCGCTGTAAAAACTGCCGTTTTGAAAATCAAAATTAGAATCATCTTCTTCGGAAAACTTTTTTGAATATCCATTGTATATGCAACCAGAAGATATTTGAACTAAAGTAGAATAGGTAGTTGTGCAAAAATTAGCTAAATTAGTAGGGAAAATGACATTGCCCATAATAGTATCCGCTTTATTTAACTCACAAGCATCAACATTTGGCTTGCCTATGTGCCCCGCGCAGTTGATTATAACGGCATTTTTAAAAGACTTATCGTAACTATTATAATGCATATGCGCATAGTTCGTGAACTCCTTAAAATTAGTATAATCTAAATCAGACCTACTTAAAGCTAAATATTTTAGACTTCTTGACTTCAATTCTTTTATAATAGCCTCTGCTATGTATCCATTCTTTCCCAATACTACGTACATAAACTAATAACACTTCTCCTGAAAATTAATGTGAAAATTTGGTATACCTTTATATAGGCAAAACTCATTGAATCTGCTAAAGTTTTTAAATAAAAAATTTGTATACTGTAATAAGTAAAAATCCACTAATGCTTCTTTAGCTATGTTTATGCGTCCGTACTTTTCTTCCATTTTAATTTGTATCTCTGTGGACTGCTCGCCTTTTTCGTGGCCAGTACCACAACCTGGAGGAGCAAAGTATCTTTCAGTTACGATTGTATTTCCGTATTCTTTTTCGAACAAATCAACGAACTGCTTTGAATCTGTAGCAACAAAAAACTTATAATTATCGCAGGCTTTTAAAAATGCACGTGGTGAATCAAATAATACATGATCTATTTTTTCTTTATAAATATCAAAGATAGTTTGAATTGCATTTCTTTTCCCCTGGAAACGATTTGAGTCTCCAGTTATTGGCGGCAAAACTTCTCCGTTTGATGTTCGGGCATGAACTCCAACTACATAATTTCCAGTAAAGTATTTTTCGCGCATGCTATCAATTTCAGCAGCAATACTTCTGTGAACATTTATGCGATCAAATGTATCATAAAATTTTTTTGACTCTTCTTGCGATTTAAGTGGGTTTTTGATTACCAATCTAGAATCAGAATGTTGTTCGGCATCTTTTTTCAGCTGATCTATATATTCCTCATTGACAATGACTTCTGTGTCTGTATCAATGTGATGAAAATATTCAGCAAACAAGTTACTATCACCTTTGCTGGCCCAATGCCCGCGCATATCAATTAGTATGCCTTTATTATTCTGCTCGCAATACATTAAAGCATTTGTGAGATGCCATAAGGTATCGCCCCATCCAGTGTCACGAGAAAAATAATAATAATTATTCACAATATAATCTTCTCATCTCCATATTTATCAAACATTTCTTGGTAGTTAGGTATCTTATTGTATGCTTTTTTACCAAACACTCTTCTGCCTGTATCCAGGAAGTTTTTAACATTATCGTAATCAACTTCTACATTAAGGTATGCAATCATATTATCAAACTGCGCAAGCCTTTGTTCGTAAGTTTCTAAACCATAAAGATCTTCATATTTAGAAACGTAAGCGTCAGGAGGAAGTAGCTCATGGTAGTGCGGTAAATATTTTTTATACCATTTGATTCTTCTTTGAATCGGCGGCTCTTCTAGATCTTGATAATCAAATGAGTCAACTTTTGCTTTATGTTCTTTTTGCTCACCTAACTGCCAAACTTGAACTTGATTTGCTAGCTGCCATGAAACTGCAGGATAAAATGCACTTTCTCTGTATTGATATATAATTTTTATACCATGTGCCGCGCAGTAATATATAAAGTTTTCATTACCAACTTCAGAGACTGTACACCAAACATGTTTAACGCCATCAAATACGAAAAATAAATCATCAAGAAATTCCCAAAGCTTTTCTCGATTTTCAGAAATGTTATTAAATTTATTAAAGTATGGTATATGGTCTGACTTTGGAAGGTTGTCAGGGTTCATATCATGGTCTTCAATAATCTTAGCATATCTTGGGTTATGCTCAAGGTCACCAGTGAGAGAGGATAATGGCTCATGAACAATGCGATCATTTTTATTAAGAGCGGCAATTAGACTCGTGGTTCCCGCTCTTTCTTGACCAAAAATTACAAATTTAGAATCCATAATCAAAATAAACTAAATCTTCTGCGAAATGTTTTTCTATATAATCTTTACTGTACGTTGAATAGTAGTCTTGATAGCTTGTTTTCTTTTTGTATTCTGCACTACTGTTTTTTCTCCAATCATCAAAGCCTTTGCGGCTTTTAAACTTAAGTGTTGTTTGAAGCTGGAACAAACATTCTTGCATGTCTTCCACTTTGAAAAATTTATCTATTTCAACTCTGCCTTGATAAGTGACTCTACTTAAATTGGTGTCGTAATATCCAGCATGAAATTCTTTAATAGCTTTTTCCTCATAAGCGTAATTGATGAAACCATCAAAATCATCATTGATATAATATTCATGAAACTTTTTAACATATGGCATTTTGGGCGAATCAATATTATTCTCTACAAAATAATCATATTTCCAGCCGCCAAGATATGAGAACATAGAAACAACACGATCAAAAGGATTGCGTACTATTGTAAATTTAAAATAATCTTTATAATCAGGAACTTCCCAAAGTATTCCATTGATAGCTCTCTCGCATGTAGTTTTATATTTGCTATCATAATCTTGTTGGTTTTGATTATTTTCGTAATCAGACTCTATATTCGATAAAAGATAGTGCTTGATAAATGTGCCCCCAGACTTTGGAATGTGTACGTAAATAAATTTATGATCGTGACTATACATTGATCTTGTCCATGACTGCAGGATTATCTAAGTTATCAAGCAAGAACTGTTTTCCGTCTTCGCCGCAAAGATGGCACAGATAAAAGTCTTTATTATCTTCACCTTTTTGAAAGCAAGCTTGGTAATTCGCGTTCCATACCCATTGTAAAGGTTTATGATGATCTGTGACGTTTGTCTTGGCGTATGCATAGCCATACATATCTTGGTCAATGAAGTCTTTACGCTCTCCAAGTATCTCTAGAACTGGATTATCAATCAAGCCATGCTCTTTTAAGAAATCAACAATCGTATTTTGATCTGGTAAAACTTCAACCATTTCAGATACAATTTTACGACTCATGATGTAACAACCAAGATTTAAATTATATTTTGGAATATTACGCTGAGTTTTTTCATTAAACCAGTAAACATCTTCGTCTTCAGGAATAGCTTTAAGGTATTCTTTTAAAAATATTTCATTCTTTTTAACCACCGCCTCGTTAAAGCCATACTGCATCATAAACTCATCATCTTTGTGATACTCAAAAATATCAGGCGCGGTTTTACTTACGACCATATCAAGATCAAGCAATGCAAATTTATCATAATCACTTTTTAAAAACTCATGCAAAAATAAAATTTTGACAAAAGTACTTTTTTGATAATGACTAAAGCTATACTGATGTATATCTTGATAACCAGGAAAATCTGCCATTGATATAATTTTTAAATCACATCCAATTTTTTCTGCATATTTTTCAATAGAACCAAGGCAATGAGGCACCCATGCCATATCTTTGTATCCAGGATTTGCAAAGTCAGTATCCTTTGGCAAATCGTTGATTACATAAATTACATTACTCATAATCTAGTCACCTCCAAATTTTCATCAAGCAAGCCCCAGTTATCTGGATTAGGATTATCCAGTAGCTTATTTCTGACATCAAGAGAATTGGTTTTCCTGGCTCCCTCTTGTTGTGCATGTGGCTGCGTGGTATCATTCGCGGCTCCATCATCACGACCATGAAATTGATGATAAAAATCAGCATCAATAGCTAAGCATAAATTGTATATTTCTTCTTTTGCAGCTATACGATTTAAAAATTCTGTATCCATACTGTTCATATACACAAGCTTTTCATTAAAGCCTTTATGTTCTATATAACATTCGCGTTCTACCATCATAACCCCAACAGCACCCCCATAAAAAGGGAAAACTTCTTTGTTTGGCATCAGTCTGCTATAATGATTATGTTCATGGCAAACCTCGACCTTATGGGAAAGCTTTTGATCATAAATAAAATCACGAAAAACAGAATGATGAGATTGGTTTTCGTCTAAGTTTCGGCGGCTACAAAAAGAAGCTCTGGGCCATTTCCAACCATAATCTTTCACTTCGAATTCGTGATAAAACCAATCCATAAAACGCTGACCTATTAATGTATCTTGATCGATACGCGCAAAATGCTTCCCTTGCATCTGGCGGAATCCTACATTCATAGCATGTACTTCTGAAAATGGCGAATCGCCTTGATGTTTGTCAGCAATATCAGGTGGAACTGTTACAATATTCAAAAGATTTTTAGTTTCTGGAACTAACCTACCAAGAATATCATCTTTCATTGGCTTGTTTCTTGAGCACCAATCAACCAGGATAACTTCAGACTGATCTTCGACATTATTTTTACGAATAATCTCGCAAGCATGATTTACAGTATTAATGCACCTTCCTACAGAATCACCGTTATAATTATCATTACGAGAACAAACTATATATGATATTTTTTTTTCGCTCATGTTTCTGGAACTAATCGTTTACAATTAAACGCAAATACTCTTTGTGGATTTGGAACAACTACTTGCTTGCCGCCAATCTGCTTTAGCATATTCATGTATGTAGAGCCTGGCGTCGAAATATGTTTATCTAAATGTTTTAAACAATGAAAATTAATACTTGGTCTATATTCTTCTTCTATATTAGTATTATATGTATTCGGAACAATGTAAAAAACTTTATTCATCCAGTTAAATACGTCATGTAACTTTAATAAAATGTCTTCTGAGTCTGTGACTACAAAGAAGTTTGCTTGTCTTGCGTTAATTTGCACTTTATTCATTTGAGCAATATAAACATTTAGATTAGATACTTTTTCTGATTCTAATATAACGCCCCAAGTATGTTCTGTTATTCGTTTATTTACTCTTATAATTTCTTCGATAGCGGGCTCTGGCATGGAGCTTAAACTGTGAATTTGATTGTTGAATTTATAAGCTTCGTATTCCATTGTTAGGCTTGTGATTTTTTTTTGTTCTGTATAGTATAATTGAGAGTTTAAATAATTCAATTCATTATCTAAATAACGATGAAGATTATCAATTTTTTTTTGATAACCTCGTTTAATTTTACACAGATATTTCTTACTTTGTCCTAAAAAATCAATCACGTAGGAGGAGCTGGTGGAGTTTTATGAATCAACAAAGCTAGCTTCTTTACTAAGAGTTTAGCACCTTTTTTTATTAAAAGAGACATAGCTTACGGTAACCACAATGAAATCACATTAAAACGTAAGCTTATCCAGAACTAATCATTAATGCACCGTTACTGACCCAGACTCTACCTTTTGTGTTTGGGTTTGACTTTGGTAATGCGTCATAATTTAAAACTATATGAGCTCCACTTAGACAAGAAGATCCATTTACATGAAGGCTATAGAGGGGGTCATCAATATTGACTCCAACTTTTCCACTATCAGTCACCACAAATGTTGTAATATTTCCAGTGCCAATAGTTGCTTCGTTTTCTAAAAAACCGCTATTTCCTGTAAGGGTTAAATATATTCCGCTTTGACCGCTAAACCGAGAATGACCAAGGGTTCCAACGGGCATCCAGTCATAAGTATTATCCTCGCCTGTTTTTTCATAAAATTGATTGTCAAGCGAATTTAGATAATTTGTGCCAACTATACCAGCCGCTTTAGAGCTTCCACTGGGATGACCTTCATCTGTTATAATTGGGCGTCTAATCCCAAGATTGTTGTTTACGAAATCTTCAAAAGCGCCCATAATTAATCCTCCGATACAGCGAATTGAGCTGGGTTATTAACCGCAGTATTTGCTGCTCTATTTAATTTATCTAAGTTAAAAATGTAATCTCCATTAGAATTTGTTACGCCTAATGAATCACAAATGGTAAATTTATTATCTAAATCATAAGTATTGTCTAGTTGGACACCATCACTATACGATTGATAAGAGTATATAGTTCCTTCATTTGGGCCAGAACCACCTTCACTAATATTTTCCATATTGACATTATTTGGATCACCAACAGACGTACCTATTTCAGCCAGGCCTGCGCCAAGACTAGTTGGTGAGGCCGTAATGGTTCTTGCGGAAAAACCTTCTAGTGTGTAATTTGGATTTGTAGATATTGTTGTAGTAGTAATACCAGCTAAATTATCTCCACTAACTTGCCAATTAAAAGTGCCTTTAGTGTCTAAATCATCAACCGTAATTCGAAAAGAATTTGAATTTGTATTTGTGCCTGCTGATGTCTGATTTAAGTCGGAAGCAACAGTTTGATTAGAGTCAGTATCTAATGTTGGATTATTCAGCATTAGCTGAGAAGAAACTAAGTTAAAATTATCTGATATTCCTGCAGGAGAACTAGATAGAGGAGAAGCTAAACCATTAATTGAGAAAGTTAAAGCGTCGTTCGCAATATTAACTACTGTAGAATCAGACGAAACAGCTCCATTGGAAGTTTTAGTTGCTGTGATCGTAAAGTTGTTAGTAGAAATATTATAACCACCGTTTATTCTATTGACTGTTTTACTGTTTTCGTAATCGTTTGGATCAGTAATACTGAGCTGACCATTAGAAGAATAAACTATCGTGTCAAAATTTGTTACAGTATTAGCAATGATGGATGATTCAGATCCTTTCAGGGCTTGTTGACTTGCTGGATAAGCAATGGAAGAGATCGTAACTGATGGAGAGCTATTGTTTAAGGATACAGAATTATTAGAACTGAATTCATCGCCAAATATATTATAAAATGAATTGCTTGGTGTAGCTTTAATTCCTACAGTGCCATTTCTGCTAGCTTCATCTGTAACTGTAATAGGGACAGTATATCTAAATACGCCACCTCCTAGATCCGTGGAAGAATAATTTGACGCAGACTGCCCTTCGCTTAATCCGTAATTAGAAATCTGTAAATTAACTCGGTTTGAATCGCTGTCATTTAATTGAACATCAATATATGCATTGATTATATCGCCACCTTTTACTTCACTTACGCCAACAATGTTTGGAGATTGAGCAGAAGTTGCTGTAGAATCAAAAGATATTGCACTAATTTGAGGAGGATTTGCAATTTTAATTTTCACATTATCTGAATCAACTGCTCCATTATTTACGCGAACAGCTTCAATGGCGACATTATCTTGATCTGAATAAACACCATCTACATAAGAAACGGTTTTGGGGTTTTCAAAAGTTCCGCTGTTAGATATTAATATATCATTTGTCAGTCCAGAATATAAAACTGTATCTCCATTATTATCGTTCCAATTAGAAATTGTATTAGAAAACGTAGTAGACTCTCCATCTCTTAAGCCATCCGAACGCCCATTATAAGAAGAAGGGTCACTAGCAGAAATTGATGGATAATTTTGATCAAGATTAATTTGATTTGAGGAAGATGTAAGAGCACCTGAAGTGCCAAAAGCATTTCTGGCAATGATATGAATACCCTCTGCGCCGTTTCTCGAATTAGTAATCGTGATTGGAATAGTAGCTGTATAGTTACCATCGCCCGTATCAGTCAAAGAATAATTCGATTCAGTTATTCCATCAGAAATTCCAGAGTTTAAAACTTTTATTACATCAACATCGTCAGTATCAAAAACTGCAAAAACATTAATTTGATCGTCTCCTTTTAAATGTGTTAGACCTAAACGCGTACCATTTTTAGGAGTAGCGTTTGAAATGCTATCAACAATTAAAGATATAGGAGTAGGGCCACCCCCAAGTTCATTTAATGCAATGATGGAACCTGCCCCATTAGCTTGCCCGCTAATAAAATCTCTGCCAGTAAATGAAAGATTATCTAAATAACCTTCGAATCTTCTAGTATAACTTCCAAGCTCAGTAATTTGATTATCTGGTATTCTTATACCATCAATAAAACCAGAACCCATGTAAGAATCACCTGGACCATCCCAACGTAAATAAACTTTTAAATCTGAAGCTGTATCAACTTCAATTCCAGATAAATAAGTATCTGAAGTTGGAGTGTTATAATAAGTTTTGGTAGTTGGCCCAAGATTATTTTCGGCATTAGAGAAAAAAGCAAATTGAGTTCCAGCTCCCCCACTAACGCCTTGAGAAACTTGACCTGTGAAACTAATAGAAAGAGTATTTCCTGATTCACTTACTCCAATATTAGATCCACCAGCGATAGATTTTAATTTTAGATCTGTACTTTCTATACCGCTAACTAAACCTAATCCACTACCAACATTTGAGGCTGTAGTCGCTTCAGTTTGACCAGTAAAATTAATAAATAACGAATCTGAAGATTCTGATATAGACAAAAAATTACCAACTTCAATTGATTTTATTTTAAGATCAGAGTTAAGCTCGCCGCTAACCAGACCAAGCCCAGTACCAATATTTGAAGCGGAAGTATGGGTTAAATCCTCAGATATGCTAATCAAAGCTTCATTCTTGTCGTTCTCTGCAATTGATATTCCTGAGCCACCAAAAAGAGTTTTTAAATTTAACGTACTTCCAGAAATAGATTCACCAACAGAAATGCCTCGACCAAGACTATTAATTTCATTTAAATAACCGCTAAATAAATGTTGTTTTTCTATTTGAACAACGCGTAAATTTAAAAGATTATTGGGTTCAGCCTCTGCTATAAAAACATCATCATCGGCCAAAGACTTAACCTTGGGTAACTCACTGGGTCTTAAATTAGCCATGATCTATGTTCCTTTCGTTTTCTACCTTAGATCTAACATCTACAGTATCTCTGGTTTTGATATTTAATAATATATTGTCTTTATTTTCCGTGCCTATTAACAGGTCATCTTCATTCCTTAATAACTGAGACTCTCTTAAATAAAAACCTTTATCATCAAAAGTCACCTTGCCAGATTTAATTTTATTGTTATAATTCGATGGGCTTTTATTGATTTTAGACATGATTCGTGTCCTCCTCTTTATTTTGCGTGGGATAGGTATTATTAACCTTGAGGTTATAATAGGGAGCTAAATCTTTAATGATGTACTCGACTCCCCTACGCATTAATTCTGATACAGAATACCCTGTTTCGTCAGAAATCGCTTTAAGCGCATTCTTTTGATTGGTATGTAGCCAAAATTCTATTTTCTCTTTGTTGTCTTTCATGAAAAAAGCTTGAATATATACATGTTATATACATGTATATTCTATACAAAGAGAACTATTTTTTAAATATTATTGACAGCTTTCGCAAATTTCACCGTTTTTCATAGCTTCGATACTGCAAGCTGATGGCTCAGATTCGGATTCTGACTGAGTTTCATTAGATTTTTCGACTTTACTTGCCGCTCTATTCCTTAAGTAATATGTAGTCTTTAATCCAGCTTCCCAGCTAGCCATATAAATATCATTTAAATATTTTAAAGATGTCGTTTTATTGTATAAATTAAAACTAACTGCTTGATCGATCCATTTTTGTCGCACAGAGTTGCATTCAATTAATTTTAACATGTCACGATCAAAAGCTGTCTTATACTTTTCTTTGAGGTCGTTGGGAATTTTGTCATTTAAGAGCGATAAATCGCCATCAACGCTCTTTACCATTGTTGATATTTCAATAGACCATAAGTCTCTATTTTTCATATCATTCACGAAGTGTTCATTGGTAATAAAAAAGTTTCCACTTTTATTTTCATAAACAAACAGAACGGAAAAGTTTGGCTCGATACTTTGTTCTATCCCATTGATATAACCAATAGTGGCAGTTGGGGCAATAGCCATAACATTAGAATTTCTCATTCCAAATTCAGAGATATGCTTTCTGACTTTAGTCCATTCGTTTAAAGACTCTGACGACTTAAGTTTATTACCTCTATAATCCATTAAGTTGTTGTGAGAATCAACAGGCAAAATATCCTGACTCCATAATGATCCTTGATAAGTTTCATAAGACCCTTTTTCTTTTGCTAGTTTTGAGCTGGCATAAATGGCGTGACAAGAATAAAACTCAAATAATTTATCATTAAACTTCACGGCTTCATCGCTATCGATTTGAATGTCAAGCATATGAAGTATATCATGAAGTCCCATCATTCCTAATCCAATAGGCCTATGTCTTAGATTAGAATTAGCCGCTTCTTTTGTTGGATAAAAATTTAAATCAATAACATTATCTAAAATTCTAATTGCTGTATGAATGGTTGATTCTAATTTTTTATAATCAATCGCATAATTAGATGAGCCATGAGTTGTTTTTTCAATTAAATGATTTTTTAAATTCACTGACCCTAGATTGCAGACTGCTGTTTCGCCAATTTCAACTTTTTCTCCGCTTTTATATTTGGAGGATTTAGTATGTAATGTAATCTCCGTACAAAGATTTGAGCTGCGAACTGCTCCTTCGTGTTGGTTTGTATACCTAATATTGCATGGATCTTTAAATGTATTCCATGGATGAGATGTTTCAAATAATACCTTGAGCATTTTTTTCCATAGCTCTTTGGCAGGAGTTATTCTATAATTTTTTATCAAACCCTCTTCTGCATCTTCGCATAACTTATTGTAGCGATTATCAAATTCTGCCCCAAAACAATCGTGAAGACTTTTACCATTTTCATCTTCAGTATCTCTAGGATCAAAGAAATACCAGACATCTTGATTTTTTACTCGACGCATGAACTCATCAGGAATCCAAGAAGCGGTATTCATATCATGGCATCGAAGTCGATCATCACCAGTGTTTCTTCTGAGATTTAAAAAGTCTTCAAAATCCAGGTGCCAAGGTTCTAGGTATGCACAGCCAGCACCTGGCCTTTTACCTCCTTGATTAACTGCTACCAGAAGATCGTTGTATATTTTAAGCCAAGGAACAAGGCCGCTAGATATGCCATTAGTTCCCTGAATATGAGAGCCTGTAGAACGAAAAGGGGTAACATCGAGACCAAGGCCACCAGCGTACTTTGATTTGCGAGCTTCTTGCCAAGCACCGTCAAAAATACCGTCAATGCTATCATCAAAAGTATTAAGGTAGCAAGAACTAAGCTGTGAGTGAGTAGTTCCACTGTTAAAGAGAGTTGGAGTTGAGGGGGTGTATAAAAATTGACTAAATAAGTTATAAAATTCTATAGCCTTTTCATTTTTGTTTTCTTCGTTTATCGCAAGACCCATAGCCACGCGCATCCAAAAAGCTTGTGGGGATTCCATTACTTTTCCATCTTGCCTAATAAAATAGCGATCATACAGAATTTGTATGCCTAGATATTTAAATTGATCATCTCTTCTGATCTTTAAAGCTTCTGATAGCATTTTTAGATCAAAATCAAGTAGCGATGCAGATAATCTACCTTCCTTGACTAATTTTTTTATGTTTTGAATGAAAGCTTTCCTATACTGAAGCTTGAATGTATCTGAATCAACACCTTCTTTAAACACTTCTTTGTATAAGCAGTTTAATAATAATTTGGCGGCAGCATATGAGTAGCTAGGTTCTTTTTCAATTTTTTCTCGAGCTGAAAGGATGAGGGCTTTATCAATTTCAGAGGTAGTGATTTTATCATATAATTGAAGTTGCGCGTCGAGTACGATTTCGCTAGCAGATACTTCTGGCATGTCTTCACATGCTCTTTGCGCACTAGCATTAATTTTATCAACTTCAAAATTTTCTAGTCTACCGTTTCTTTTTTTTACTTTAATGTTCATTTGTGAGTATGGGAAATATCATAGCATAAAAAGCTTGGTAATACAAGCTAAATATGCAGAAGAGTTATTAACAATTTATTTTTTGACTGCTGATTCTGATTTTGCCCAGTCTAGATCTTCTCTAACATCAAGATTTACTTCCCAGGCAGACTTCAGTAACTTAGGGTCTAAGCCATTTTTTTCAAAAGTTTTTATCAGGGCATTGATATCTTTAGGGAAGCAAGTTCCGCCAAAACCTTTATCTCCATCATGGCCAGGGACTTGAAAGTGAGATTGACCAATCCTTCTGTCTGTAATAACACCATTAACGATTGCATGCCAGTCAAGGCCCAACTTGCTGATCAAAGCATAAACTTCATTAAAAAAGCTAACCTTTGTTGCGAAAAAACAATTAGCGATATACTTTACTGATTCAGATTCATCACTCTTCATTAATACAGTCTGAACGTTTGGAAAAGCTTGATTGAATAATTTAATCACTTTACCTCCCACGCTTTTCTTTTTTACGTAACCAACGATATGTCGATCTGCATTCAAGAAATCTTCTTTCGCAAATTTTGCAGTAAGGAACTCAGGAGAATGAACAATATTTAAATTAGGATGTTGTGCCTGCAACGATTTAGTAGTGCCAATTGGAACCGTAGATTTTATAATAAAAGTAGCTTTTGATCCAATAGAATCAATTTCATCAAAACAAGATTCTATAATTGACAAATTACAATCTGCACCCATAGCATCTTTCATGGGAGTTGGCACACTAACAAAGACGAAATCTTGAGAGAGAGTATCTTCCAAAGAGTTTTTGGAAATATCTAGATTTTTATCAAATACTTTTACGTCATATTGTTTAAATCCGTTTGCTACTGCGGAGCCAACGAAGCCATTGCCGATTACGCCAATTTTCATTGTGGTTTGTTGGCCTCTACCCAATCTTCAAATACTTGAACTGGCTTCCATTTTAATAAAGTTTTAGCTTTTGTATTATCAGCCAAAGTTTCACGAGCTTCTCCAGGTCTAGCATCAATAAAAGTATGTTGACCGTCAACTAATTTAACAATATCAAGAACGGAATGATTTTTTCCAGTCCCCAGATTAAACATTTCTCCAATGATTTTTTTGTTTTTTGATTCACCTGCTAAATACATAGCTTCAACAATATCTTTAACATATGTATAATCTCTAGTCTGTAATCCATCTCCAACAACAGTCATTGATTTTCCAGCTTCTTTTTGTCTAAAAAATAATCCCACAACAGGAGCATAATCCCCAGACAAAGGTTGGCGTTCGCCGTAAACATTGAAAAATCTAAATAAAACAGTTTCAATTCCAAAAAGTTTGGTATACATTTTGCATAATTCCTCACAATTAGCCTTGCTTACTGAATATGGATTCAAGCAGTCATTGGGCATATCTTCTCTTAGTGGGATAGGATTAGCTAAACCGTAGCAAGAGGAAGTTCCAGCAAACATTACTCTTTTACAGTTGTTTAATCTGGCTGCTTGAAGAACATTTACTGTGCCAAGAGAATTATTTTTAACTGCATCAGATGGGTCTTGAACACAAATCTGAATGCGAGAACGGGCAGCTAAATGAAAAACTAAATCAACTCCTTTAAATAAAGGCTCTAGTTTGTCAAAATCACAAATATCAACTTTATGATTTTCGGTATCGTCTCTCCAATTAAATTGAGAATTGGCAGTAGAAGATTCATCGTCAACAACGATAACTTCGTGCCCAGCGCTTAATAATCTTTCAACCAAGTGACTGCCTATAAAGCCAGCACCTCCTGTAACTAAACATTTTTTCTTAGACATGTATTACTATACACAATCTAACAATCAATTTTCAAATTTTTTATAAACCAACTGTAAGTTTTTTCGATTCCTTGTTTTAAATCATATTTTTGCCTAAAGCCCATCGATTTTATTCTCGTGTTATCCATTTTTTTTCTGAATGTACCGTCTGGCTTTGATGAATCAAATACTACATCGCCTTGATAGCTTAAGCATGATTTGATTATTTTTGTAAGTTCTAATATAGAAACCTCATCATCTGAACCACAGTTTAAATGCGATACACCTTCGGAATAAACCTTATCTGCTGATACATTTTCTAAACAATAAGTTACAGCTTCAGCCAAGTCGTCAACAAAAAGAAACTCTCTTAAGGGCTTTCCGCTGCCCCAAACCTCTACAGATTGAGCGCCTGATTCGCGAGCGCAATATATTTTATTTATTAAAGCTGGCAATACATGTGATGTTTGTAAATCGAAATTATCTCTTGGTCCATATAGATTGCATGGCATTACGGAATAAAAATCGCTACCATATTGTTTGTAAAAACTTTCGCACATTTTAAGTGCAGCTATTTTTGCAATAGCATATGGCTCATTTGTGATTTCTAATTCTCCAGTCAATAAGTATTCTTCTTTAATTGGTATTTTTGCATCACGTGGATAAATACATGAAGAGCCTAAATTAATTAATTTTCCCACAGAATGATCATGTGATGCTTTTATGATATTCGATGCAATCTGTAAATTATCATATATGAAATCTGCACGATATGTATTATTAGCTAATATACCTCCAACTTTTGCGGCGCATAAAATAACATAATCTATCTCTTCATTTTTAAAAAAAGTATCAACAGCTTTTTGATTCAATAAATCAAGATCTTGTCTTGTTCTTGTTGTTATGTTTGTGTAGCCTTTTGATTTTAAATTATCAACAACCGCAGAACCAACCATTCCACGATGACCAGCTACGAAGATTTTTTTATCTTTCACTGAGAGAGTAATTTGTAATCGTTTTCGTACATTTTTTTGACAAGACCCAAGAATCCAGTTTTTCTTTTCCAGCCCATTTCTTGTTCTGCAAGAGAGCAGTCGCCACATAATTTATGAACTTCTGCAGGGCGATAAAATTTAGGGTTTACCTGAAAAAGTAAATTGCCATCTTTTGTATAATACTTTTCATTGTCTTCTGTACCCTTGGATATAAATTCTATACCTGCGCATTTTAAACTTTCATCAAGAAATTCTCTAACGCTGTGCATCTCGCCACTAGCTAATACATAATTTTTAGGCCGCTCTTGATTTAACATCATCCATACGCCTTCCATGAAATCTTCAGCATCAGTCCAGTCGCGCTTTGCATCGATATTTCCTAATTCTAATATTGGGATTTCTTTTTCCGCTTCAAGCGCATGCTTAATCTTGGCAACGCTATGACTAATCTTACGGGTTACAAAGTCTAAACCTCTTCTTGTGCCTTCGTGATTGAAAAGCCAGCCTTGTATTGCATACAGACCATAGGACTCGCGGTAAACTCTGACGATATGTCGAGCAGCACACTTTGCTGCGCCGTATGGAGATTGTGGACGCAAAGGATGCTCTTCATTTTGTGGGGTACAAACGACATCACCAAACTCTTCGGATGAACCAGCATTATAAAAACGACAGTGGGGAGCAAAGCGACGAATTGACTCTAGGATATGAAGGACTGAGTCGGCATCAGTATCCCATGTTTGTATCGGATAATCCCAGCTTCCTGCCACGAAAGATTGGGCGGCGAAGTTAATAAAGTAATCTGGTTGAATATCAATAATTACATCACGCATACTGTGCGCATCATTCAAATCCATATTGATCAATTGGAATCGCGGCTCATTTTCTAAATGCAAAATGTTTTCATGGTTTTTTACGCTTAATCGGCGAACTGCTCCGTAAATCATGAAATCCGTTTTACCAAATTCTTCTTGAAATAGCTTTAATAGATAGTCAGCCATATGACTACCGTCTTGACCTGTTACTCCAGTTATAATTATCTTTTTCATTCTATAATTGAATCCATTCTTGAGGTTTTGTATTAGATGTATCTTCTCTATCGCCAAACCATTGTTTTGGGAATACTACTTTTTTATTTTTATCTTGATTAAGCCATGCACCCATCCAGCTAAAAGAGCTGTTTGCAATAATATTGTTTTTACATAAACTCATAAATTTTAAATCATTGATATTTGAATTATCTTCCATGAATACCATTTTTTCAAATTTAAAATTTTCTTTGCACCAACTTATGTCATCAGAGAATATAAAAAGGTTTCCTTTAGGTTGAATAATATCAAGAGCTTTTTGGTAATAATCAATTGGTTGAATAGTATGTATATGGGGTACGTTTAAATAATCGCCGCGCCTAACATGTAAAGAACAAGAGTCTTTAAAGTTAAAGTCGTGATCAATATTAAAATCAATACAAGATAAGATGTCTTCTCTTATATCTTGTATGTATTTTTCATTCTGCCAATAGCCAACAAAATAATAAGAATACTGATCGTTATAATCAAAATTTAAATAAGAACGCGGTTCATTAATAACCTGTTGAGGTTTTGATTGAAATTTATTAACAACCTCTTGAGTAATTAGTGGTATTTCTATATTTAATAAATTAGGTAAACAAAAATCCCTAACGTCAATTCTTTTATCCAGATAATTTTCGTGTTGAAAAAAACTAATATCATAATAAACTTTTGTATTATTTTTTTTAGAAAGTGAATGACCAAAAGCCCATTGGAATAGTTGATTGCAAAGGCCGCCTTGTATTTTAATTATTATCATTATTAAATGTTTTATTGAAGCATACAATGTTTGAATATTGATAGTGATCTTCGAAATTTTCTATAGTTGTCATCCCGTTTTTGTTTAAATAAGAAAAGCTATGAAATCCCATTTCTTTTAAATAATTTATAATTTCAAGTAAACTAATTCCTGCATCTTTGAATGTCCCACCGTATTCGAATTGTATTATTTGAACTATATTTAATCTTTCACCGAAACCTTTTATTACATTAAATTCGAAACCTTCAGTGTCTATTTTTAGAAAATTTATTTTATCGATATTATTTTTGTCTACATAGCTTTTTGCAGTTCTTGTTTTAAAGATTTGTACAGAACTATTTTTTTTGGTAGTTCCGCTTCTATCAACGAAGGATTGATAATCATCAAAATAGTTTAATTCACACTCTTTATTGGAAAGCCCGAAGTCATTAAAAAAGCTTTTAGAATTTTTATTCTCCAGATGCTTCAATTGATTCATGAATTTTTTGTTTGGATCAAAGTAATGTACATCGCAGGTACAATTTCTGAATAAACTGTCATTCCTACAGCCTACATCAAAAACAATAGAAAGATCGCTTTTTATTTTGTTGAAGAAATATAATTCTCCGTTCGTATTTGCATTACAATTATTAAACATCTTTATCTAATATACAGGGCGTCACCCCATTCGTATTGAGTCATATAGGTTTCTTTTCTTTCGAATGAAAAATCAGACAAAAACTCATCAATTTCATTGATTAAGCAGCAGTCTTTGTATATGTAGTTAGTGTTCACTTCGGTATAAATGTATTTTACGGATGATAGGGTGTCGCCGAAACCTTTTAATGCAAGCAATTCAGCGCCTTGGATATCTAAATTGATAAAATCAAAATTTTTGATATTAATTGAGTTTTCTCGCATCAAAGTATCCATTCTTTTTGAATTTACTTTTATAGTTTCGGTTACATGTATTTGTGGATGATGAATCTTATGCAAATGCAAATCTAATATTGAGCTAGATTCTCCATTGTTCGTTAAATTAAAGTTATAAACTTGATCGTCTTTATCTAAGATTGCATATTGAAAGATCCTTTCTGAATCAGATATTAATGATTGGTTGTGTTCGACGAGTTTAGGGTTAGCCTCGATCCATATAATGTCGTTAATGTTGTTCGCTAAATAACCTTCTCGCTCTTCCATTTTGTGAGCACCAATATGGATAACTCCATTAGGCGATCCATATTTAGATACAATGTTTGAAAATTTTATATACATTATAGTATTTGGCTTATATTAAATGATTTAGTGTTAAAATTACTTTCTTGATGTAGTCTGTGAAGAACTAGGTAATCGGGAATGTTATAAAATTTATACTCTTTTCTTATAAGCTTAAGCCAGTAATCATAATCTATTAAGCCGTCTAAAGATTCATCCCACTCTATTCTTAAATCTTTTTTAAAAATTGCACTGCAGCTAATAATTTGATTAACACCTCCGAGGGAAAGTCTGATAATGTCATCATTTCCTGAAGTAATACTAGGTTGACCTGTAATTTGATTGTTTTCGTTTATATATTTACAAAAAGTACCTATGCAATCATATTCATTTGTTAAATATATTTGCTTTTCTAATTTTTGTGGTAGCCAAATATCGTCATCATCTTGGGTTGCGCACCAATCATATCTAGCTTCTTTTATTAGTTTGTTGAGGGTTTTAGCTTTACCCTTATCTTCTTTATAGTCGAACACTTTAATCCTGTCGTCATTATAGGAGCTTACGATATTTTTTGAGGAATCGGTTGTCCCATTAAAGCCGATTAGAAGCTCCCAGTCTTTGAACGTCTGATTAATAATTGAATCAATGCTTTGGCTGATATATTTTTCGCCATTGTAAACTGCTAGAAGAATTGAAATCATGATCTAATTTCTTTGTGGTTTTTATCAAGCGCTATAAGCCTTGGGGTAAATGGAGGTTTTAAGCTTTCTCCATAACAGTAACCTGGATCTAATATTTTCGTTGGTGGATTGTCGATAAAGTATCTATTTATATGAGACTCGTCGTGCCATATGGCAATGATATCATTATTGTAATCTTGTTGTATATTTTTAGATAAAATTTGAGACATTTTGAGGTACTCTTTCTTGCTGCCCTCCATTGAAACCTCCAGCAAAATACTGCATGCTCTCAAATTGAGAAACATAAGCTAATGAATTTGGATTTGTTTCTGGAGTTCCACGGCGCCCGTAAAGCCCTGGGTGCTGCGTAGCAACTCGATCACTTAATATTTCATCGGATACATCATTACAAAACTTCATATCGGCATCACAATAAAATAAATAATCCATATCATTGAAGTGATGCGAGTTCCTAGAAAAGATTTTTATATCTACCTAAAGTCATCCATGGCCATTCCTTATGAGTCGTATCAATTAGGTTTATTGGTCTAATAGAGCTTGCTTTAATGGATTTATGATTAGTGAAAATAAAATATTCTACATTTTGATTTGGCAAAAAAATGTTTATCTGCACTAGCCAATAAATCATCTAAGAATGAAATATATTTATTTGTAGCGATTATAATGAGGCCTATCTTCATATCAGTTAGACGCTAAGATAAAATCAATACATTTGTGTTCTATAGAATTAACTCCTTGCCTCTTATTGCATGTAACATTGTTTGAGATATAACTGAAATCATTATGCCAAACTGTATTATGCTTATCGAAGTGTATCTTTACGCCAGCTTCTTTAAGGCGCATAGAGAATTCTACATCTTCATTATGGGTAAAACCTCTAAACATGCCGTAAAAAGGGATATCATTATCCCAACATATTTTATTTAACAAAGACCTTTTGCTTACTGAGAAAGCTCCGCTTTGATAGAAAGTCACATCTTCTGATTCAAAGTCATAATCGACCATCATATGCGAAGGTAAGTAGGTAGCTCTATCCCAGTACCTGCTTCCATCAGGCAGTAAAACTTTATTGCCCATAATTTGCCAGTCAGGGTTTTTTTTACAAAAATTCTTGAATTTAACTGCCCAATCTACATCAAATATTATATCATCATCGCAGTGAACAAGTATATCTCCAGTAGTATTTTTGGTGCCTATGTTTTTTCTTGCGCCCAGGAATTCTTTCTTCTCCTCATCGCTAACCGCATTTACATTCAGGCTGGACAGGTCAGGTATATTATTCCCGACAACGCATATTTCGTGATCGAGTTTATTTTTGCATGTTCGATTTATTGAATTTATGCAATCAATTAGTTTTTCAGGCTTATCCCCAATGGTTAATATTACAAAAGATATCATCGAGTCTCCCGATAATAACAAATTCAAAATGAAAAATCAAGTAAAATTTTCGCGCAATTTTTATTTCTTTATTGACATATATGAAATATATTATATAATATGATCATATCATTCTTTATACTTCATATATAATATATATTATGAAATATAATATTAAAATATTATTATTACGTTAGTAATACGTTCCAACTTTTTTTTCAAATATACTTGACTTTTTATTTATCCTATAGTATAATCCGCAACATGGTAAAGAAAATATCTCTAAATAAAAAATTTTATTATGTGCAATGCGGAGACTGGGATTCGGTTACTGTAGCTTCCTCTCATAAGGAAGCTTGCTTGAATGCTATGGAGAAAGCATTAGATCAATTCACAAAAGAAGAGATTGAGCTGACCGAAGTAATGGTTTCTTCTAATTGTGACGGAATATTAAATAATGAAGAAAATTCAACAGAAGGTTTTCTTTCAGAAAGAATCATAGAAGAATTATCCCATGAATACTAATTTTATAATCGGAATTTGCGGAAACGCAAGAAGCGGCAAAGATACATTTTGTGAATATGCAAAACAATTTCTTTCGAGGAAAAAAGTTGCAGCAGCTAGAACAGCTTTTGCCGACGAATTAAAAAAAGATTTAGATGATCTTTGCAGACACAAAATCGGAATAAGCGCATTTACTCAAGATACAAAGAAAAGGAAATCATTAGGCCTTTACTTGTTACATACGGAACCGAGGTAATTAGAAAGATGGATGAAAACTGGTGGATCAATAAACTCGAGCAAACACTAGGAGTCCATCAGCACATGAATATACTCCCGATTATTACCGATGTAAGGTATCCAAATGAATTAGAGTGGATCAAGAACAAACACAATGGAGTTATGATTCATGTAACAAGAAAAGGAATTAAACCTGCTAACGCAGAAGAAAAGAAAAACAACGCATTTTTAAAGACTAATTCCGATTACAGAATCATGTGGCCAACATTCGGTGAAGATGAAATAGATCAAGCCGACAAATTCGTTAGAAGAGTTATGAATAAAATATACAAGACAAAAATTAAATGAACCTCAACGATCAAGAACTCATAAATTCTATACAAAAAGATGAAAATGTTAACTCTTGTTTGCTAGAGTTAATAAACAGACATAGCGGAATATTTTATGATATAGTGAATAAATTTGTTCCACCAAACTCTCCAGTTGTAATAGAGAAGATTTATTCAGCGAAAGAGATTTGCATATTTATATGAGCGCGCTCAAATACGACCCAGAAAGAGGGGCTAAATTCTCGACATTCTTGGGTGATCAAACAAAATGGCTTTGCTTAAACACCTTAATAAAGAGAAAAAGCGCAATATAGATCATAAAACAGTTGAGGAAATAAACAAGGTCAAACAATTTAGAAGATGACGATAAGATAGATATCCATTTATTAAATGAAATATTTTTCATCATAGATAGGCATCCAGACTCTCGTGTAGCGAAAGTTTTCAAAATGAGATACAGGGATGGACATAACCATAAGTTGCTTCCGTGGAGATTGATAGCTCCTCATGTAAAAATGAGTATACAGGGCTGTATAAACTTGCACGAATCAGTAATTTTAGATATTAAAAAGAAACTAGTAAACAAATAACATTATGAATAACGTAACATTATCAGGTAGATTAACCAAAGACCCAGAATGCAAAGAATTCGACGGAGGAAAAGCCGTATGCGATTTCACTATAGCCGTTAATGGCTATAAAAAAGAGGACACTTTGTATATTAAAGTGAAAGCATGGATGCTAGAGCTAGAAGTTGCTCAAAGTATTGCAGTAAAGGGAGCCTTATTAATGTAGCTGGCAGCTTGAGAGAAAACGCATGGAAGGATAAAGAAGGGAATTCAAGAAAAGAAGTTTTTATATTAGCTTCTGATATCGAGTTCGTTCAAAAGCCTCAGGATGATGTAAGTAAAACCGCCACCCAGCAATCCCAGAAATCAGCAGACCGTGAACCCACTCCAGTTCAATCAGTTGAAGTAGTTAATGAGGAAGATTTAGAGCAAGTGCCATTTTGATGAATAAAATTATATTTAAATCTCCAATTAATAACGTTTCTTTTGGAAATGTTTCACTAAACATAATGAGAGAGCTCTTCAAAAGAGAGCTTAGCATTGCCCATTTTCCAATAGGTAATTTTGAAGCTAGTGTGTATGATAAAATACAAATTGAATTTAGAGACTGGCTCCAGAACTGCATTAACAATAGGTTTAAAATTTTAGATAAAAACTCTCCTACAGTTCAGCTATGGCACATAAATGGTAGCGAGAATAGAATAACAGCAAAAAGTCACTTAATTACTTTTTATGAAGTAGATGAGCCTACTGAGGCAGAAAAAAACATAGTGAACATACATGATTCGGTTATGTTTAGTAGTTCTTATGCCGCAAAAATATTCAAATCCTTAGGGTGTGAGAATGTCAAACACATACCAATAGGTTTTGATCCAGACTTCGGATTAACAAACAAAAAGTACCTAGAAGGTAAAATCCATTTTGGATTAATGGGTAAGTTTGAAAAAAGAAAGCATACCGCAAAAATCCTTCGGATGTGGGCAAGAAAGTACGGTAACAATTACAATTATCAATTATCTTGTTGTATCAATAATCCATTCATGAAGCCAGAGCAATTGAATCAATTAATTCATCAAGCGCTTGACGGTAAGCAATACGGTAATATCAATTTTCTACCTTTCCTTAAAACTAATTCTGAAGTTAATGAATTTTTAAATGCTATTGATATAGATCTAGGTGGTTTAAGTGGAGCAGAGGGCTGGAACCTACCCTCTTTTAACGCTACAGCTCTTGGGAAATGGAGTGTTGTGCTAAATGCTACCTCCCATAAAGATTGGGCAAATGATCAAAATTCTATTTTAGTAGAGCCTACAGGTAAAATCCCATGCTACGATGGCATTTTCTTTCATCAAGGTCAGCCATTCAATCAAGGCAATATTTATGACTTTAATGAAGATGAAGTTATTTCAAAAATGGAAGAAGCTGAAAAAAAATGCAAAAATCAAAACGCAGAAGGTTTAAAACTACAAAATGAATTTTCTTATGGAAAAACAGTTAATAAAATACTAGAATATATCCAATAACAATTATTATAAATTATTATGACAATGCTAAGAGTAGAACAAGATAGAGTTATCCTTTGCTGTGGTGGAAAGAAATGCCCCAAGCTTTCTAAAAATAAAGAAGGTATGATTGAAATTGTAGATGATTTCGGTGGCAAAATTACCATCAAAGAAGAGCAAGCAGCATTAATTGAACCAGCACTAAAAGAAGTCAATAAGTTGAAGTGACTATTGTATTGGTTGCTTTATCCTGCCTAGGATTAACTTTTATATTAAAGTACGGAACTATATTATTATGGTTTCGTACTTTTTTATGCAAGCTTAAATTTTTTGACGAGCTTTTTAAATGCTCTTTATGTTTGGGATTTTGGGTTGGATTCATACATATGATCTTCTTCTACTGCACAGAATGGAACAATGTATATTACATGCTGCCTTTCATGTCTTCTGGATTCTGCTGGCTATTCGACTCGATTGTTTCATATTTGCAAACAGCAGAATTACTAATGGATAAAAAATTGGAGGAAAAATAATGCCTATATACGTTTATAAACATCCTGAGCATGAAGAATACATAGAAGTATTTTCAAGGAATGAATGACAAACACGAATATACTGATGAATTCGATGTTGAATGGAAACGTGTTTTTCTCTCCCCAAATGCTGCTATTGATTTAGAAACTAATCCTTATGATAAACAAGCCTTTATTGATAAAACTAAATCTGGCGGAACAATGGGAGATCTTTGGGATCGTAGCGCAGAACTTAGTCATAAGCGCGCAGAGCAAAACGATGGAATTGATCCTTACAGGAAGAAATACTTCAAGGAATACTCTAAAGCTCGCAAAGGAGCAAAACATCATTTAGATCAATAGTTAAGGAGCTGGTGTTGTAGTAGTAGTTGTGGTGGTAGTAGTAGTTGTAGTTATTGACGAACCAAATTGATAAACTAAAACTGCCACCTCCCCATCATCAATTCCAGCCCCATTGGATATCCTATAAATATCTAAGTCTACACTTGATGCAGATTTGTTTATATCAAGATACAGGCCGTTAGCGCCAAATGAACTGTTTTGTATAGTCGTAATGACATGATAGACACTTTGATTAGAAAAAGAACTAGAGAAGGTTAATGTGTACTTCCCTTGACTATTACGAGTAACTGAAATTTCAGGAGATCCAAACCAAGATGGATTATCGCCTAGAAAAACAACCCCTGCGTAAGTCGATGGAATGACTTGATTGCCACTTATAGAGACACTTTCTTCGAATATCCCGCTTTTTGCATTCGCTACACTAAAATTAGATTGACTACCTGTTATCGATCCACTTTCTAAATTTATCCCAGCGTTATTCCTGATATTCAACTGATCTTCAAAATATATTTGCCCCCCAGTTACCTGCAAGACTCCTAATGGATCTGCTGTTGAATTTCTTGGGCTCGATATAGGAAAGCCAACCTTAACTGCTCCAGCTATAAGATTGTTTGGGGTATATATATTATCATTCTGAACTAGTAAACCTTGTTGTCCAGAAATATCAATATTATTATCAAAACGCTTCCATCCACTCAAAACTTGATTATCATAATAAATTCCAGAAATCTGATTTTCATTACCTATTATTTGTCCCTGTAAATCTCCAGATAACACATTAAATGTGTTTTGTAAATTATCGATTTGTTTAAATTTAATGCCCATATCCTATTGTCCTTTTAATTATATACACTTTTTCATTGAATTTTGCTTTAATATATTCTATTATCCGCAAATGAGTATTTCAATCTACAAACCTAATTCTAAAAATTCTGGTTCTGGTTTCTCTTTCCAAATCGGAATAGGCAAAAATCAAGAGCCAGCTTTATTCATAAAGTCAATTCTTCAAGCGACATGGGACGACAAGGCAAAACAAGGCTCGTTCAAAAATAATATCGATAATCCAGACAAAAATATTACCGTTAAATTCTCGGAATATGAAGTTGGTCATATTATTCATGCAATGCGAACTAGATCAACCTACACAACATACCATTCATATGAAAATGATAGAACAAATATTAAATTCATGCCGTGGAATAAGAAAGCAAAAAAATCCGTAAAAGGTTCGGACGGTCAATGGAAAGATGAATGGGTAGAGGTTGATGCTTTCAGTGTTTCTTTTGTTCGTAATGGTAATCAAAACTTCGTAATCGGCTTAGAGCCTGGGGAAACAGAAACAGTCATGGAGTTTCTTCGTTTTTATTTAAACGACTTATTCTCCATGAGGCTAAAAAGACAGATTTCTGAAATTCAAAAATCTAAAGCAGCTAAGTAATGAAGAAGAAAAAGATAGTTTTTCACAGTAATCACTCTAAAGCTTTTACTGGCTTTGGAAAAAACACAAAAAATGTATTACGCTATCTTTTTAAAACTGGAAAATATGAAATAGTTGAATTTGCAAATGGCTTACATTGGGGCGACCCTTACCTTAAAAATATGCCCTGGAAAACCATAGGCTCACTGCCTGATGACCCAGAGTTATTACAAAAGCTAAATCAAGACCCACAGCTTGGAAGAGCTGCAGGCTATGGCGCACAAATGGTTGATAGAGTTATTTCAGAAGAAAAACCTGATCTTTATATAGGCTCGGAAGATATATGGGCGTTCAATGGCTATACAGAAAAAGCGTGGTGGAATAAAACAAACTGTATGATATGGACCACATTGGACAGCTTGCCAATTTTACCAGATGCAGTAAATAAAGCTAGCAAAATTAAAAATTACTATGTATGGTCATCTTTTGCGGAAAAAGCTTTAAATGAGGCAGGGCATAATCACGTAAAAACTCTTCACGGTGCGATTGATTGCTCTACATTTTATCGTCTTGAAGATCAACAGAGATTGGCAATGAGAAATTATCATCGCATCAATCAAAATGACTTTATTATTGGTTTTGTGTTTAGAAACCAACTTCGAAAAAGCGTACCAAATTTATTAGATGGTTTTAAAATTTTTATTGACCAAAATCCAGAAGCTAACGCTAAACTTTTACTACATACTCATTGGGCAGAAGGATGGGACATCCCTAGATTTCTTAATGAGAAAAAGATTAATCCAAATCTTATACTAACAACATATTTTTGTGAGTCTTGTGGTTCTTATGAAATAAGAAGTTTTACTGGACAACAACAGCAATGCAAATCATGCGGGGCAAAAACATTAAATACAACTAACACAAAACAAGGAGTTAACGAAACACAACTCAATGAGATTTATAATTTAATGGACGTCTATTGTCACCCCTTTACTAGTGGTGGTCAAGAAATACCAATACAAGAAGCTAAATTAACTGAATTGATAACTTTAGTAACTAATTATAGTTGCGGCGAAGATAGTTGCAATGAAGAAAGTGGAGGTATTCCTTTAGAATGGTCAGAATACAGAGAGCCTGGCACACAATTTATTAAAGCAAGCACTTCTCCATTCTCCATAGCCAAAAATCTCAAAAAGGTTTATAACATGAAGCCTCATAAAAGATTGTCACAAGGCAAAAAATCAAGAGAATATGTAATTAAAGAATACAGTGATCGATCAATAGGTCAAAAGCTCGAAAAAATTATCGATGAAATGCCTGAAGTGAATTGGGATTTCGATTTATCTTTTAAACCCAGAAACCCCAACTACAATCCTCCATCTTCAAAAAATGATAGCGAGTGGATTAAAGATCTGTATAAAAATATTTTAAACAAAGAAGTTGATGAACAGGATTCGGGACATCAACATTGGATGCAAAGGCTGAAAACGGACATGAACAGAAATTCAGTTCTGGAATACTTTAAGTCAGTAGCTCAAAAAGAAAACACAGAACAAAATAAAATATCTTTACAGGATTTGATAGAAGACCAGGAAAAAGCAAGCGCCTTATTCGTTTGCTCTGGAGATTTTAACCTGATTTTTGCAGCAACATCTTTATTTGAATCACTTCACGAGAAGTATAAAGAAACTGATCTTTACTTTGCTTGTCACCCTCAATTTTTTCCCATATTAAACGGGAACCCTTATATTAAAAAGTGCTTGCCAATTGCAGATCAAATGAAAAATGAATTATCCATGCTCAATAATGGTTTCGATTATTATTTTAACCTAGATAACACTATACTAAAAAATATAAGTTTATAAAATGCATTTTGTTCAAAACATGTCGAATTGTCTTGGTTTAGAATCCAAGAAGCCTTTTATACAAGAATCCTTCTTTCCTGTAACACCTGAAAGATACATAACAATATGTACTGAAAATCATCAAAGCAAACAATGGGATCATTTTCAAGAATACATAGATTTAATAAAACCTATTTTACATCGCGATAATATTGAAATCGTTGAAATTGGATCTAATAAAATTCAATTGCAAAAAATTATATCATTAAAAAATATAACAACTGCAAATCAATGGTCTTTTATAATTAAAAATTCCTTGTGTCATATTGGACCAGAAAACTTTATGAGTAGTTTAGCTGCATTTCACCATGTGCCTTCCGTATCTCTGTTTTCAAATACAACGTCCAATTACTCTAGCCCAAATTGGGCGGGCTCAGAATACAAAACTCATGCTATAGAGGTAACTTCAAAAAACAAAACTGCTTCTTTTTCTGCCACAGAAACTCCAAAAACAATCAATCAAATAAGCGCCGAAGAAGTTGCAGCGCAAACTCTTTCGTATCTCTCTCTTGAAAATGATTTTTCTAAATATGATGTTTTTTATATAGGGCCCGCTTATCATATGGCTAATTTAGAAATCATACCCGATTTTATACCTGAGCCAAATTTTTTCCCAAGTAGTCTTCTAAATATTAGATTAGATTATCATTTCAATACAGAACTGCTTTCTCACTTTGCGAATAGCAGAACATTATCACTAATTAGTGATAGAGAAATACCAATTGAAAAATTGCAACCAATCAAACAGAAAATTAATAAGATCTTTCTTCAAGTAGATGAATCGTTTGATATAAAATACGCTAAAGATCTACAAAGCAAGAGGTTTTAAAGTCGAGCTTGTTATCAAAAAAGATGCGAACATTAATAATACTAGATTAAATTTCTTTGACTGGAAAGTTCCAGAACCTTTAAATAGCAATAAAAAAAGTATTGACAATCAAGATAAAATATGCGATACTACCAGATATAAAAGTTCAAAAATGATTTTCTCTAAAAAAGGCCAGTTTTCCTCCAAGATTTGTTTTGATAAAAATATATCAATCCACCAAGACCAAATGATTTTAGATGAAGATGAATTTTGGGCTTCTTCTCATCATTATAAATTATACAACATAAATTAGTATGGCAAAACCTAAAGTAGATAATTCGTTCGGCCCAGAATCTTATCAAAGAGATGAAAATGGTCTATTAAAAAATATACAATATGTCTTCCATGAAGACGGATCAATAGATTGGAGAAAAATGGTTAATGATAAACATCTTTTTCCGAATGCGCAAGCTTTTAATGGTAGCCCTCCTAACTCTATCGAGGGTAATACCTGACAATAAATTATTGATTAAATTAGCTGGCATTAAAGAATTAGCTAGATTAAGAGGTTTTTCTGATATTACTTATGAAGTAGTAAAATGCGAACTTGATCATGTGGCAGTGATTTGCACAATGGTTTTTATTCCTAATTATGAAACAGATGCTAAACCAATTGTTTTTCAGGGATATGGCAAATGCGACTCTAGATAATACCCATGATTTTGGTCAAAATTTTCTTGAGACAATGGCTTGCAATCGAGCATTTGTTCGTTGCGTAAGAAACTTTTTGAATATTCATATTGTTGGCGCTGATGAAATAGGTAAAAACGACAATAAATCATCCAAAAAAAGTTCAGGCCCTCCTTCTTTGTCGCCACAATCTATGATAGCGACTTCATATGATAAAAATTTTGAAGAGTTTAAAAGTGATTTGAGAAAGCTTTGGGCTAAAGATGTTTACAAAAATAAAGAAGCTGGTCATTGGCAAGACTTCAATGATATTCCAATCAAGGAAGCTAGGATATTAATTAAATTAATCAAAGAAGTTTAACTTTTCAAGTTGATTTTTTACGCTTTTTAGAGTAATATAGTCAAGCTAGGTTTTTGCTTGATTATATGATCATTTCTTCTATAGATTACAGTAACCTGCCATCTCCTTTATATACTGATGGCTTAACTGGAGAATATGCGTTACAGCCTTACTTAAACTTAGGCGGTTCTTCACGTGGAAGCATTAAGTTGAGACGTTTTTCTGTTTCCGTGGAGGAGTTGAGTGAGGAAGTTAGGCCGACTGGAGTACCGACTGGAGTATCAGGCAAAATTCAAACTTTTGCGCTAGATACCAACGATCTTTATGAAAAAGGACCTAATAACTTTCAGTACGGTGAAGATGGAAAATCAAGTTACAATGAAGAAGCTCTTAGTGGAGTAGATGTTTACGAAAAGTATGACGGACCCCCTAATTTAGTAATGGGTCTACCTGTGAAGCTGCAAAAAGTTTACTTCATGGGAGAGCGAAGAACCAAAGAAGGATACCCAGTTAACTGCAAAAGCGGAAAGTACAATGCTCGAGTCGATGCTTATAGCGCTTATTTTTTATGCGCAGACCCAATTAGACAAAAGCAAGGTCTCACAAAACAATCTTAAATCGGGCTGCATTATAAATAAGAGAGGCCATTACGGAGCCCTAGATGGATCAAACTGTAACTGGTCTCAATTCGATATTGGCAGTAGTTATAGTACAACCTCTGGATCAGATTTTTTCTCCGTCATCGCAAATAATACTTACCCCTCTTACATTCAAGGCGGGTTCTATTTTATACATGATGATGAAGGATCTGAGGTAAGCGGTCACTTTGATGCTAGGACTGGTTGGAGTGGATACTCTTTTAGTGATAATAATTTTAAATTATCATTTGATGCAACTACTGGGCACGGTTCTGGCACTATAGTTAATTATGAAATTATTAGTGGTTCTGGTTCTGGCGATAACGAAAATCAATATGAAGAAGGAGAATTTGCCCCTAAGACTGGCGCTTTTAAATTCAGGCATAACTTAAGAATTCATTCTATATCTGAAGGAGAGTTTAAAGATGATTATTATCCCCTACAAAAAACTTATTACGCAAACACAAATACTCTAGTAGTACAAATTTCAAGAAACAGTATCTTGGACACTCTAGGTTTTAATATGTATTCTGGTGATGTCTTGGTAGACGTTGGCTCATGGACCGCGAATCCAATATCTGGATATCCTGCAAGCGGAGAACATTCAGCAACAGGAGACAATCCACAGCTTCAATTGACTGGCCATTATATTACGCATGACGATTATCACCCTTATCTACAAGTTGGTGACCCAAATAGCACTCCTATATTTAGTTTTCTTCCAGGCTTTAGTTTGCCAAATGGTCGGCCAAATAGATTTCTACCATTTGCGCTCAAAAATAACAGATCTGCGATAGCTGTCCCTATGTTTTTTTTAGGGGAAAAAACAGCAGCCGAAAACATCACAAATGCAAGTGGAAAAGTGCTAGTAGAAGCTACAGGTTCATTCACAGGAGAGTTAGTAGAAACAGGTCAACCTATCTCAAGTTATAGGTATCTCAAAGATTACTCAGGTTATCATAATGAGTTGGATTACTCTGGATTTTACGACAATAATATATTTTCTGATGAAGTTTTGGCTGTGGGATACGAAGGCGAGGCCATTACAACAACCACTACCACTACAACTACCACCACAACTACTACTACAACAACCACTACAACAACCACTACCACAACCACTACCACAACCACTACCACTACCACAACCACTACCACAACAACTACTACAACAAGCACAACAATAGCACCTACAACTACAACCCTAGAGCCCCCCTTAACTACCACAACTCAACCTTAATGCATATATCCTCTATAGATTACAGCAACCTGCCATCTCCTTTATATACTGATGACGTAATTGGAGAATATGCGTTACAGCCTTACTTAAACTTAGGCGGTTCTTCACGTGCCAGTCTTAATTTGAAGCATTTTTCTGTTTTTGTTGAGGAGTTAAGTAAAGAAGCTAGGCCGATTGGAGTATCGACTAAAGCAGCAAAAAAAATTCAGACCTTTGCGCTAGATACCAACGATCTTTATGAAAAAGGACCTAATAACTTTCAGTACGGTGAGGACGGAAAATCAGGTTACAATGAAGAAGCTCTTACTGGAGTAGATGTTTACGAAAAGTATGACGGACCCCCTAATTTAGCAATGGGTTTACCTGTGAAGCTGCAAAAAGTTTACTTCATGGGAGAACGAAGAACCAAAGAAGGGTATCCAGTTGATTGCGAAAGCGGCCAATACGCGCCTATGGTAGACAGTTATAGCTCCTATTTTTTGTGCTCAAATCCAATCAGGCAGAGCAAAATCTCACAAGATTCAGAGTCTGGCAAAACAGGGTGCTATATCAATAAAAGAGGCCACTACGGATCTTTAAGTGGTACGGAACATGACTGGTCTGATTTTGATATAGGAAGCCAAAGTCTTTTTCACAAAAGGTATCTCAGTTCATACCCAGCATATTTTTATCAAAGCGGATCGTCTTTCGCTTCTGGTTTAGAATCTAATGGAAAGATTAAGTATGGTGTAAGTGGTTATCTAGATTCAACAGGAAGCCCTATTGATGATCCACACTATTTTAATGCATTTCAACAGTCAGGCGGAGGAATGTTAACTTCAGGATGCAGACAATTAAAGCTTCAAGGATATCATGGAATCAATTTTGAATATGTTACAGGCTTAAATAGTACAGGCTATAAATTTGGCTTAAATATGCAGGAATACTTAAAGTATCCAGGTGAAGATATATGGGAAGTTATCAATGCCGACCCATCCGTATACTCCCCAGTCGATACGATAAAAGAATCTGGAGGATGGGATTATTGTAATATTACTGACCCCCGTTTTGCTCAAAATTATCTCTACGGTGATGACAGACATTACTATGATTTTTATCCTATTTTGCCAGGAAGAAGGTCGATTAACGAAATCAATAGCTATCCAGGAAGGATACCTAGATGGGTGGGCACCTCAACTCAGTTTGGTGGATTCGGTGGGACAGGTCCCTGGATTTACGCATCATTTAATTTTTTAAAAAATAATCATATTGCTTCTGGATTTTTAAGCACTGGATATGATTCAGGTAGTAACAGCCATGTTTTTCATATGTCGAAAAGCGGCATAATCAGCAGTTTAAAATACGATTTAAAAAAAGTTCCATTTAATTTTTTAAAACCTAATTATTCGTACAATACAGGCATGGCTACAGACCCAACTGTTCCTACTCATGAGTTTTCAACGGGCGAATATCCAGTCGAAGAAGTTGAATTAGAAACAATGGGTTTAGGTGATTCGGAATCTATTGATTT